ATGTTTTCCAAGACTAGCACTAAGGCTTCCATTGAGTCACTCAGGGAGCTAGAAGCAAACTGGGATAGTTATGGAGGTCATGAGATCTCTGAGGTATCCATTGCAGCAGCTATCAAGCTGGTAGATGGTATGCCTGATAACCTATCCTCACCGAGTATCGTTCCCTTGGGGGATGGTGGTGTTCAGATCGAATGGCATGTCAACAAAAGAGACGTTGAGATTACCATTGATTACGACGGACAGATCAGTGTCTACTTCAGCGATCCCTCTATGGGAGAGCATGAGTATGCTGATGGTGTCTGTGTGGAGCACGGTGAAGTAATGGAAGTGGACGACGTTCTCCTAGAGCTCTATGGCGGGCTCAAGATCAAGTGACTTATCATAGGCGGTAGACTTTATACCAACCATGTACACAGGAGCCCCTGTAGGGCTAAGGTACAGGTCTACGCTATTGAAACGGATAACTTCCGTGTAAGGTCGTAACGACTGAATAGCTAGAAACGTAGCATCACTATCGCAAATGTGAGGAACAACATGGTAGCAACAGCAACCCGCAAAAAGATCGAAATGTACAACTTCAACGAAGTAGCGTCCGCTCTGGACGTGTCGTACACAACGATTGCATCCTGGATCAGCAAGCTGAACATTGAAGCAGTCAACCGTCCCAACCCTCGTGGTGGGCACCCTCTGCGCTTCGTAACTGGAGCACAGCTGAATCAGTTGATTGACTACAAGAGTGTCAGAGACGCAGAGCTAGCAGCCGCTAATAACGGTGTCGCTATCCCAGCTCCTCAGGCTCCAGTGGCGGTAGCCAAGCCAGCAACTCCCACTCGTCCGTCTAGGGCTGTCACACAGGGCAGGCTTCCTGTTACTGTGTATATTGGGTCCGACACAGATCCGATTAGAATGACAGGTTCTATCAAGGAGCCTAACTTTGGTGCATTGGTTGCTCTGTTCCGCGAGGGATAAGTAGTAGCCTAAGGGGAGGTTGGTTTGCTAGATATCTTTCTACAAGAGGCCAACCTCCTTACACCTGAGTCGCTCACCAGGTTGCCCAAGAACATTGTCAGAGTGGTCAACTACTTTGTTACAGGTTCTGGGCAACCACCCCAACTCTACATAGAAACAACGTACATGGAGCTAGGTGTCGCACTGACATCTTCAAGCTCTTACTGCGATAAGCTCGAAAACAAAAAGATTGCAACGACTGATATAACCCGCTTCAAAGGCGAGTACGAATCTGTCTTCTCCTATGAGATTGCATCTCACCAGTACTCATCGTATGGGAGACCACAGTACGTCCTTGAAGATGAGGTGATAGCCGCAAGATACGAAGACCGGATAGTAGCTGACCCCACTCAGTTATGGCGCTATACACCTGTGGCCAGATGTTTCACCGCAATCCTGCTACATAATGGTTATAGTGACATTGAGTACATAGAAGACTTCATAGTCTTTAAGAGGGTTACGTGAGGGTTCCTGCTAAGGAGATTAATAATCTCAAACAGGTTACTGCTGCGTCTAGTGCAGATGAAATAGAGAACGCACTCAACTACTTACCAATGATCGTCGCTGAACTTGAAGAGCGACGACGAAGCTTCGAACGGGTTAGGAACGCCGTTCTAAATACGCTAGAGCATTATGCTAAGGCGTCCAACTGGCGAAGAACTCAAGAAGGCGAATGGAAGTTCGTAGGTAGGCCAGCGGAGAATGATCCCGCAGTCAGAGCAAGAGCGGCTGTTGCAGCTGCTTTATTGGAGGCTGTGAATCACGAACTACTTATGGCCGGTATTGATGTTGAAAGGATCCAACCATATGATGTCTCAGCAACCACTCCAGTCTCGCCTATGTGTGCTTGGGGAAGAGACCCTCTTGCAGGCGTATGTGAAACAGAACTTCCCTGATAAAGTGGTAACCCTCTTTGCAGGCGAGCCCGCCAGTCTAGCGAAGCTTCGGCTTGCTCTGAAGACTGATCAGAACACCGGCGCCATGGGTAGCCATATTGTCCTCATTCACAAGAGTGAAGACGAAGCAACTGGAATGCTTGAAGGTATATCTGTGGCTTGCCACATGACAGTATCGAAGCTACAGATGGGCTACTGGATATTCGTCAACGGTTCTAAGGTTTCATCTGGTTCGATCTGATCTTTCAAGACTTCTGATCGCCACCAGGTTGAGGGTAGGTGAGGGCTTTGGCCTTCCCTACCTCTCAACGTTTCTATAGCGGCCTCCAAGCCTATGTATATCTTTGATACAGCTTAGCTGTTTTAGCAACCCAAAGATACACACTAATGGAGGTTTAATGTCTAAGAGAGGAATGCGGCAGTCCGGTGAATTGGCACCACTTCCGCCCGCTGTCGATCCTAACCAGGAGATCGCATGGGAGCTTGAGCAGATCGAGAAGCTCGAAGACTTCGATACGGTTATCGGAGACGGTGGACGATTCATTAAGGTTCCTACCATCTTTGGTACGGCCCTTGTCAAAGACACTCGTAAGACCAGAGAAATCACGCCTGTCGTTCAACAGTCAGCCCTAAAGATTCCAGGGCGCCTGTTCGAAGCTACTCGTGATCTCTTCAAGTACATCTATGAACAGCAGAAGACTGAAGCAGTCGTCCTGTTCTACTACAACAAGAACACAACAGAATGGCAGACAGTCATCCCGAGTCAGAAGTGTTCTGGTGGACAGGCTAGCTATGACCTTAGTGTCGGACGTATCCTCAACCTTGAGACAGGTGAAGAAGCAGACATCGACAACACCAAGGGGTGGGTCCTAGCTGGTTCAGCACACAGTCACGGTATGATGGGTGCCTTCTGGTCCGGTGGTGACAACATCAATGAGCTACCCATCAATGGATTCCACGTCACCTTTGGTAAGGTCTTGGATCCCATTCCTGCTTTAGCATGCTCATTGGTAGTTCGTCATACACGGTTCGTGCTTCCTGCACACCAGGTGTTTGACATCGAACCTATCGAGTACTACAAGCCTCACCAGTCAGTTCTGGATCAGGTCGTCAAGGATACCTACAAGGCTGCTACGGTCACTAAGGGGGCTCCTGCTCCTGTAGGTGGACCTAACAGTGCGTGGCTTCCTAAGGGAGCTCCTGCTGCTGCTGACTATGGTTCCCACCGGGGAAGTCAAGCGTCGGAGGATGCGGACTGGGACCGAGCATGGGCGGGCGCCAGGGCTCCTCTGTCCCCAGGGGAAGAAGACGCAATCGACGCTCGCCTCAGAAGACAATATCCCCATCTCTATGAAGGTGAAGATCTTCCTCTTGATGATCTGCCTATCGACCCTCGTGATATCGCTTTGCTTGCTGAACTAGAGCAGCAAGATGCTGGTATCACTGAACCAGCAACGGAGAGCACATGGGCCAGATTGGTCAACAAGTAGAACTCAAACTCCAGAGTGAGATTGATCTTCTACCGGTAGCAAAGGCCCCTGGTGACAGTGGTTCTTATTTTGCTCCTAGGTCTGACTCCCTCAGGACATCTATAGAGGTGGGCCTGGGGGGTATAGACGCCACTTTGGTTAGTCTGCCTCACCCAACGGTAGCTGTTGTTCGTCTGAACAAATCCCCAGCTGTACACGTTGCGTTCTTTGTAGCTATGGATGTTCTATACTTCCAGTTTCTCCTGAAGGATGCTGAGGGTAAGTATGGCGTGATCAAGTCTGGCACTAACCAGATGTACTTTGAGACTCAGGGTAAACTTGAACTCAAGGTAAGTGCCCAGCTTGCTACCACGGGCTACACAGCTGTTGGTTGTCACTCAGACGCTGAACTAGTATCCATCTTGAAGGGTGGATCTAGATTCAGTGATGGGAGTAACCATATCAAGCTAGAGGACTCCTGGTTCTTAGGTGTAGTGAAGTCTAGGGTTATCAACTTTGAGGCCAGACCGGATACCAACGTTCTTGTGTTCCACAACGACGTGATCATCCCTGTTTCAAAGATCGATGGTAAGCTCTGGATCTACAGACCGAAGACTAGGCGTATGGATATCTTGATGTCCACTCCACCTAGGGTTGGTTGGTGCACAGAACTTCACTGCTCCGATGAATACAAGGACTACCCTAAGGGTGGGTATATGAATGCAAATACAGAGGCCGATAAGGTTATCTCTCTGTATGACAACATATCCCACGCTGGTGGTGTTCTAAGGCAGTACGAGGCTGTCATTGCACAGATTGCTGGCCGACATACCTTTGGTACCCAAGGTGAGCCTTTACGGAAGCAAGCTTCGGCTAAGCTTATCGAGAAGGCTGAGGAGTATGCTGCCACTCTAGTGATAGACGAACATGCATTGGTTATCAATACTAATGCATACGGTGGCCTGTATCCTAACAAGATCGTGTACAAGGGTAGAGAGCATGGCTTCTTGAAGTTTGAGATGCTTGGTAACACTCTACCTTTCTACTTGCACCCATTGCAGTTGTACAGTAATGCAGCTGATCTACCTGCTAATCGTAGGTTCATGGTGATCAAGGGTGCTACAGCTGAAGACTTGGTCACTGGATCTAGGATCAGAGTCAAACAGGGTCATGGTGGTTGGTACAACGCTGTTGTACTGAAAGCCTATGATGATGGTTATCTGTGTTCTAGTGCTCCGGATCAGTTAGAGCATAGACTGCAGCATAGTCTGATGTTCATGCCAAAGTGCTACTTGGAGTTTAACGACATAGTTATGCCTGACGGGGTGATTATGGAGTTGGCCCAGTATCAAGCACAGTTTGACGCACTCGATCTGGACTCTAGAGCAGATAGACTTCGTCAGCAGACCACCAACCAGAACAGAGTAGGGCCCTTTGGTAACGTGGTAGACACACAGTCTATCTCACGCTACTGGGCGTTCCCTATGAAGGACGAAGCAACTGGTGTCTACGAGGACTTGGTCTTCAGTATTACTAGACGTCGTAGTGAACCTATAAAGGTTGACCTCGTGTCTGGTTCTCTGACTATCCAATTGCCCTCTGGTGTTAGAGGTTCGGCTGAATCTTTCTATATGTATAGAGAGACAACAGACCTCGCAACTGTTGGTGGTGTGCTATCTATTGGTAGCTATCTGAACAACGACGTTGACCTGATCAAGAAGAACGTCACACATGCAGGCGCAGTAAAGAGTATTCGTATTCTTAGCTCTGTGCGTGGTGTGTTTGATATGTTCATGAAGGGTCAGCAGCTAGTCAGGGCTTTGACTTTGATGGGTATAGAGTTCAACAGAGGTGCTGACATCGGCACTTATCTGCAAGAACAAATCGATGTTCTCACACATGCGCGCAAGAAGGTACTTGGCTAAATGTTCAGCAATGTGATTCTTATTGGATTAGGTGGAGTCGGGAGTAATCTCTTCGGCCCCCTACATAGATTCCTTAGCTCCTTGGAGGCAAAGCCAGCGTTGACCATCATTGATGGCGACACGGTTGAGCGCTCTAACCTGGCTAGGCAGAGTTTTGGTACCAATGACATCACACTACCCAAAGCAAAAGCATTGCAGGCCCAGCTAAAGGGCTCTCCGATCGATGTGTTCACGATCGCTACCTTCCTAGACGTGGATAACGTCACCGCTATTCCTGATGAATCCCTAGTCATCAGTGCGGTTGATAACCATAAGACCAATAAGCTCATTCAGGATCACTGCGGAACCCTTGAGAACGTCGCCTACATCTGTGGGACAGGCAATCTCAGCAACGGCAATGTGCTTCTGTATGCTCGGCTTGAAGGTCAGGATCTGCTGCCTCCCATCACACAGTTCCACCCTGAGATTGCCAATCCACAAGATAGGCATCCCAATGAACCGTCATGCATGGCTACAGCAGATGAAGGTAGCCCTCAGCTCATCAGTACGAATGTGACTGGAGCAACGGTGATCCTTCAGTTGGTTTCTGCTCTGTACAAGGGTACGGCAGTTCCAGCTGATGTGTTCTACGACTCAGTCAACTTCAAGCAGAACGCTATTGGCCCTGTGGCAACGTTAGCGAAGTTGCTTGAGAACAAGAAGGCTACCCTGACACCCGTAGCGATTGCTGCTGTGGTGGAACCTACTGTCCAGGTAACTGAACCTGTAGTTAGTTAAGGCTACGTCGCCTAGTTAGAGCGTATTTTCTAGAATTACAACACACCATCGCTCCAAGGAGACGACAGCTAAATGGCTGAAACAGTATTCAACCTAACGGTCAACAATGAGACCGCTATCACTCGTAACTGGCAGGGTCGGACCCTTCGTCAGCTGTTTGAGAACGCGATGTCCCGTGGCCTCATCGGTGAGAACCAGCTCACAGGGGTTACCGTGAACGTCAACAACCAGAACCTCGGTGGTCTGGATACCTCGGCTGATTCCATCGTGGCCCAGCTTCCCGCTGGTACTACCGAAGTCTATGTGACTCTGGTAGCCACTACTGGAACCAAGCAGTCTTTTGACACATCCTCTGCACGCCGGCTGCTAGGGGAATTGGCGGATGCCGGCTGGAGCGTTGATGCTGACGCAGACGAGCCAGGTATCTTCCACTTCTCCAACGACGAGACTCATGCTGAGCATAGTGTCGTTGTGTCAGCAACCGAAAGGTTGGAGTATGCAGACGTTGGGAGCCCGAAGCTCATCGCAGCTGTCCTGCTAAAGCAGACACTCGATGCTAAGGCTGCCCAGCGTGCAGCAGTGGTAGTGCCCGTAGCTACAGCTACAGCACCGGCCACGCCTCGTCAGGCTACAGATGCCGCACGTGACAGTATCATCGCAACTCTAGCCAATGCGCTGGGTGTTGAGCGTGACGCTATCCGTGTGACCATTTCAGTTCGGGACAGGTAGTAGACCTTGGGGTTGGGAACGTGGTGTTCCTGACCCCCTTTTTAGCGGGACGGAACAATGGATACAATCGAAGCAGTCATCGGGGGTACCCCCTGTGTCCTAGTTGAAGTTGGAGAGAATGTACTCCCCAATGGAAACGTAGTGAAACCACAGCGGGTTACTATCCCAGCAATGGCAACTATGTTGGAATTCTCTGGGTTGAAGATGGTTAGAGGCTTGAACACTACGTTCGCCTTTGAACTTCCAGCTCACAATAGAGAAGTTATCTTTCTGGATGAGCGACTCACCGTCCCTGTTCCGAATCTTGTGTTCCTATGGGATATGACTCCAGGTCGAACAGCTTACGACAAGCTACGTGTCTTTACTAGATCTTCACTCGATGTGACGTACTCTAGACTGAATGCATTCCAGGTTGGTAACGTTTGGTCTAACGGTAAGATCTGTTTTGGTGGGCACGGACAGAGTACGAGCCTGATGCAGGCTATCACGTACTTCCTTAGCTCTCCATTCAACCATCACTTGGAAGGTAACCTGTGCTTCATCAAGCCTGAGATCCTAGCGAAGAACCCCAAGTTCTCTACAGCACAGAGTCAGGAGCCTAGACGTGGTATGTTCAGAGCATGGTCCAAGCTAAGCTTGGCAGACGTTACGGACTATCCTGTTCCTGTATCTGGCAGAGACCTCACCGCTCTTATGAATGGTGAGAACTCTCGTACTGGTAATGATCAGGTGGTTAGAGACCAGTCTGTGCTCCTGCTGAATGGTGTACCGTATCGCGCGATGGCTAAAGATAGCTTCAAGTACGTAGACGCCATTACTGGTGAGCATAATAAAGTGCTGGTCCTATCTGAGGGCAACAAGTTCTTTACCTACCCTTGTAAGTCCACACCAGAGGGCTATGTAGCAGTAGTTGGTGATCAAGAGATCCCAGTGAATCCTCAGTCGATCTTTGTGACTGCAGAGTGCTATAAGGTAGCTGCGATTGCTAACAACAGTGTGAACTGGGCTAGAGTAGCGCAACAGCATTACTCAGAGATCCGTTCTAGACTGACCACACGGAAGGCTCCTGTCACCTATGTCCGTACTACCAATCCGAAGTTAGACATAGCTCTAGACAAAGCTATCCAGGTTCACAAGAAGGAGATGGATAACCTTAGGGCTATCGTTCTTCAACACTACGTTGGTACAGAGAAGGCTATGCAAATTGGCTCTAACTATATCAACTCGTTGAGTCGGATAACTAGGTACATCCCTGAGATCGATGCCTTCCTTGGTCAGTACACAGGACGCAACGGTGGTGGGGAGCAGATCCTCATGCCTGTACATACTCTACTGCTGCAACTCTCTGTACATAAGACTCTTGATAAGAATGGCAATACGGTAAACAAGCTTATCAATGAGGTTCTGGGAGACGTTGTCCCGCAGGCAGTTCTAGCAATCAATAACTGGGGTAGACAAGTTGCTCGTGCTGCGTTCTCTGGTCTGTTGTCACCAGCAGCTCATGAGAATGGTGGAGCTGATTACTTCACTATGTCTACTGAGGGTCCTGATACAGTCTACACAGGGGCTACGACTTCGTTCCGTGTTCCTGGGGTGTGTAGAACCGTCTTGACCACTAGGCCTGCCTACATTGGAGGTCGTGGTGAGAACCTGCTTGCAGCTCTGTATCACGTCAATAGGGATGATATCTACGAAGATGATATCCGTAATCATATCTCTGGTACCTTTGCAGGTCTCTATGAGAACGCTCGTACAGCCAACCCAGATAACCCTGAGCTAGCTGCATTGAGTCTAGAGATGGCAGTTGCCAGTCCTATGGAATGGCGTGGTATGCCTATCCCTCAAGGGTCTAGGATTACCGTGTACCCAACAGCTACGCCTGATGACTTCAAGTTTGCCGTGACGTTTGTTCCTGAGGGAGCAGTACTTCATGAGAAGCTACAGAAGGCTATCACACGTGCTTCTAAGTACATGTTTAAGAAGAGTAGTCGTGCGATCGCAGCCAGCTGCCGTCCACCACTAGGTCAGCTTAGACCCATCCTAGCTCGTGAGTTCTCTGGTGACGATGTTGTAGCTTTCTGTGAGTACTACAACGTTGCTACCAAGGATATCTTCAAGCGTGACAGCGACGAAGCTAGCTATATCACAGAGCAGATCGCTCTGCTCAAGGCTGTTGGTGGAGTATCCGCTGTCCCAAAAGTCCAGTACCAGCCGTCGACGTCGACAATAACGTCAGGATCGACGATAACCATCACAGGTACCGGGAACTGGGGAACAACCGTCGCAACTACAGGGACCTGGTAGACCGTCAGCAGAACACCATGAACGACCTAGGTATCGTGTCTATCAATAGGGACTTCGGGCCCTATGGCGCTATAGTCACAGCGGAAGCTGTTGATGGCCGTAGATACCGTATGGAACTTGGTCCCCATGCTACTGAGGCTGACGTTATGCAGCAGATACGAGATGCTAGGCAACGGGATTTGGATAATGGGGTAGGTAGAAACCGTCCTCAGAATCCATTCTTTAGAGACCGTTTCCCTCATATCGTAGTAGCCCCAGTTACACCAGCACCTCGCGGCTTTGCTGATCATGTAGAAATAGAAGAGACGATACGCGCTATGTTCAACGATGAGTAGTTACTCAGAGCTAGAGGTAGAAGCTGCAGCAATGCGGTTGGCCCTATTGCAAGCTGACCACGACTTTAGTGTTGTGGCTCAGCTACTACAAACTTGTGTAGACCAGGAAGCTATGGAGCAAGAAGAACTAGATCTTGTTATCAAAGCTAGGCACGACATTTCCAAGGTGCTCAAAGGTACAACAGCAGGATTAAACTTGTTGGAAGCGTACAAAGCACTCAACGTAGTCCTGACAATATAGGTATCGGGAGGGGGTTAGTCCCCTCCTACCTATAAACTAATTAGGAAGGTAAGTTGTGATACATAGGTTTGAAGATCTGGATGATCTTTTGCAGTCTGTTACCAGTGGTACAGATGGGTTGATCCTAGAGACAGACGTCATCGATGGCTTTCTAGTGCTCCGTCAATATAGTGTCAGTGACGATGGTATGCCTCTTGTTGTGGTACACGTTGCCTGCGATACTAATGATACGTACCAAGCTATTAGCAAAGCGTTGCTAGCTGAGTACAAAGAGAGTTATCTCAAGGAAGTTAAGTACACTGAACCAGAGGCTGAAGTAGTCTTTGATATTGTGTTCAGAGTAACGGAGTGTATGACCGATGTAGGTATCTAAATTGGACTATAGAACTGTTGCCCACACCAGAAACAGGATCAGGAATAGAGTTGTAAAGGCGACTGCTAAGTCAGTACTACCAACTCTAAGTAAAGCTGAACTCGCGGGCATCACAGATCTAAGACACAGGGTTGCTTCAGTTCATCTAAATGTTATGCACTATGCAGGTAAAGAACAGACCCACAACGTGGTACAGATTCTTTACTGGCAGTGGGAAGCTCTTAGGGGCCTCAGCTGGTGCTTTCGTGCTCTATATATGAAGTACTCAGCACGTGAACTACAACGTCGTCCAGACAGAAGATTAATGGGACCATACGGGGAGAGACGTGGACACATCGTTCTTAGCAATGCTGGAAAGACTAGAGAAGATTGACCGGCATGATACTGTTGCCGATGTTGTAGGTGACTCACAGAGTCCAGCCGAAGCTGAAGCAGCACTCCACTTCCTCCTTACCAGAGTAGGGCGTGACATCTACCAAAGTGCAGCATCTTATTTAGCTAACACTAGGTCTATGCTAACTACCCTCCAGCTCTTATCCTTAGCATCTAACTACCCGCACACTGTACGATTTATGGATCAGGAAATAGACCATGATCCGTACAAAAGTATCATCTTTGGTCAGCTCAAAGCTAACTCTCACCCACAAGATCGACATGATATAGCAACCTCCTGGATTCACAACGGCCGCTGGGAGATGCTAGCCTGTCTCTATGAACGGGTGGGTGGTATCGACTTATCTATGCCATTCCGTAGCAGGTTGTTACCTGAAGACATTGGCTTACGGATACTGAATACACAACCGAAGAGTGTTCTAACTATCAACGAGATAGTCACGACGGCTATTGCATGTCCAGCCTGGTTGATCATGACCTGGGCAGGATTGAAACCAGCAGTTGCTGACCATCCTACACTCACCAGTGTTAACGATGCTGATAAGAAGTTAACACTACGAGCTTGTGTACTCCATCCAACTGTACCCAGCGACGTCATTGACTCTCTAGTGGTTGAAGACATGGAGCTTCTGAAACTAACGACCAACAGACCAACAGAAGTATCTATAAGAAGAGTTTGTGATCTGATCGAACTCTCTTACGGTGCTGGCATTAATGACAAGCAGAGTATACGAGAGTGGTCTTCTGTACTTACCACGGGTATCGTAAGCTACCTCAAGTCACACCCAGACCCTGTAGGACTCGCTAGAACGGTCACTAAAGCTATCCAGCTCACGATCGATCACACCGATGGTGATAGTCCTACTCTGAGCTGTCTGAGGACTCTCTGGTTGGAGTATCCTGAAACTCTTAACGCTGCTACGTGGCGAGGTGTACTATCGGTACTTCGTATGCAACATACGACTCGACACAATGTCAACAAGTTCATCTTAGAGTGTATTGGCCTAGAGAGCTTTATACAAATCGTGGCTAGTGCTTACAAAGTTGCTAAGACTGGGAACACTACTGCTCAACACCTGCTAGAGAGAGTGAGTTATTACTCTATACAGAAGGAGTACGAGTACCTCGGTACGTACCTCCAGCAGGCTAACACTGCCATTAGGAGTAGAGGGTTATGATCACTGTCTACAGCATTGTAATGAACGTGTACAGAGATGATCTTATGGAGATCATTGGGTTCTTCCCAAGTGCAGATCGTCTCAAAGTCATGTTCGCTGCTTCCGATAACAGTTGGTGTATCCAGTCAACCCACATTGCTCTTACAGGTGGCTTCAAAGGGAAGCGTCTTAGGATCATGGCCATCCAGCTAAAAACAGAGGATGGTGTGGAAATAATCAGACAGGTTGCCAAGCTGTGTAAAGGGACTATCATTGCTGTAGTAGACGAGCCGATCAGAAAAGCTCTATACATCACCAAAGGGCAGGAAGAGTTGGATGCCACTCTTCTGGACGACAAGGGGGAAAGGTTTGACCCAAGCTTATAGCGAAACGGTAATTGCTCTTCTGACCAGGAACCCTTTCTATTATGCTTGGGTTCTTCAGATGAGGTACAAACCTAGTAAGGATGTCGCGTACTTTGGTATCACTTACGAGGGGCTAGAAGGCTCCTCAGTGCTTCTAATTAATGAAGAGGCACTGGATACCATTACCTTGAAGAGCCGACTGTTCCTACTGGAGCACGAGGTTCTACACTGGATCTACGAACATCCTATGCAGCCTGAGTTTGGCGACCCTCTCTACAGTGTAGCCTGTGATATGGCTATCAACGTCATGATGGAGGCTCAAGGAGCTTTGCTGCTTCCTAACTCCATTACACCTAAGCGTTTCCTTGATGCTATGCAGAAGTTTGTTCCTCCTACACAGAACATAACTAACTCTATGCCTAAAGGGTTTGCTACCAGCCTGTCTTACTACGAATGGGTTAAGTGGGTATATAGCCTACTGCCTGAGGTTGTAGAAGAGGGTGAAGGTGAAGGCGAGTCTAGTGGCTCTGGATCTGATATGGGTGGATCTGGTGAGAGTGATAGCTCTGGTGAGAGTGATAGCTCTGGTGAGAGTGATAGCTCTGGTGAGAGTGATGAAGAGTCTGAGTCCGATGATGAAGGTACATCCTCTGAAGAAGAGGGCGATGAGCCATCTGAAGGTGAAGACGAAGGTTCCTCTGCTGCTGATATAACAGCCCAGATGAAGGAAGCTTCTAACCATGACTACTGGGAGACAGCTGTCGAAGATCCCAACATGAAAGAAGCTGTTCAGTTCAAGCTCTCACAGGAGATGTCCTCTGCTAAAGAGATGACAGACCCTGAGATGTTCCAGAAGTACTGTGGTGACGTAGCTGGTAAGATTCAGCAGATCATCGAAGCTGGTAAAGCGTCTAAGCTACCATGGCAGCATTACATCAGAAGGTTCTTAGGATACTGTGGTGGGATTCAGCTTAGGGCTACGTCAGGTCAGCTGAACAAGTATGGACAGCCCCCGAAGATCAAACCTCTTCCTGGAACCTATATAGCATTCCTGCTTGATACCTCTAGCTCTGTGAGCAACAAAGAGTTAACCTCTTTCCTGTCTGAGGTTGAGGGTGCTTATAGGAATGGAGTACAGATCGACGTCATACAGTTTGACTTCTCTGTACAGGATATAAGCCCCTTCAGAAGGTCAGCAGGCTACGCGATCAAGGGTAGAGGCGGCACTAGCTTTATCGAGGCTCTTAAACACGTACGTGGTATCTGGAAGCGTAAGAACTATACAGGTATCATTGTGTTGACAGATGGTGCAGCACAGAAACCACCACCCGAGTTGATCTTTGCTCGGACCATGTGGGTATGCACCACTGACGAAGTATTTCCAGAGCACTGCGGTGAAGTAGTAAGACTAAAAGTACAGAGGTAGTACAGTGTCAGATAAAACACCAACACAGGTATGTAGCGAAGGCCTCAGTAAGTTTAGTATCAACCCCTATATGAGGCTGATTAATGCTGCTTACCATGCTACATTGGATGCGTCAGGTAATCCTAACCTGAGACCTAGACACGTAGTGATACGTTTAGTTGGTGCTCCGGGTGTGGGTAAGACAGCTATTGTAGAAGACTACTGCCGTAAGGCTGGTATCGGCTACCTGAAGTTGGATACACAGAAGACTGACGTTGCTGAGATCTTTGGACTCAGTACGGTATCTGACTCTGCAGATGGTGGTAAAGAGACTGTGGTAGCCGTGCCAAAGGATTGGCCTAAAGAAGGCACTACAGGTATCCTGAACATCGATGACATGTCTAGGGCTCTCCCACACATCCAACAGGCCTTACAACAGTTCTCTCTGGAACGTACGTTTGCTGGTGTATCGATTCCCAACACATGGGCTATTGTGATCACAGACAACCCTGACACAGTGGAGTACAACGTCTCCCAACTAGATAGAGCTCAGCTCTCTAGGTTCCTTAGCGTGCCATACAACGTGGCTATCGATGTAGAGCTAGAACAGATGGAGATCCAGGACGTTCATGAAGATCTCAAGAACTTCTGGTTGGCTAACAGGGACGGACTGAAGACTGAAAGAGTCTCCATCACAAAGCCTGACAGCAATCCTCGTATGCGTATGATCTTCGCTCGTATCTATCCGTACATCAAAGACGATAGAACGCTACTCAGTCTTATCGCTACATGTACCTTTGGTGTTGAGTTCCTTGCTACCTTTGATGCATGGAAATCCACTGAGAAGCCTATCAGCCCTGAAGTTATCTTGGCTGGTGAGGATGTAGAGGATAAGATCGACTCCTGGGTTTCTCAGGGTATGAACTCTCTGTTAGCCATCACGGTTCACAGACTGTACCTCTACCTGAAGAACATGAAGTCCATCAGTAAGGATCAGTTCTCCAGCGTGTCTGCCTTCCTCTGCCTAGTTCCACCAGAGATGGGGTCTAAGCTTGTAGTGAGCATGGTAGACTATCGTACAGACTTTGGTAAACGATTCCAACCACTCGTACTGAGTAGTTCACGGCTGCTTGGGTTGTACAAAGAGAAGCTTACAAAGGTGAAGGCTGAAATGGAATAGATCATGCCTCCTGCTACGTTGAAGGACTTAGCAGAGCTGTGTTTAAAGGGATTCTCAAACCGATCAATTAGTATGGTCTTTGAGAGTGTATTCGCTCGGTCACTCTGGTGTCATGCTTATGCAGCGTCTAGGGTGACCGATCAAACATACTCCATATATATACACCTGGCAGACCCTAAGAAGTCTATCCGTAGGATTGTTAGGCAAGAAGATGTAAACGATGGGTCCGCAATCGCAGCTCTCATGGACATAGATGCGGGTGATAAACCTGTTGGGTTAGAGATTCTACTTAACATCCCAAAGGATATCAAACAGTGAACGAAGCCTTCGACGCTATAAAAGAAAGCCACCCACGCTTCTACGCGGCCATAGGGTGTGAGGACCAAGACTTTGCTAAGACAGCAATCATGGTTATGGAACAGCTAAAGGAGATCTCCTTCATAGCTGGTGCTCACCCAGTAACAGTGACAGATGACGTCTTGATGACGTTAGTCGACAGTAATAACTACCAGCCTCTGTCCACAGTAAAGAACTCATTCGGTCTCCTGTCTAAGGTAAAGCTCCTGACCAGTAGCGTTGGTGTTTCTACATTACTCTTACAGATGGATCCAGAGCCTAACCCCATAGCTGTAGCAGCTGCTAAGAAGGGTAAACGTAAGAAGACCGATAAGTCTCCTGAAGATATCCTAGCTGAGTTCGTAGCAGCCTTTAAAGAGCTGCAGGCTGACAGAGATGCTCTTCGTGAACGTGTTTTAGAACTGGAGACAAAGCCTACCTCAGGTATCTTGTCCCAGATGGAAGACCTGATCGAAGCTGTAAGGACTAAACATGAATAGCTTTCTACCACCTGCTGATGAGGACCCCATTGATGCGTTCTCTCCACTCATAGCTCAGGGATTCGTTAAGTTGATTCCTCCGTCAACCTTGAAGGCTACGACCAAGTTCCAGGTGTACCACTATGGCTATAAGCTCATAGACATCCTCGTGACCTTGGCTGTTAATCTTGTGTGGATTGGTCTCGTATGGTATCTATTGGGACTGACTCCACTCTATCCAATCGTGCAGCAGGGTATGCATAATCCAGCAGCACCTATGTGGAAGACTGGTGTGTACGTTAGTCTCATTGTCACCAGCGTGGCTATCCACTTGAATATCCCGTACTTCACTACCAAGTTCAGCACCTGGTTCGCAGAACAAATCGGAGCCCTTGATGATTGACCCGCAGAACCCATTCGAAGATCGTATCAACCTAACTACCATGCAGTGTGTCCTACGCTACAAGCTCAGCCTTGAAGATAAGAATGCACGTCTGGAGTTTGATTACACGCAGGATAACCATCGTGTAGTAGTCAAGGTAGCAGGCAAAGCACCCATACTGGAGGCTAGGCTGCACAATGGGTATAGTGACCCCGTCATGCGATCTCTAGACATGGTGGAGACGCTTGTATGGATCAAAGAAGGTGTCCCGGTGGAGAAGAGTATCATCCCCACTACACACCAGGCTCATATGCTTACAGCGTTGTACAACTTCAATCTGCTATGAAGAACCCTTGTAGTGAGATAACGTTGGGTGTGAGCACACCAATGGCTATACCCTGGGTACATATGGCTATACCCTGGGTACATAGAACCTTTGAGGATTCTATCTGCTCTGTAGCACACTCTACCATGTTTACCATATGGGATTTATGTGACTACGTAGCCTCTAAGCTCACCACAGCGGCACGTGACTTAGAGGTGAAGCAGTGGGCTCTCCCTACTCTAGAGAAGATAGTTGTAGCTCACAAGCTATACAAGTTCGCAAACAAAAAGAAGGGGCACAGCTGCTCAAGCCATACCCCTTAGACCTAGACGACCCCGGCCCTGAGCCTTGCCTGTTGGAACAGATACAAGACCCAGAGTACTTCGTATTTCATCCCTTCTAGGATGACGTAGCCGGAATCAATATAGATCTCTGCTTTAGGTGCATCCTGGTCTACCAGATTGGAGAACAGGAGCACGTCTTCGATGTCTAATCCACACAACCTAAGCTTCAACTCACTGTGCGAGTCTTCTTTCACCGTGTCCCCAAATAGGGGAAGCTGCTCTCTTGTAAGTTCTAGTTGAAGCATTTGGTTAGTTGGCCCTCAGGAACTTTAGGTACTCTGAGGCTTCTTGGCAGTTATCAAAGATCACCATGCGCTTCTCGGTTGGGAACAAGATGACGGTGGGTGACAGAGACTTAGCTGGAGCCCATCCCCATTCCTCTGCATACTCATCGTGGATCTTGTAGCTACCTGGACGGATAGCAACGAAGTCCTTACCCTGTCTGTTGAAATTAGCAATACCACTGGTGTGTGTATGGCCGATGACACCGACATCGAATGGACCGAAGTTCTCGAACATCTTCACAACAGCGTTGTACTGGTTGGAGCCAGACTCGAACTTGTACTTGTGACGTACCATCACCGTGTACATAATACCACCGAGAGTGATGTAGATCTTACCACCGTGACCAACATCCAGGATGCTTAGGCTATCGCAGATCTCAGACCTGTAGTCGATTGCTGTGAGCATCGGAGTCCAATCAGTGTGGTTACCCCTGGTAGCTGCTAGAGTCTTTGGAGCGAGCTCCTTGAACATTAGCTTGAGGAACATCCACTGGTCATCCGGCTGGAGTGCATCGTGCCTGGAGAGGCCCTGTAGCCTGCCGATGATGAAGTTGTTGATCTCGTCACCGTTATGTACTACATACATACCCTCGGTGTTCTTGATCGCCTTGATGTCCCCCTGTAGCTGTTCGTAAGCCATACCATAACTACCTAGGTGGATATCAGAAAAGAAGGTGACAGCGATAGGCTTGTCGTCCTTCATATTGTGATGAATCTCAGGGTAGGTAGGTACCGTTAGCTTGGTTTTGAAGTCCTGACGACGGATGGCTTCGCCAAACATATCATCTAGGGTGACGTCATTTGTCTTCTGTTTGGTGGATAGGCGGTCGGTATGGTTAGTTACCGCTATCTCTTTCGGCTCCTGGCGGACGACTGATGCAGTCATTTCGCGTTGTGCCTTAAGGTGTTCGCGATCGATGCCAGCGAAGTGCTCGCTACGAACAATCTTGGAAAGCTCTGTCCTATCAGCAGCTGCTGCAGCGTTGGCATTAGCCCTTGTTGCTGCGATCTGTCTGATGTGGTCGATACGGTTTGAGCTAGGAAGCATCACTGACTCCTGTTGGGTCTTGGTCTAGGTTCATATAGAATCATGACTTGATAGACCTCAGTAGTCAATACATGACAAGTAACGAAATGTAAAAGGAACCCTTATGGTGTTCATAGTCACGCCACTACACTCCGATAGCGCTTATGGTCAATTCAAGGTCAGACAGATTCCTGGTAATAACTATGCTCGACTTGGTTGTCCTGAAGACGGGAACACTGGGTATGATCTGTACGTCCAGCAAGATATCATCCTTCAGCCGAACTTACCTGTTCGTTTGAAACATGCTATCTGCGTAGAGCCCCCAGAAGGCTATCAATTCTCCATCAGGCCTAGATCATCTACCCTCATGAAGTTCATGAGCGGCATCGACGTCATAGCCCCTCTGTATGTACAGTATGGGACTGTTGACCCTAGCTATCGTGGTGAGTTGATGACGAACATCGTTAACCTAGGTCTTAACTCAGTTACCCTAGAAGCTGGTGAACGTGTATCTCAGCTTGTACTCTTGCCTGTTATTGTGAGAGCATTTGAGTATGTAGATGAACTGTCAGAGACGAACAGAGGTGACAAGGGACATGGCTCAAGTGGTAGGTAGACTGAATGTACGTATGGTGGATACTCCTAGGGTTATTGATCCTCCTAGTACTCTTGAAACTAAAGAGTTCATGGGGCTCATCTTCACGAAGGCACCAGACGGCTCAGTCGAAATCAAACACAAACAGAGTGGATCCACAATTAGCTTTGGAGCTGACGGTGAACTTGATCTCAGCGGTGCTAGAAATTCTCGTCTAACAGCAGCACGGTACGTCTTCCTTGGCGACAGTGGTACCGAGGAAGAGTTTGATACAGCTAATCTAGAGAGAATCCGTAGTGGGGATCTAGAAGCAGTGGTAGACATTCTGGTGAAGAAGACTCTACCGCATCTGATCCCCGAGGCTATTAAGGCATACCAGAAGACTTAAGTTGCTTCATCCTCACCCTCTACTATATCAACGTACTCTACCGGGGTGACATCTTTAGATGCTCTGATAAACCTCTCGGCGTATAGCATCCTCTTCAGGAGCTTATCGAAGGTCTTGTCAGATGTATTAGCAGTGAGCGTGGATGAGACAACATACTTGTCTGGTCCAATAACAATCTGAATGGTGTTCTTGGGCTCTTCGAAAAACAGATCCTGCTCGTCCATGACGACGCTCCTAATCTAACTATGCACCAGAATGTTCCATCATTATCATAGATGGTATCGATCTGGTAAAGGTGTTCACATCGGAGGATTTTTGGACACAGCTAAACGTGTAAGCAAAGCTAGGGTAAACCTGCTATTAGATCACCCCTTCTTTGGGAGCTTGGTGATGTATCTTCGACTTGTTGAGACAAAGCTGATGTCCACCTTGGCCACCGATGGCAGGAACATCTACTTCAACAAAGAATTCGTAGATGGTTTATCTGATGCTGAGCTCATGTTTGCCATGGCCCACGAAGTCATGCACGTCGTCTTTAAACATGTTCATAACAATGATCGTGTTTCAGATCGCAACAAACACGCCTGGAATCTAGCAACAGACTACGTGATCAATAGTATCCTGGTTGATGCTAAGTTTGAGTTCATCAAAGGCTGTCTGTACGAACCCTACAAGTTTAAGGGTTGGAACTCTGAGAAAGTTTATGATTACATCATGAACGACCCAGATCTCAAAGAGAAGCTCAAGGATATGAAGACCCTTGACGACCATGACATGCTTGACGGTACTCCTATAGATGCCTGTGACAAGCGTGACTGGGTCAATAGGTCTATCCAGGCTGCCCAGAAGGCACGTGCTGCTGGTAAGCTTCCTAATGGGGTTGCAGAGGTTATTGATAGCTATCTCAGCCCTAAGATTGACTTCTACTCACTGCTGGACGCGACGATCAAATCTGTTATCAAGGATGACCACTGCATCGTACCTCCACACAAGAAGCTATTCGCCCATGGGATCTACATGTACGGCTATACAGGAAGTATGGTTAGGATCGTCTTAGCTATTGACTCCTCTGGATCAGTGTCCAGTAAAGAGCTTCAGTACTTCGTAGGCGTCTTGAATGACATCATGGGATCGTTTAGAAACTTTGAGATTGATGTGCTTGCATTCTCTTCCCACTTGCACAGTCACAAGAAGTTTATCACTGGAGATAATATCCCTGCAGAGGGGTATGGATTTGAAGACCGTGGTGGTACCCACGTTAGTCCTGTGTTTGATTGGATTGAACAGAATGTTCATGAGCCAATTGATGCCTTGATCATAGCCTCTGATGGTGACTTCTACGAAGAGATGCCACCAGCTCCAGACTATGAAGTAATTTGGGTGTTGAGCAATAGAACGGACATACCAAAGTTCGGCACCGTATTACCACTCACTGGAATAACAGGCTAAGGACCAACATGAGTAACGAAAACATCTCTACCAATCTCAACGTAGCTGGTGAAATCATTGAAGCTGAGCTGGGTACTCCTATGTTCATCTGGGGCCCTCCTGGAGTTGGCAAGAGCGCCAAGATCAAAGAGCTAGCGGACAAGAACGAGATGGCTCTGATCGACGTACGTCTATCTCAGATGGACCCGTCAGACATTCGTGGTCTACCGTACTTCCTCAACGACATGGTGAACGGCCGTGAGTTGAAGAGGGCTCACTGGGCTATCCCTAGCTTCTTCCCCTCTGAGGAGATTCACGGCAAGCGTGGCATCCTGCTACTCGATGAGCTGAGCTCTGCTCCTCCTATGGTTCAAGCCTCTGCGTATCAGCTGGTGCTAGACCGTAGAGTTGGTGATGCTGTTCTACCTCCAGGTTGGAGTGTTCTAGCTGCTGGTAACCGGGTGAGTGATCGCTCCGTTGTATACAAGCTGGCTAAAGCATTGGCCAATAGATTCGTTCACATCGAGATCCAGCCTGACATTGATGTCTGGAAAGAGTGGGCACTTCAGGTTGGTGCTGATGGTAACACGAAGATTGATCCTAGGATCATTGGTTTCGTCAGCTGGAAGGGTGTGACCGGTCTGTTCGACTTCAGAAGTGATTCTGATGAACCTGCGTTCCCCTCTCCTCGTACATGGGAGTATGCTGATCGTATCTTGAAGGGTAAGCTCAACAAGACGCATATCCCCATTGATAAGAATGTGGCTCTCCACTTCGCATTGTCTGGTGCTATCGGGTTTGCTGCAGCTACTACCTTCATCAACTACATCGCTATCACGGATAAGCTGCCGAACATCGAAGCCATCGTTAGTGGCTATACAAACGTCGAGGTGCCTGAGGATGTTGGTCTGCGTTATGCAACCATCTCTGGTATCGTCTCCAAGCTAGTGCAGTTCTACAATAGGCCTGAGAAGGCTCTCCAGTTCCAGGGGTATTTGAGTAACGCCATCCGTTATGTCGACAAGTTTGAGACAGAGTTTGCTACTCTGTTTGTCACTGACATTGGGAAGGTGAAGGGCGTCAACATTGAGATCATCAAGAATGAAGATTTCAAACTGTGGCGTACTCGTAACCTGGATATGTTCCGCACCACGCTGCCTGCTGAAGCTGCTAAAGCTTAAAGGAGACAAACCACATGGCAACATTGGAAGAGACACTGACCCCTGAGCAGCTTGCTGAGCTGACCAAGGATGTGTCCATGCCCTCTGACATTGACCTCAATGAACAGTGGGCCAACTTTAGGTTGGGGCTACCCTACATCTGCTGGCTGTGTGCTGAACCGCATACACCGAACAGCGATGAACACGCTTGTCTTAAGGAGATTCCCAGCGATGACACGCTGGCGAATCCCTATAAGAGTACGAACATCGAGCACATCTTCCGTATCGCTGTACGGAATGAGAACTTTGATGTTGAATCGATCACGAAGCTTCGTGGTGCTGAAAAGCCGCTAGTTGGCGTTGTGTTGTCTATGATCTTCGATTGTTGCTTCGAAGAGAGAGCTCAGTGGTTGGAACAGATTCCGAACATGGAGCCAGACATCAAGAAGAAGTTTCTAAGCTTCCCTAACTAGCGATTAGATGGGTATGGGGTGGTTCGCCACCCCTGCTCTTGTCCAAGTAAAACAAAAGGGTGTCTATGCAATACGTAGTAATCGAAGACGAACTAGGATGGGGTGAACTCCCACCAGATAACTGGCTCTCTTTTGGTCAGTGTGTATCTGGGCTAGAAGACATCGGTCATCGTGATGTAACCTTTAGGTACAGTATGTATAACAATACTAAAGAGCATATATACAACCACCAGAGCTTAGCTTTGGATGTAGGTAAAGCTATTTACCACACCATCATGTATAGGCTAGACTGGTTGAGAACTGCACACAACCTGATCAAGGCTAGGAGAGACTATGGGAGCCAACGGAAAGTTATCCCTAGTTAATCTAGGCCCAGGTAAGATCCCTGTTGCGGGTGTATACTTAGGAACGATAACCAACTTCCAGGACATCATCCTTACTGGCGAGATCCAGGTAACAGGAGACCTCACTGATGTGGTCCTTAGTGTTGAAGCAAATGCTTCACCTATTGGGTTTACTCTTGGAGCTCTTGGGCTGGATGGAAAGTGTCCTTACGCAGCATCGCTCGTACGGGGAGCTGATCCGGGATCTTACCAATGGCAGATTATGGTTGGGAAACCCGTTGATCTCATTGGCAAATTTATCGTCAGTGCTACAGTCATGGACATGATGGAACCTGACACAGACGACTTAGCTCCTATCCAACCACTCGGTGGTGTACTCGCTCTACTACAGGTGGCTAAAGATGACTTCGTGGTCACAGCCTGACAACTTCAAGGCTTGGGTGTATGTGCACGTAGCCTGTGTTATGGCTATAAACCGTATGGAGGCTGGTCAGTTCTACGAGCCTAGCGATGACGCAGATGGGGCCACGGACAGCATACAAGATCTATACGACATCTATGTCATCATACGGGGAAGACGTCATGATAGAACTGGTGTACCAGCCAGCAAGAGTCTATTACTGGATTAAGGACCTCATTGGTGGTATCTACGGTGAGATGCTGAATTGGAAGTACTTCTGTAACGATGAGAATGCTAGCTCTAAATTCTTCGATGACATGTTCTTCGAGAGATTAGCTAAGGCTAGACGTTACCGTGACGCTGTTCGGAAACGTAGATGACTAATCTTCCTGTGGTAAACCGATGGATGCGTTGGCTTATTAATAATATCCATGACGAGGTATTCCTTTGGAGAGTCTTTGGTGTTGTCGAAAACACCCAGAGGATTTCTGTCTTCTTTGAAGCTATGCATAAAGCTAACCGCTACTACAGTGTAGTTAGGAAGCGTAGATGAGAGGACCATGGCAGTATCTAGCGTTTGACAGAGCACGTATTGGTTTCTTTATGGAATACTATGAGGAAGATAGCATCACCCGTAGACATATCGATTCTGCTAGAATGATCTTCAGTCCGGTACTACGATTGAGAGACGCTTACCTCTATGGCAACAAACAAAAACGGATGGCTGGAGCTCAACCTTGGGACGTACGAGGACAGGATATCTGGGGCAATGGTTGGGTTGTTACCCTCTCCGCTAACGACCCTGGTCCTCCAGATTCCATTAAGAGTCTCAGTTTCCCTGGGTTTCTTCGACAACCTAGGTTTCAATCAGGACATCATCTTCTACGAAGAGATCCGGAAGATGACGGAGCCCAATCTAGGCGAGGTGATAAGCAGAAACGCTATCGCCAACCAACCCGTTGTAGTCTTTACAGGAAGCTTCTTCGAGATCACCTTAGATGACACGAACAATCCACTCAACCCTCATCTCTTCTTCTTTACTGCACAAGACCCTGTTGGCTTTCAGAGTGTATACAATCGTACGAACTCAATCATAGGTGCTAACTACACCTTGTCTGTGGGGTTAACCTTCGTTGCTCCTCTGCCTGTTGGTAACTACCAAGGTGACTTCATAGTTACAGATAGTGGAGTACCTGTTGGCAGGATCATCATACATCTAACTATCGTAGATGCCGATAGAATGTTTGAAGGGCCAGCTACCACAGTTTGGTATCATGAAATTTAAAGATGAAGTCTGGCTTACAGTACTACTAATAGAGATATTGTTCTTCGTGTGTGGTGTATTAGGAGCCTTGCTATCATGCTTCCCATAGCTAGAGTTGGTGACACAGCAATCTGTGCCGCAGATGTTCATCTCGTACCCCCTGTCATAGGCATACCGACACCATTTGGTGTGGTTGGGCCTATCGTCCAAGGTAGTACGAAGGTGATGGTTATGGGACAGCCTATGGCTCGGAAGGATGATAAGGGTGTGCACGCTGCATGTGTTGGCACAAATACCTATAGTATCTCCTCTGGTTCTACCAAAGTAATCAACGACAAGGGTGTGGCGAGGCTTACAGATACTACCAGGCACTGCGGAGACGTATCAGGTGACGGTACCATTATCATGGGAGCCCCCATCGTCTTTGCAGATTAAAGGAAACTATGTCGCACCACAATATAACAGGATTTTCACCAGTGAGTATGGGAACAATCAGTGCTAGGCATATAGCCCCAAATCCTACGCCAGGGCAGACAGTAGTCCTTGGAGCTGGAGGTAGAATGTCGTGGTCCAAGATATCAGCTGACCACATAGATGGTTTAGACGAGAATATGGTCTGGTATTCTATGCAGCTACTTGGCTTGACCCCAGCAACAGGGCCTGGTGCTTACGCCGCTAAGCAAGACTTCATTAAAAAGGGTAGTGAACTTAGACAAGCTATGGTCCTACCACTGACCCATTACGGTAGCTTGCTGAGTGAAATTAGTAGCGCTAGAAGGCGCCTTCGTCTAGTTAAAAACTTCAAAGATGCTAGAAGAGGTGCTACTGATGTTGCTCACCAACGAGATGATTCAACCGTATGTTAATGAGGGTTTGGTAAGGTCTGGTAGACATGCTACCCTACCTCTAACCATCTATAAATACACACCTCTGTGTGTGTACTCACAGGCCTGGAACTACATTACTTCTGCTTGCAGGGGTATTGTGATCAGTGACGACGGAAGAGTTGTCTCTAGGCCCTACAACAAGTTCTTCAACTACGGAGAGCGGCCACTGGAAGAGATTCCTGTAGGTCTAGATTACGATGTATACGACAAGCTAGATGGGTCTTTGATCACCCTTTCATGGTTCGACGGTTTACCAATAGTAACGTCCTCAGGGTCTTTCACCTCTGATCACGTTGGTATCGCTAAGGCGTTGTTTGAAAATAGATACAAAGACCAGCTCGCTGCGTTAGACACAGCCAACACGTACATGTTTGAGCTGCTGCATCCTACGACTCGTATTCTTGTAGATTATGGTACTCAGGAGGATTTAATCCTTACTGGTATCCGTAACACAGATACGGGTGAGGAACTGAAGCTCGACTCTTCCTTTGGCTTCCCCACTGCCCACCGGTATGAAGGATCCACTCTCGAAAGCATTGTGCAAGAGAGTGAGACCAATCATACGTATGAGAATCGCGAAGGATATATCGTTCGCTTCTCTAGTGGGTATCGAGTCAAGATCAAGTTCTCAGAGTACTGCAGACTAAACAGCATCATGAGTGGCATGAACCCCAAACAGATTTGGAACATGCTCTACATGAAAGAAGTTCACGGTCTGCCAGGGGACATCCCAGAGAATATTCCTGACGAGATGTTCAACTGGATGAAGTCTATGGAACGGGAGTTCCGGCAGAAGTACAGAGATGTCGAAGACAAAGCTAGAGAGAAGCTAGATGAGGCTCAGAAGGCGTTGCCCTTTGGTGCAGATCGCAAAGCTCTAGCTGTTGTCATTCTTGGGTACGGTGATCCTTGGGCTTATATCATGTTCAAGATGTTAGACCGCAAGGGTTACCACAAGGCTATCTGGGGTATGTTGGAACCGGAAGGCAGATCTGGTTTCGACGGACTAGGAGTAACACTAGATGACACTGCAAGAGAAGGTGCTCCAGCTTAGAGAAGATGTTGAGTATCATAGCCAACTCTACTATAACCACGACGCGCCAAAGATCAGCGACTACGAATGGGACAAACTCTACCACGAGCTCAAGAAGCTAGAGGACGAGAACCCAGAGCTAGCTGACCCACATTCACCCACACAAAGAATAGGTGCATTGAACCCTAAGGTATACGTAACACTGTACCCACATAGGCCAATACACCTGTAGGAGGTCCTCATTCTCATACTACGTGATATAGAAGTAATCCTAGATGGGATTACCTTTAAACCCTCCTGTGTAGATATGGGGTGGAGCTGGAAGATTCAAGAGCTTTACAGGAAGGGTGGCTACGCTTCTGTAGGCTACAAAGGTGGCGTGCTCGTCAATATGAACGAGACTCACGTAATGGGCTTCGTCATCTGGCCAACCTTTCAAAGGCCAGATACTACGACGGGTAAGATAGAGACTGGCTATGGTGGCGGGGTGTTCATCCCTGTTGACGCTGATGAGACCAGGGTAGTCATGAAAGCATGGAACGCTGTAGAGCTGACTGTGCGACATGAATTGATGGAAGCGTTCTGCTATATGGGTGAGAGGGTTCTTGACCCTCACAAGACTATTGATGATCTTGTATACCCACACGTTCTAACTAGGAGAAACGATGAGCACGAATACGTTGAAGCTACTAGTTCTTCGGGGCCTGCAAGCATCCGGTAAATCTACCTTTGCTAGAAACCTTGTAAAGACGAATCCAGATTCCTGGGTTAGAGCCAGCAAAGATGACCTTCGGGTTATGCTCTACGATGGTCAATGGACCCGTAACAATGAGAAGACCACGGTCGAGATCGAATCCTCGATCATCACTCAAGCACTCCTCAACCACAAGAACGTAGTCGTGGATAATACCCATGGCTACGAGCCACACCTCACGCGGCTACAGGACCTAGCAGTCAGCCTCACAGCTAGAGCTAGCTTCCCAGCTACCGTAGAGGTAGAGATCAAGCTGTTTGATACTCCTCTGCATGTCTGTCTGGACCGAGACTCTAAGCGGGATAAACCTGTTGGAGTCAAAGCCATCACAGAGACCTATGAGAAGTACTTCAAAAAGCTACTCTCGGATACACCATTCATTAACGATTCCACCAAGCCGCGTTGCATTGTGTCTGACCTGGATGGAACTCTGTTCCTTCTCAATGGTCGCAATCCTTTCGACGCCAGTACATGTGATCGTGATCCATTGAATACTCCAGTAGCTAACGCTATTCGTGCGTACCAACAGCACTGGGGGCTACCACTGATTCTACTCTCAGGCCGGGAAAACAAGTACCGCACACAGACAGAAACAGCGTTGGCAAAGCACGGGATCGAGAGCGTAGGACTCTTCATGAGAACCACAGGGGACAACCGTCCCGATTATGTGATCAAAGAAGAGCTATACAAGACGCATATCCTTCCCGAGTATTACGTAGATGTGGTCTTCGATGACCGCGATCAGGTTGTGAACCACATGAGGTCTCTTGGCCTTACGGTGTTTCAAGTTGCTCCTGGCAACTTCTAGAAGACAAACATCATACGTAAAGGGAAACATCATCATGAATCTAGTCGAAGCCTCCAAGAAGCTGGACATCTGGCACTCCGTAGTGGGTAAGATCTGCAGCCAATTGAAGATTGATACGAAGAACATCACTGCAGCCCAGTACAAGACTGTCGAGCGTTATCTTACGCTCTCCCGGTCCAAGGGTACTGTGTACAAGACCTACGAAGCTGCGTCTAAGGCTCAGGCCAAGGGCTTCAAGCGTCGGTCTGCAGAGATCAAAGCCAACAACGCTCGCGCAGTAGCTACAGTTCGTGACGTTCCATCCGTAAGGAGTGTCAGTTCCGTTAAGCTAGTGGTTGAGATTCGTGAAGGTGTTCGTATCGAAGCTCCCATCAGCCGGGAGCAGGCTAAGCTCGTACTCCAGTAAGGTGCTCTGGGGTTCTACTGAAAGGTGGAGCCCCCTTTTTAAAGGGAAGTAACAGTGATCAACCTACCCATATTAGCAGCTGCATACGCTCTATTTCATGCTACTCATGGCATCGCAGACTATTGGTTCCAGGTCCCGTATCAAGCTAACAACAAGAGTAAGCGCGGACTTCTACCCTTTGATCTGTTGAGTGCTTCAATGACCGGAGAACTTGAATTCAACCCCCGTTGGACTGGGTGGAATACACCACTGTGGTCACACATACTTGTGTACACGTTGTCGTTCCTACCAGCATTGCTATTCCTACAGAGCTACAACCCAGGGTTCAACCTGTGGTACGCCCTAGGATCTATAGCTTTGCCTCATGCGTGGATGGATACTAGAAGGTTTCTCAGTTGGTTCTGCCACGTAACTAAGGGATGGAACTACCCAGATACTGTCAACAAGATGGTGTCTGAAGTAGATATGCTAGGTGCGGCCGTAAAGGTCCACGTGACAATAGAGATGGACCAGAAATGGCACTACGCGTCACTACTAGGAACTGCACTTTACATATCTTGGAGACCCTAGTGGAAACTACTACAGACGAACGCGTAAGGGCATTACTGGATACAGAGATCCTTCGACATGACGCCTTAGTAAAACGTGGCATGAACAATGCTAACGAGCGTGAAGCTCTACAAGAGTTTCGTCAACGCGCTTATGGTTCTAGGTTGGAGCTTCCAAAAGCAACAGGTAAGTATGAAGGATGTCAGACCATCCGCTTCTAAGGAGAACAGATGTACAACTATGCTAGCGTGCTTGATAACTTTCCTGTCATGACCGCAACGCCCACTAAGGACAAGGTCACACAAGGTACAGGAACAGGCTCTGGTGGTGACTGGAACGTCATTGTCCATAACACAGAGCACAACACCTTTGAAGAGGTCACAGGTGGCCTCAAGAGCGTGTGTAACCTCAGTAGAGCAGAAGCGGAGAGTAAGACGTGGGAGATTCACAACCAGGGCAAGGCTATCGTGAAGACAACTCCCAAGGAGCACGCCGAGATGTACAAGGATCAATTAGAAGGCTGGGGGCAGGGGCTTACAGTAAGTATCGAGCAGAACTGATAAAGGGGCTGCCAGTGATACTCCCAATCTTTGTGATGCTCCTCTTTGTATCCATCATGGTCTATGTGCTTGGGTACAGAGGTGTGTACATGCACTCTGCTGCATACGAGTCTAAGGTTGCTGAAGGTCTTCTCGGGAAGAGACTTCTACAGGTAGGTGATAGGGTTTATGAGAACGGAGAGTGGGTATCTAAGTGGGTTATCAGAGACGTGATCGAAAAGGATCCCAACTCAGATAACTACCGGGCTACCTTCGACTCAGGTGTTGGACCCCTACCTGCCTTTGGTACGTCTACCTACTACACTGTAGAGAGTGCCCATTGGTTAGCTGTACTCGCTCGCATGGACAACTACACTGTTGTTGACCAATAGTTCCATGTTTAACTGGTACACCGGTTCTATCAGGACCGATTGGAACGCCCTCTCTACAGAGTTCACAAGGGTTCTTGAGAAACAGGAAGTATCAGCGGTTGTAAACAGGATATCGTGTACCAGCGTAATAGGTTGGACTCGATATCCTGGTCCCTTCCTAATCATTCGTAAGATCTATGTGTGCTCATTACACAAGAGTTACATTGCAGGCGAGCTACTGTTAGAGTATCTAGCTGAAGCAGAGAACCTATTGCAGCTTTATCGAGGCAGGAAACGTGGCAGAGAACAGAAACGAATCGGTGTATTTAAACCTAGTTGAGCAGGTGCTCTCTTACGGTGAACGTAGAGATGACCGTACAGGTACAGGTACCATTAGTGTATTTGGTACGCAATCACGGTACGATTTACGTGCAGGCTTTCCTTTGCTTACAACTAAGAGGTTAGATGGTAAACGATGGGAAGGTATAGTAAGAGAGCTTCTGTGGTTTTTGAAAGGCTCTACTAACTGTAGAGAACTAGAAGATTACAAGGTTCCTATTTGGTCGGCTTGGGCTGACCAGAACGGGGAGCTGGGTCCTATTTATGGGAAACAGTGGAGATCTTGGGAAACGTATTGGGCAGCGGGTATGGTTGATGACGCTGGCGACGGCTGCGAGCTGTTTGCTAGAAAGACTCCTATCGATCAGATAGCTAACCTAGTAGACGGTCTCAAGAACAACCCAGATAGCCGGAGACATATCGTCAGTGCCTGGAACGTTTCAGACATTGACAAGATGGCTCTACCTCCGTGCCACACGATGTTCCATTGCTACGTTAGTAATGAGACTTCGAATGGCAAGCGACACTTAGACATGCAGCTATACCAACGTAGTGGTGATATTGGATTAGGCGTTCCTTACAACATCGCAAGCTACAGTTTACTCCAGATTCTTCTATGCCAGGTCTGTGATCTTCTACCTAGGTTCTTCGTGCATACGATTGGGGATGCACACATCTATACAAACCACGAAGAAGGTATGAGAACGCAGTTGGCTAGGGAACCATTCAAAGCACCAGGTCTTACGTTCACTCCTAGAATGAACCTCGATGATTACGTCTACGAAGATTTTAAGCTGCTCGATTACGAATCTCATCCTGGGATCATCTTACCCATTGCTGTGTAGCACAAGTTCTGTATAATTAGACCAGTACGACGACTCAGCCGGGACGCTCAAGTGGAGGAACTCCGCCTAGTAGACTTAAGTAAGTCTAAGTTCGACTAGAATCTACTTTCGAGTACTTCTGATCTAGCCGAACACTAAGTGGAGTCTAGATAAAAATCGTAGGCCTGAGGACCACGTGAGTGGGCCGAGGGCCTATATACATTATACAAACAATCTCAACTGTGGGGTTTTCATGCATCACGTCTCTATCATCGCAGCAGTAGATTCTGATATGGGTATTGCTAGAGGCGGTGATATGCCGTGGAACATCGCAGAGGATCTACAGCGGTTCAAAGATCTGACGATGGGTTATCCTATCATCATGGGTTCTAAGACGGCTGAAAGCCTGCCTAAGACTCTCCCTGGAAGGACTAACATTATCCTCACCAGGAAGGTCAACCAGACCATCATGTTGACGAAGAACACTCCGCCAATCTTCCTTTGTAACAACCTAGAGGAAGCTATACATACAGCTTATGCACCAATGTTCATCATTGGCGGTGGCGATGTCTACAAGCAAGCTCTCCCTCTAGCTAACTCTATGTACCTCACTAGGATCGACGAGAGCTTTGGTTGTGATAAGTTCTTCCCTCCCATCGATTGGGACGAGTGGACTTTGGATAACAGAGTTAGCCGTAAACATTCCACCCTTGGATACTCATATCATTATGAGTTGTGGTCCAGAGCCACCTAGATTAGAATTTCATTTTCATAGACAACGTACCAGGAGGAAATCGATGGTGAGCTCACTCGTTCCGGAACATCTCAGAGATGCAAAGGAGTATGAGAACTACACCCTACAGAAGGTCTATGGCGATAACTTAATCGCTGCAGATGTCTTCACGAATAAGTACGCAGCACCTGAGGACTACTGGAACGGTGAGCCAAACCTCTATCGTTTCTGGGAGCGTCTAGCTTATGGTGCTGCTCTAGGTGAGAAGTCTGACATAAACAAGTGGTACGCAGTCATCATGGAAATGATGAAGGACTTCACATACGTATTCGGTGGCCGGGTTATGTTCGGTTTAGGTGCCACAGGTAGGAACGAATCCTACAACAACTGCTATACCATTCCGATCCTGGAAGATAGCTTGTATGGCATCATGACATGTCTGACACAAACAGCTCGCACGTATGCTAAGCATGGCGGTGTAGGTAACCACATTGGTATCCTACGTCCAGCTGGTGCTCCTACAAGGTCTAATAGAAGTGAAGCGCCTGGTGCAGTCAGCTTCATGGATCTGTACAGCACTAACACGGCTACGATTGCCCAGAAGGGTCGTCGTGGTGCCGAGATGCTTTCCATTGATGGTGAGCACCCAGACGTCCATGCCTTTGTTGGCATCAAGGACGATGGGTGGACTGAACAGCTTGAGAAGATGGCTAGGCATACACCTACGCTCGCCAAGAAGTTCAATGATACCTTTGGTGACCGTCGTAAGGTCTCGTCGGCAAACATCTCCCCCCATATCTCTGATGAGTTTATGGATGCGGTTATTAATGACAGGGAATTTGAATACTGGTTTCCTGACATTAGCAACTGCCCAATAGAAACAGATGCACAGTATCTATCCGTCTGGCGTAAGCGTCAGTCTGGTTACATGCTGATGTACGATGGCTACAATGTGGACGAGGAGTATGTGGTAGAGCTGCGCAAGCGTGAAGCTGCAGCTACGATCTATGACACCCGCTGGGATGGTGACTTCGAGAAGTGGAAGGCTAATGGGTATCCCATTAAGGTCTACCGCAAAGAGAAGGCAAAAGTCCTATGGAAGAAGATCATCCACTCTGCTTGGAAGTCAGCTGAGCCTGGCGTTATCTTTAGAGGTAACTTCAAGCGTGCATGGACAGCCAAGGCCCCGTTCCTAACGACTAATCCTTGTGGTGAGATCGGCTTATCGGCTTACGAGCCGTGCTGCTTAGGTCACCACAACCTGACTATGTTTGTTACACGTAGCGCTAACGGTGTCGTTGAGTTTGATTTCGACAAGTTTGAGATCAATGCCAGGCTGGCAGTACGCGTTCAGGACAACATTCATACTGTTAACGAAGGCCGGCAGGCTCTACGTCAGCAGGAAGAAGCGGCCAAGGACTACCGTCGCCTTGGTATTGGTATCACTGGGCTAGCTGACATGCTTGTCATGCTTGGACTTCGTTACGATTCCAAGGAAGCTCTTGCTCTCGTTGAGCGTATTATGGTACTTAAGAATGACTCTGAGTACCAGGCTACAGCTCTCCTGGCTAAAGAGAAGGGTGCTTGCCCAGCCTACAACTTCGATACGTTCGCTAAGTCCACAGTGTGGAACACGCTATCTGACGAGACTAAAGATCTTATCAGGGCTTACGGTGTGCGTAACATCGCTACCTCTACAGTGGCTCCTACAGGTACAGTCAGTCTAATAGCCCAGCTCGATGGTTCAGGCCTGGAACCCATCTTTGAATTCGACTTCGAGAGAAGGGTGAAGAAGGATGACGGGGGTTATACTACGTACCGTGTTGTGGCTAATTGTCTGCGGAGGGCTGGCCTATCTGCAGCTGACCTCGGAGACCCCTTGGTTAAGCACTATCTGGTTACTACATCTGAGATAGACCTTGAGATGCGTGTACGCATGCAGGGCCTCATCGGTAAGTACACCAGCAATGCTATCAGCAGCACTATCAACCTACCTAAAGACGTGACAGAAGAAGACGTTGAGAAGATCTACCTCCTGGCCTACGAACTAGGTCTCAAGGGAGTTACGATCTACCGTGACGGATCTAGAGCTGGTATCCTTCGCTATCTTGATAGTGATGGTCTAGAGCCTGGTCGTTCTGTTCCTCGTACTCCAGATGAACTACCAGCCCTACGTATCGTACGTAAGTCTGGCAAGATGAAGTTCTACTTCACACTCAGCCTCAAGAACGACAATCCTTACGAGCTCTTCATTGATACTAACCGTAGAGAGAATACAGATGACACTGATACCGTCACTGATGCTCTCGTCAGCCTAGCTAAAAAGCATGACCTTGACGATGAATTCGTAGATGACCAGCTATTCAAATCTGCACACCAACTCAATACACGTCGCATCGGTCGTATGATCAGCCTCAACCTAAGACATGGTGTACCTGTTGATGAGGTCATCACTACTCTTAGTGGGCTACCTCAGTACTATGCTGGATCCCTTGTGTTCCACATCGTCAAAGTCCTGGCTATGCAAATGCCAGATGGACAGGTAGCTAAGGGTGATTGTGGGAGCTGCGACGCAGAGGGAACAATGAGATACACTAATGGCTGTATCATTTGTACCTCATGTGGTTATTCCAAGTGCGGATAACCTAATAACTACGGGGGACTACGTGTCCCTCTTCCACTAATATGAGAGACTCACTTAACTTACACCCACTTTGGATACATATGCTTAACGATGAGTTCTCTGACAATCCTGTTCATGTTTCAGGTAGTTGGCAACTCTCTATCATGGAACCTGCTCTCCTTAGAGATATGCAGGGTACAATAGAACTTCTTTGGCGTGTTGGACTAATACGCAGAGCCTACCTGTATTCAAGGGGGACGTGATGACCTTAAGGTCTCAACTGGCTGACCGGCTTTATAGCTATAGGAAAGACGTGTTGAGATCTATCTCACTATCACGTAAAGAGTTAGCTCAAGGTAACGCACTCGTTATGCAAAGACCAGAGATAGAGTCACTCTTCTCTAAGCCTGTAAAGGCTCTGAGCTGCGTTGATAGCTTCTCTACACATGACTTCTGGGCTGCAGATAGAGCCTACTCCTGCACCGTCCTGGTGGCCTGTCAGCATCTCTTCATGCTCTACAACATAAGGTTAGAATCACGTGCATACACAGCTTGTTGATAAGTGCATAGCACTCTATGGTACAGAGGCCAATGATAGCCTTCGTAGTGTGTTCGTTGCTGGTCTCACAGGTGAAGATCATACCCTTGGTACTGTAGTCGTAGTTATGGACTTCGCTCACGATGTCGACCTATGTCTAAATATCTATAGTGATACTGATCCAGATCAAAGGTTCCTGAGTTCTGAGAATGTATGGTTCGGTGCTAACGTACTGATGGACTGTCAAATGCTTCGCTGGGTCCACCTAGGTGTGAGAGCGCTCAAAAATAGGCATTGATACTTGTATGAATACCGTGCTACTATCCAGTCAGTGAAGCTCAAGCTTCCTACTGAATAACGCGCGTTAGTTCATAGGAGATCATCAATGTCTAGTCCTCGCGGTGCCCTGTTTGTACAGGCTGTCACCAACACAGAAGCAACGTACACCGTACCTGCTGGTAAGACGCTTGTCATTACTGGTGTAAGCGTACAGGTTCCAGCTGCTCCTGGCACAAACTCTGTCCTCTTCAATGATGTCGTAGTTCACTCTGTGACTACTATCACTGCTGCTGGAGTTGCATCTGGTAGTGCTAAGTTGGATCCTCTTTTCGTTAAGTCTGGTGGGACGGTGAAGCACGAGACCAGTGGTGCTGGTGTTACTGGTTCATTCTACGGATACCTTGTAGACGAGCTGTAAGCTAATCTACCCGAGGGGCCTTAAGGGGCCCTTTTTTTATTGGGAAGGAATAGGATGACGGAAGATCTCCCGAGCGAGGTAGAAGCTGTGGCAGCACGGTTCTGTGATGGTGTAGAGTCGTTGTCTATAGTGATCAGAGAAGCCAGTGTCTGCGTTGGTAAGAAGTACACCAGGGATTACAGGTCTTACGATATCCATGGTGGTGGTGATAACTGCAAAGCTGTGATCGAAGATATGTGCTTCCAGGTTCAACAACGACCACCTGGTAAAGAAGTATCTAACACAGTCATTAATGCCTCCTACCTCTTTCTTGGTATGGGGACCGCCATCCTGCATTACCTATGCTACGATGTGCTAACTAGAAAACGAACAAAGAACAAAGTACTCCCAATGAGGTAATGAATGTACACTATCGTTGCAGATGCAGAAGGTCTCAAAGCAGCCTTATCACACCTCGATAGAGAGGTCCAAGTAGAACCCCTGGTAGCTTTAGACACCGAGACGTACTCAACAGGTGTGACGACTATCTATGGCTTCTCAGATCCACATACGAATGCCATCAGACTCATCCAGATGAAGACTAGGAATGGAAACACCTACGTCTTTGACTTGAAGAGACTGAGGAGACCACAAGCTCTCTTCGACTTCCTCAATAGAGATGACATAACCTGGGTAGCCCACAATGCTAAGTTCGAGTACAAGATGCTCCTGGTCAACTGTAAGGTTGAACTGAAGAAGATCTACTGTACTTACATAGCTGGCTGTCTCATCGGTTATGCCACGGGCATGTCTATAAGGGCTTCCTGTGGTCTAGGTCTTAAGGATCTACTGAGAGACTTTATGTCCGTTGAGATGGATAAGACAGAACAGACCTCCTATTGGGGAGGTAGCTTAACTACGGAACAATACGACTACGCAGCCTCTGATGTACTACATCTGATAGAACTACACGATATCCTTCGGTCTGCCATTGACGATGAGTACGAGTCAGCTGAAGCTATGCAGCTTGAGATGGACGTACTACCAGTGGTGTGTGAGATGGAAGTACGTGGTATAGGTTTCGACCTAGTCATGTACAGACGTGTACAACAGTGTGCTAAGCTAGCTCTCCCAGCTATCACCAGACAGCTATGTGAAGCCTTTGGAACTACGATGCAACGCGTCTATGTTCTAGAAGAGAAGCGCTTCAGCCTGGTACCTGCTGGTATCAACTTAAACTCTAGGGATGATATGCTGGCCTCCTTCCTTAAGGTAGGTATCGAGCTACCAGACCTGCAAGCTGAGACTCTAAAGAACCTAGCTGAGACCTATAGCATCATCCAGATCTACTTGGACTACAAACTACTGAGCAAGCAGCTATCAACAGACTACGAGAAGTACATCCATCCTGTAACCGGACGCATTCATCCAACCTTCAATCAAGTAGGCACAGCCACTGCTAGATTCTCAAGCACCCACCCTAATCAGCAACAGGTTCCCAAACTGGACATCAGGATACCTGACCAGTTGGTAATAGAATCTGACAAGAAGTACTTCGACAAGAAGCGTAATGGGTATTACCTAAACTACCGCTACTGCTTCTCAGCTAGTGATGGTGGTTACATAGCATCCAGTGACTTTAGTGGGCAAGAGACTTCTATCATGGCTGTCCTATCTATGGACAAGACTATGATTGATATTCTGAACAGACCACAGTTGGCACTGATTGATGGTAAGTGGGTTGAGAACCCTGATGCTGATCTACACGCCCAGACGGCAGCTCTAGCTTTTGGTATCGATCCTAAGGATGCACGTACAAAGCACCCTAAGTGGAATGGCAAAACCTACAGAGATGGCACAAAGGCAGTTACGTTCGGTACATGTTACGGTCAGTCTGAGCACGCTCTAGGGCCTCAGCTAGGTATCTCTGTAGACGAAGCTAAGCAGATCATCAATCGCTTCTTCAAGCCTCTTCCAGGGCTTAAGAGATGGCTTGACGATGCAGCCAGAGCAGCAAACCTCACTAGGTTATCTGTGTTTGCTTTAGGGCGTACACGATTCCTTAATGACTCCAGGCATGCTGATAAGGGTGCCGTTGGTAGAGCTGGGATGAATGTACCTATCCAAGGTACTGGTGCTCTGATGATGAAGAAGGCATTGGTGTTCCTAGAAACCAGACTCAAGAGTCTCCGGAAGCTAGGTATCTCTGCCTACATCGTTGGTACGGTGCATGATGAAGTACTCGTGGAGTTCTTAACACCACCGGAGCAGTACTGGGATCACACGGATTATCCAGGTGATCATAGGTTAGCTTCATATATCCCAGAGCAGCGTTACATCGTAAACGCTATTCTCGAATGTATGGATCTTGGTAGTAACTTCTTCCTCAAAGATATTGTTCCTGATCGTGCCTCCTGTGGGGTAGGTCGGACATGGACCAAGTAACAAGGATGCAATGTGAAGATAACGATCGAGTTCCGAGACGATGACAAGAAGAACTACAAGGTAGAGATAGATACCAGCAATGGAAGAGATTACGAACTAGACCGATGTGTAAAGCAGCTGACTAGATTCATAGCAGACATGAGGAAGCCGTAATGCACGTAGTAATCTCTGAACCAGATAAGTTCCAGTCGGCTCTTAGACAGATAGCTGGTGCGGTAGCTAAGACTGAAACCAATCCAGTGCAGACGGCTATCAAGCTGAAGACTGGAACTGACAAGCTGCTTATGACATCTGTAGATACTACGAGTCACCAGATGACTCTATCCGTAGATGTCAATGTACAGGTACCTGGTGAGATCTTGATCTCTGCTGAACACTTCTCTAAGGTTGTGTCTCGGTTAGGTGACCATGTGCTGGTCCTTGAATCAGATCCAGGTTCTGGTGAGCTACAGATCAGGGCAGGAGGAGCTTCAATAGCTTTCAACCTGTTCCCAGCTGAAGCTGAAGACTTCCCTACAGAAGCTGTGTTCCCACGTGTAGCAGCTTCTGTACCAGGAGAATTGTTGTCTGAGTTCTTGGTGTCACTACAGAACGGAACTCTAAACAAAGAGGGGGATGTCGGCTTCGCTACTATAGAGGATGCTGATAAGATGAGAGGGTATGTAGGCGATTCTACAGTAGGACTATTGGTCCGTTGTGAGTGCCGCTTGACTACCAAGAGTCACCCCTTCCAGTTTAAAATCCCGTATAATACCTTAAGGAAGATGCCTGCCTTCATTGGTGAAGTACTCATTCACTTTGGAGAGGACATCGTTGTCTTCAGTAGAGGTGACGATCACTTCTTAATGCGTGTAGCGAACACTGAAGTCGATATGGAAGCATATGACTTCCTGTTTGATAAAGAGCCCGCTGGTTACATCGTAATGAATCTACCTATCTTCAAGGATAAGGTTGGTACACTGCGAGTCACCAAAGCAACCCAAGTAGCCCGTATGACAATTGATACGGATGCCAGGGAGATGATGCTCTCAGCTCATGACTTCGCAAGGGGTAGAATCAACCTACCAATGGGTGTAGCAGATATCTCTGGTACGACACCAGCGGTCTTAGTTGACTCTGCGTGTCTGGATAGAGCTGCTCATGCGTTAGGTACTGAGTCCTGCATTATGCATTACCTCACTCACGAGGGTGACGACTGTGACATTGTGGTTCTCAAACTGTTTGATGAAGACAACCCTCACATGACCCAAGCGGTCGTGCTGCCAATCCAGGAGTAGTACAGATGGTAGATTCAATTGGCTTATCAATAGTCTTTGGGCAGGCGAGCTTAGTTCTTATGGGTGTTGGTGTTACACTCTGTGGCCTTGGTGTCTTACATGCTTTTACTGCCTCACGACCTACCCAGAAAATAGCTGAGTGGGTTGAGGAACAGGTAGACCAGCACTTCGCTAAAGAGCAGCATATAGAAGCTGTTGTGGATAGAGTTCTTCGGGAGCACAAGCTAATCAATGAAGCAGATAACACTGTCAGACCTACAAAAGAAACCCCGTCAGAAGGTTGTGGAGCATGCTACAGCCCTCTGGATTGCCGCTGCGGATAAGTACAAGATCGATGAGAAGGTCTACGCAGAGCTAGTCCATCTACTACGGGTACAGGACAACGTAGCTATCCTGGAGATGATGTGCGACAAAGCACTGATTACATCTTCACTGGGTGGTGGTGTCTTGTACCAAGGTGTAGACACAGATGAATCTCTGATGGCTTTGAACAGAGAAGTGTTTCCAACTGGTAACTTCTTAGCCAAGAGTCCAAGCCTACTCACCATCGGTGAACCGAATAAAGCTTTTGGTTTGGCTATCGTCCACTTGGATCCACAGAAACAGCAGTGGTTCTTAATGAATGCATCGAACTGTGTAGACAGAGGTCTGGTTAACACAACCAGCCAAGCCTCACAAACCTCTATATGTCTAGACGTGGCTACTAAGTCTCTTGTAGAGAACGGCATCCTCATAGGTCTACACAAAGGTACTATGGAGCTTCCTGACAACATCAAGGAGTATATCCAGACCAATGTACAGACGTTCCTGTATACCTATGTAGCAGAGTATGACGTCACCATCATTGGTGGATATAGAGTGGCTAAACCTAGCTCTGTGCTTACTCTGCGTACTGTAAGCAAGCTGTCAGAGCTTCTATCTACCTTCACCTCAGTTGTGAGAGTACCGGTTGCTACAGCTGATCCTAGACCGATCAAATCCATACTGTGGAATATACGATTGGTTCCAGCTGAGCCCTACGTAGCGGAGAACCAAGTGGTTAAGTCTGGTGACTCTGTAGCTCTTAAGTTCAGTAACATGGAGTCAGCCCTAACCTGGGTTGGGTCAGTACTGAAAGAGAATGCAGATCCAGCTTGGTTCAGGGCTAAGGCTAGAGTGAGTGAGCGGTTCGAGCTGAACAACTACTTACGCTTGCGGAACAGTGGTCGGCCTCTGTGGGACATTACGATGCTTTCAGATTCAACCACTATCAAAGAGTCCAGGGATTTAACTAAGTTCCTGAATAAGGTCGAGACGCGTCAGAAGCGAGCATCGCTAGCGTACCCAACCAACTCAGACATTGAACGATCCTACTGGGCTCTAGGTCCAGGGGCAAAGGTTGAACGAGGGGATGAGCAATACACAGTCCTCTTCTCAGAAGCAGATATCGTTACTCATAAGCCCCCACGGGTCACGCTTGGGAGAACGGAATAAGCGCTACTGGGTCTACATGTTTGTTAATCGTTGGGACCAGGCTGAGAATGCTGGGCAATGGTGGCCACCTGGCTTCCTTACTCAGCTAGAAGACAACATGATGTGGGCTGAGTCTGACATAGGAGGTGACCATGATGGTATCCTAATCGTCCTTAGAACCTGGTACCACCAAGCGAGGAGGCACATGAAGAATGCTAATTGATATAGCCTGTAAGGCCTGCAAGCTTGGCGAGGGTATTACTGTCCCAGGTGAAGGCCCTACTAACCCTAAGCTGATCATTGTCTCCGACTACCCTGGTAACCAGGAGACCAAACTAAGAAGGCCTATGATGGGCCCTAGCGGTAAGCTTCTCAGATCGGCATTGGCGTCCTATGTAGGACTGGATATGGAACGTGATGTATTCATTACTAACGTTATCAAGTGCCCACCTAAGAAGCTTGACGTTACCGAGAAAGAGTTGAATGCCTGTCGTAAGTGGATCAACCAAGAGTTCAAGCTGGTTCAGTGTAAGATCATCATGATCTGTGGCGAACGTGCTAAGACTTCTCTACTCCCCCACGTGGAGAGTGGTATTGGTAAGATCCATGGCAAAGTATTCACCGACCCCCTAAAGGGCTACAAGTATTTAGTTACTTGGAATCCAGCCACCATCGAGCAATTCAGTTCGTTCGACTTAGATGGGGATAGACAATTCAAAACAGGTTCAGTACCCTGGATGTTCCTCAAGGATTTAGATAAGCTGAAACAGCTCTTGGAAGAGACGTATGGAACGTCCTAATCTAGTCCGTATATCCCGTCTTCCTGAATGGCAAAAACATGTCATAAGGAAGTACTTTCCCAGGCGAAAACTGTTGGATCGTAGCCTCTATGAGGCTATAATGAACTTAGAACAGATTCGTTGTGAGGAGTCGCAGAACAATGGCAGTAGAACTTCGCAGTCCCCTGAGCCGTAAGGTTGAAGTAGAGGGTACAGAGATTGTAGTCATCGTTGAGAAGGATGGCATCGCTGTACGTCTACCAGGAAAGGTAAAGGCACTTAGGCTTAGCTACAAGGCTATCGCTAAGGCAGCCGCAGAAGAACTAGAGAATACAAGACCAAACAGAGAACTTAAGAAGATGTTTGGAGATTTCATTTAGTAGCTAAACGGTGTGCCAACCTACGTGGTTGGTAGCCGTATCAGGAGACACACTATGGCTGATTACATGCCTATCGAAGCATACCCAAAAGCAATTAAAGAAATCTCTGAAGCCTTAACAGAAAGCCGACGTCAACTCAAAGTAGTACAAGAGGCCATCAAGTATAAAAAGGCCTACATGCTACGTATGAGGATGACTGACGCTGACGGGTCTAACGATACCAAACGTGCAGCAGCACTAGTCCTAAAGCTACAGCAGGATGCTGAGTACCTATCCTTCCTCGCTAGAGAAGAGGAGCTGGTACAGCAAGTATCCTCACTAGAAGCAGAACAGGTATACAGACGTGACCAGTTCTCTGTAGCTAAGCTGCAAGTGCAGGAGAAGATTCATCAGATAGCTAGTTGGACACCCAATCAAACTATATGGCCGAAGCTCGAAGTTACATGCTAACGATGACGGATCAAAGATTGATTGTTAACTCCCCAGAGGAGTTCGCTAAACTAGGTCTGAAGATAACCCCAGAGGAAACTCTGTTAGGTATCCCTGACTATGACAACATTGAGACATACCTAGAGCACAAGATAGCGACCATACCTAAGCTACGTGAGAGGCCACCACGGCCCTACCAACTACGCTACGCTTGTCTAGGTGCTCTCAGACAGAACAACTTGTTTGCCCATGAGGCTGGTACTGGTAAGAGCTACGAAGCTATCCTGATGATCATGGGTATCTACAAAGAGCAGCTCAAAGACTTGAAGCCTGGCTCTATTCATATCATGGCTCCTAGACATACTCTCAACCTCGTTTGGTTAAAGGGTGAGCTTAGTAAAGCTGGTATGGATAAGTATGCACAGATCATTGATGGTGAACTATCAGCTAGGCTTTCAAAGGCTCCGATCTGGATCTATCATTACGACCTACTGAAGAAGCAGACTGAACGTGGACGTAAGTCCGATCGTAAGGTTGGCATTCCTATGTACAAGTTATTCAGGCATAGATATCCACCAAGCTTGTTGATCATTGATGAGATCCACAGACTGAAGGTAGGGACTCAACGTACTCATGCCGTCAAGGAGCTTCGTAAGAAGGCTAAGAGAGTCCTAGGACTCACTGGTACTCCTATGGATGGTTGGGTAGAACACCTGTCCTCTATCCTTGCTGTCGTCTACAGAGAGAAGTCACCAGAGTTCCCATTCACAGTAGCTGGCTTTACCCGTAAGTTCACTAGAGTAGAAGCTCACACACGTGACTTCGTAACTGGTGAAGAGGGTACCAAGTCAATCAAGAAGAGACCTGCACCAGGTATAGCAGCGGATCAGGTACCAGCGTTTCATAACGCTACCAAACACCTAGTCCATAGATTAACCTTCAAGGACGGAGAAGTATCTCCACACGTTAAGTTCCCTAAGGTAAACTCTCAGCTATGTCTCATACAGGCCTCCGATGATCATGTAGAGTACTACAACAAGATTCATCAGCAGATGCTTCTCCTGATAGAGGACGCCATTGTTCAGATGGACAAGGGTACCGTCTCCAGGATGAAAGCTAGACAGAATGTTCTAACACACCTGAACATCCTTAGAGCTGCTGCTAATCACCCCTGGGAAGTAGGGCTGTTACCACCACTGGACACTCAGTACACTGCTAAGATGCAGAAGGTACTAGAGATATGTAAGGAAGCTAAGGCAGAGAACCGTAAGGTCATTGTCTACACCAACCGCATAGCAGTAGGTAATAGGCTCGTATCTTTACTCAAGAGTGGTGGGTTAACAACCACCCGTATCTATGACCAAGATAAGAGTGCAGCTCCCAAGAAGCTTACGCAGCTAGATCGCGATATGCGTATCGAGGGGTTCCAAGAGGATGAGACTCTTGATGTACTCGTAGGTAACTTAGACTTGATGTCAGAAGGTCTGACTCTTGTCGAAGCCTCTTATGTTATCCACCATGACCATGACTGGAGATCAGTCTCTTGGTCACAGGGTAATAACAGGGTGGTTAGACCTGGACAGTTTTACGATCCTGTTCCAGTTTACGACTTGATCATGTCTAACACCGTTGATAAATACATCTACGATGCAATGATACGTAAGGCTCGCGCTACATCACAGACTATTGATAGAGAGTTTGACAGCGGTGAAGCTGCATACATCGATCCTATCGAAGTCGCCAGAACGATGATACACGGAGATTAACAACATGCCCGCAACGAGTGCTGAAACGATCTTAACGGTCGGTGCGAAAAGCAACCCAAATAGTGTAGCCGGTGCGATCACTAATCAGATCAAGGAGTTTGGACGGTCATACGTTCGAGCTATTGGATCCGATGCTGTGAACCAGGCTAATAAAGCAATCGCTATTTCTAGAGGGCAGCTAGCCAGCACTCATGTGGATGTTATTATGATACCTGGATTTGTAGAGGTGCTTATCTCTGGTGAGACTAAGACGGCTCTGCAGTACATTGTAGAGCCTAGGTAATGGGTATGGGGGCCGATATGCTTATAGTGGAAGCTAGTCACAAAGAGCTAAAGTATCTTCTCGATCTATACAAAGTGTCGAAAGAGATACTACGCCTCAACCAGTCGTACATCATTCGAATCACCGAGGTTGGCGAGACGCTCTTCCACGCTGAACTAATAGACCCTGTTAACGGGGCTCCCACCTTCGGGCATATCCATATGCCAATCTCGTCAGTCGGTGAGCTTCTGTGCTTAGCAAAAGATAACGCGAGAGCTAGACTAGACAAGCTCGCAAGAGGAGGACCACTACCTGATGGCTACAGTATTAGACCTAACGAAGAACCAGGAAGTCAATCTGGTATGTAGTGGTCGCCCTGGTAAGCCACACAAGCCCACAAACCTGTTCTCTACGATGAACCAAACGGTTATCGTGACCAAAGACGCTATCGTTGCGCTTGGCTGTAGAGCATGCTTTGTTGACCCTTATGGTCGTCCATCATACCGTGGCTACTCACGCTCAGCCGTAGAAGTAGCAAGCATCGTAGAAACTAGACAGGTAGTAGATGATATCAACCTTAGCACTACAGAACAGGCCGAGGACATGGAACCAACTTTTAGGCCAGCCAGTCGCGAAAGCGATCTTGACAGGGTCAATAAGGTTGAACCAACTCCCACCTGCATTCCTTTTAGAGGGGACGAGCGGCAGCGGCAAGACGTCGGGAGCACTCCTGATAGCGAAGAGGCTGATCTGCCAAAGCCCAAACGAAGAAGATCCGTGTAACGAATGTAAGGCATGCCTCACGGTAGACAAAGGGGATAACCCTAACCTGCTCTACGTAGATGGTACTAATGATCGATCTATCGATTTCGTTAGAGAGACTATTAGACCGTTCGTGAGGTCTGCCCCAATCAACTCCAAGTATAAGATACTCATCATCGATGAGGTTCACCAGTTTAAGAAGGACTCGATAAGTCCGTTCTTAACTCTCTTGGAGAATATGCCGAAGACAACAGTTGCTATCTTCTGTACTACTGAACCGGATAAGGTACTCCCTGAAATCCAAGGTAGATGTAGAAGAGTAAGATTCAATGGAGTGGATCCAGAGCTTGTAGGTGTACGTATAGCAGAGGCTCTCAAGGTAGCAGACCCAACTCCATTCATCATGGTAGCTAAAGAGGCTAACGGTTCATTTAGGGAAGCCTGGTCTATCGTTGAGTCTTTGACCCTATCTGGACAACCGATCACTGAGGATCTTATCTATAAAGCTATTGGAGGAATCTCCACTGCTGATAGGAATAAGATGTGGACTGATCTGGCACGTACAGATATAGCTGCAGTTGCCAAGCGATGGAAGTCTTGGATAACCTCTGGGGCTCAGCCTGCACGTGCGGGTTCTCAGCTTATTGATGATCTGGTGTTCATGGCTTCTAGGGATACAACGAAGCTCTATTGGCAGAAGCCTCTGGTCATACTCTCAGGAGCTCGTCTACAAGGTAACACCGACATATGGCTAGCTGCACTCTTAACGATTGCTGGACAGCCCTATAGTCTCTCTGTTAAGGAAGTAGACTTGACCAACCTGAAAGGTGTAAAGAAGTTCTTGTATGACTGATCTCTACGTAGGTAGCAGGGAAGACGTAATAGACGCTGTTCCGGGAATTGAAGTCATCAACTGTGCTGACCTAACTAATGGTCAGTTCAGATTACAGTGGGCACAGACCAGGATCAATGGTGGTCCTCTTCTGTTCCTCAACCCGTCTGAGAAGATGCTCTTCATAACTGCTACACCTAAGAAGAACAGGCATCTAGGCTGGGATACAGATATACCCAGGGCGTGGACTGCTTGGGCTAATAAGCACGAACTGCAGATCAAACGTATAGCCCCTTTAACGACGAACTCTGTAGAGAGGGCGTTAACTAGAGGGATCAAACATTTGAAGTTCACAGACACTGCTGTTGAAGCAATCTCTATAGCCCTGGATCCTAAGTCTTCTGGGCGGCTCTCCAGGCGGGCGGTAAATAATCTCATGTCGCAACTGCTACTTACATACCCACAACCACGCGGCCTCTCATCGGTTGATGTAGCTGTAGTGTTGGGTGGTGAGGAGCTAAGGCTAGCAGCGAGGATTATAGACGCTCTAGGCAAACCTGAGAGCATATCTTTAGCAGCTAAGATACCATCGGATAACGATGCAATCAGGCTGATGGTGTATATCGAAAAAGTAATAAGGTATAGGAATTCGCCCTGGTTATTGATACTGAAGACTTGTCGCTACGGAGCTGACAACTTGAGGTATGAATATAAGGTAGGGTGCATCCTATTCATAGCGAGCGTGTTAAAGCTATGCAGTTATCAAACATCACAATTGGGGAAGAAGAGATCCACTTCAGTGGTTTCTACAGACCTGATGTTGGACCTTTACCAACTCTCAGGTATCCCCTCATTGGGCTTTGGAGATGTGACGACGTCATTCTAAAAGTACTATTCAGAATCGACGCGTACCCAATGCACGATGGTGAACTGGTTTGGCATAGATACGAAGCACCTGGTGTTATAACGCCTGCAAAAGGTTTATACAGGTACTTTGTTACCAACGACGTTGGTGGTATGCTACTATCCTCGACTGGTAAATCGAAGACCTCTCTGAAGAGCAGGAAGGTATTTGCTGATTACCATCTATCTGTCGACAACCTAAGGATGATGAACTCATCTATCAAGGAAGTTGACGAGCCAGCTAGATACGAAGCAGTGAAATGCTCCGTCACCCAATCTATCAACACAGCAATCTACATCGAAAGAAGGTAGCACACATGTCCGACACATCTTTGGTCACCATCGATAACACAGTAGCAGATGTCATACGGTTTGATATCGGTGAATTCGCTGCTCAAATCGAAGAAACGACTAAGCCTAAGGCTCCTCGGAGGTCCGATGAGAATCTAGGTAAGGTCAATATCAATATGACCAAGGGCAACGGCAAATTCCAGTACTGTAAGCCTGATGAGGTTTACGTGAAGGCTGCAGACCAGACTGGACTGGATACAGCTAAAGTACTGAGAGTACTTATCATGAGCTCCAACTTCAGGATGCTCAACTGGCCAGCGGGTTCTAAGAGGCCTGCTTGCAGCTCAGTGGCTTACTCCTTTGGGGTAGACCCTGTAACCAAGGCACCAGTCACCAAGGAAGGTGATCCTATGATGCCTAGTAACAACAAGTGGAACTTCATCAAGGGCTACAACCTGCAAGCTGTCAGAAATGGTACTGCGGTTAACCCTGACGGGACTGAGAGCTTTGCCTCTACCCCGTTCTCTTGCGTTTCATGCATGAACGAGAATGAAGACGAATGGTTCAAGAAGTGCAACCAGACTGGTCGTGTTGAGGTACTCGTTACCCAGAAGAACGGCACGAAGATTGCTGAGCCTTTCATCGGATATATCAATGTTACTAAGGCTACTGCACAGCGGTACCATGAGTACGTTGATCGTATCAAGAACAAGTACCGGATCAGTGCCCCGTTCCAGGTGGTGACTGACATCGAGATCGAGCAGCTTGAGACTAAGGCTGGTACCCCGTACTATGTCCTCAAGTTCGCAGAGGTGGCCCCAACTACACCAGAGCAACAGGCTGTGATTTCAAGCAGCTACGGTGCCCTGGAGTCCGGTAAGAACCAGGGTAATCCAGAGGCAGCTGCACCAGCAGAGGCCACTGAGGAAGCTCCTGCTCCCAAAGGCAAGAAAGGTCCATTCTAGTTAGTTGATAGATAAGAGGAGTGGTACGTCCGCTCTTCCTATCTGTTAACCTATAGAGGTTTCGATAGTGCATATCATATTCAACGGGCATAGAGCCAAGATCTATGGTACAGACCAGGCCACGGATTTAGCGTTAGCCGAGATGATGTCTTATGAACCTGACGGAGCTAAGTACGCTGCGTTTGGTCAGAAGTTTATCTACTCTCCAGGACTCGGTAGGATGGTCTACAACAAGCGATACATCCCTGGGTGGGATCCTAAGGTCAGGCTCTACGATAGGCGCTCTAAGGAGTTCCCAGCAGGGCTCATGACAGCTGTTACTAACCTATACCCTGATGCAACTCTTCAGTGTGAACTCAACATACCTGAGATGGTAGAGGATATTCAGATTGAATCTCTCTATGATTATCAGAAGGAAGTCGTGAAGTCTCTGTTAGCTCACTCCAATGGCATGGTAGAAGTACCAACCGGTGGTGGCAAGACAGTCTGCATATCTGAAGTATGTATGAGGAACAAAGACCTCAAGGTTCTGATCACTGTTCCATCGTTAGATCTACTCTTCCAAACTAGAGATGAACTCTCTAGGTTTACTGGAGAGAAGGTTGGTATCTATGGTGATGGTGAAAAAGATACCTCGAACCGCATCACAGTGTGTACGATACAAAGCCTAGTGCACGACATAGGTATCGAGAAGCGATCAAAGCGTCTCGTATATGATGTTGCAGATAAGGGTCTAGTCGAAAGACTAGCTTGGCTACACGGTACAAAGATGTGGATCGTAGATGAATGCCATGGAGCTGCTGCTGAGTCATATCAGATCGTTAGCTACATGGTACCTAATGCTGTAAGGCGTTACGGCTTCACTGCTACTCTCAGACGAGAGGATGGGGCAGAGATGGTCATGGAGGGCATCCTTGGGCCTAGTAGGCTTAGCATAAGTCCATCACGTCTAATAGACGATGGGTTCTTGTGCAAACCTAGAGTAGAACTCCACATGTTCGACCACAAGAGCTATAGAGTAAAAGGGGCTAAGCCTGCCTTCTCTGAAGTGTACAACCAGGCTGTTACGACTAACACGGAAAGAACCGAGTACATTGCCTTCCAGGTAAAAAAGTGTCTAGAGAATGAGGCTGGCCCAGTGCTAGTTTTGTTTGATCGGATAGACCATGGGAAGTCACTCTACTTGGCTCTTAAGGCAGTCTCTGATTCATGCGTGCTTATCAATGGTGATACTAAGACTGATAAGCGTAAAGAGGTCAAAGACAAGGTAGCCACTGGGGAGATCGACATTGTAGTCGCCTCTGTAATCTGGGTGACGGGTATCAACATCAAGCGTTTGAGAACCGTTGTAGTAGCTGGTGCTGGTAGGTCTGGTATCCAGACTGTACAGAGAGCTGGTAGAGTCCTTAGAACCTACGAGGGTAAGGATGAAGCTTTGATTATAGATATCTGCGATCTTGAATCTTGTTACCTACAGGATCAAGTATACGCACGGCGATATCACTACAATGAAAAGTACCCAGGATACGTGTATGAAGTCCAACCTGGACCAGTCATTCCTTGATAGGATCAGGGGCGCAGTACCGATCTCACGTTTGGCGAATACCACACGTACCCGTACTGAGTGCCCCTTCCATAGCAGCAAAGACAAAGACCTATCTCTTAATCATAACAATGACACCTGGAGGTGTTTCGGGCGTTGTGGTAAAGGTGGGGACATCTTTGAGTGGATGAAGATGGAGAGACCGGAGTTCTCCTTTGCTGACATAGTCAAACATCTGGCCAACCTTGGTAACATCCCTACGAAGCCACCTAGTAAGAGAATAGAGATACTCTCTAAAGCTATGGCAGACTACCGAGGGAATCTCCGCTATTCCAGTAAGGCTACTAAGTTCTTACTGGATAGAGGTATTAACGAGGAGACCTGGTTCAAAGCGAACATTGGTTTCTCTATGGGTACTCCGCCTGATATAAGTATTGACGATCTAAAGAGCGTCGGTCTTCTATGTAGTAATGGAGATCCATACTTCGCTAATCGGATCATGTTTGCAATCCATGACCAGAGTTGTAACATCATCCATCTTCAGGGTAGGACATTGGGGTTAGACTTTCGTAGTGATGTAAAGTACATACAGCTACCTAAGGACACCACCATGGGCAGCTTCCCGATCTCTCAGTATCTATATGGTGAAGATCAACTCACCAGAGACATCGACACAGCATTCATCAACGAGGGCATTCCAGATAGCCTTATCGTTAGGCAGCTTGGGTTTACTTCCTTCGCTACCATCGGTAATCAGGGATTCCATATCCATGCTTACAAGCTAAAAAGGATCAAGCGTCTATATATAATGATGGACAATGATTCTGCATCGCAGGATAAGGTAGTCCAAGAGCTGGCTAGAATGCAGTCGAAGCTACCTAACACAGAAGTCTACAATGTAACCTTACCCAAAGAGCCTGGTGAAGAGAAGATGGATACCAATGAATGGTATCTGAAACACAAACCATCTAGCGAGCAGTTCATGGATATGGTGAAAGCTAACGCTAAACCAGCCATTCAGCTCGTCATCGATTCCTTAAGCACCTCAATCAATACTCATTATCAGATAGCAGAAGTTCTTAGCTCCACACCAGACCCAGAACGCTGGGTACAATACTTCAGTAAGAAGGTTGGCTGGCCTAGAGTGTCAATCGATTACCTGCTTAGTGTTGTATCTGGTAATGATAGGAGTGTGTCCAGTGGCATTAGTTGGACCGGACGGTAGACCGCTAACACCTGAGGTAGATCCTAGCCAAGTCTTTAAGACTATGGTCAAGCAGGAGGATGATGGTACGTACTCAGTATGCCTTGTACATACAGGCACAGGAGCGTATCTAGTCTTCTCTGGGGATGGGACTATCGAGATAAAAGATGGCTTTGGTAGTAAGGTGAAGACCTTACCTACTGGCGACATCGTAGTCAGTGGTAGTAGATATGTAGTTAACAACGCAGAGGAAACGTTCTTCCGCAAGCCTGATGGATCTAGCGTCCTTAGGATCTTTGGTGCCAAGGAACCAAACTTTGGTGTAGGAGATCCAGAGTCGTCATCTGTATCTTATCAGGTAGGGCAGCTCTCTGATGACTAGGAAATATATCATTGGTACTGACGAGGTTGGTACTGGAGCTATATCAGGTCCAGTTACTATAGGTGCCTGTTACATACCACCTGAGCAATGGGAAGAGTTGAAGTCATGGGGCTTCACCGATTCAAAGAAGCTCAAGGAGCCAGATCGAAGACGCCTGTATCAGGAGTTACACAAACGTGGGACCGAACTCGGTGTAGAGTGGTCCTGCGCTTCTGTCACTCCTCAGGAGATCGATAGTATGTCTCCTCTGGATGCGCAATTCAAAGCAGCTAGGACAGCTATACTGGTTATCATTAACCAGCTTGGTGCTAGGTTCGATGAGATAACAGTGATTGTAGATGGCGTACATGTGCTGCCTAACCTACCATCTGAAGTCGAACAGATAGCTATACCAAAAGCTGACTTGAACTATTTACCGGTCTCTGTAGCTAGCGTTATGGCAAAACATACTCGTGACAGTTACATGATAGAGATCAACAAAGAGTTCCCTATCTTTGGCTTTGATAGGAACAAAGGTTACCCTACTCTAGAGCATCTAACAGTGCTGTTGAAGCTAGGGCCAATCTATGGAGTTCACCGTAGGCATTATCTCAAACGTGTGCTTCAAGTACACTACGAGAAATATATGAAGTACACCGATATGGTTAAACCAGCCTGGCTGGAACCTGGTGTATGGTTAGACGACGAGGAAAACGTTGGAGCTCAATTCGAAGCAGAAGGCGGCAGTTGAAGCACCTGTTACAGGTGTTATACGCGTCCGTGCTACCGCTGGGTCTGGGAAGTCAACTGTACTACTGAAGCGCTCTGAGCACCTCCATAAGGAGTCTCCAGGCCGCATTGTATGCATTGCCTTCAACAACACAGTAGCAGATGAGTTTAGAGATAAGGTGCAGAGAATACCCGATCCGTGGGTATCAGCAGCCATATCTGTCTTCACTAGTTACGGCCTGGCTAACGGGTTGCTCAAAGCAAACCATAAGCTCTTAGGCATGCCCACCCTACCAAAGCCTATGCCTCCCGAGTGGAAGGTAATCAAAGACAGCATCATCGTAGCCAAGCAGAATGGATTCCAATTACAGGAATCACAAATGAAGGCTTTCCTTGCTGCTGATAGTTGGCGCCAGAGTGCTATGTCTACGAACTTCGCAGAGATGCCTTCGTGGACTATGCCGATGGAAAAGCTGATGGAACAACAGGGTAACGAAGCACTAGTCCTTCTATCTATGCACCTACGTAGAGCGCGCAGAGCCTCATCTACAGTCTTATTCCAGGACATGATATCTCTAGCTCTAGAGCTACCCAATGAGACGTATGAAGAGCTCTACTACAAACACCTTCTCGTAGACGAAGCACAAGATCTATCTACATCACAGCATGCCTTCGTAAAGAGAATCGTCCAGTATGCAGAGAGCACCACCATTGTTGGTGATGAGAGCCAATGCATTTATGCATTTAGCGCAGCAAACCCAGAACGGTTCAGATCTATCCCAGAAGACTACAACGCTACTGACTACGTACTAGACATCAACTATAGATCCAAAGAACCTATCCTTGAGTTAGCAAACAAGATCTTAGCTCTCCCAATCATGGAAACCGATATGAGGTTAGAGCCTAATGGTGAACAGCCTGGAGATCCCGTAGCCTTGTACAAGAACCAAGACGACGTCTCGTTCTGGTTACAGGGGCTGATCGACAGTGGTGTACCTCTAACCGATGTAGCCATCCTCTATAGGGCTAGGTCCCACATCTTACCTCTTGAGATACAACTCTCTACAGCTGGCATACCCTATCACTGTACTAACGGCTCCTTCTTTGACCACCCAGTTATCGATGACTTCATGAGTTACTATAGGTTCCTTTACGAGGGTAACCTTGAGGACTGGGTCTCGATGGGAAGGGTCTATAAGTACCTAAGCGTAGAGTCTATCGAACAAGCCTTCAAGACTGATCCTGAAGCACCGTGGAGTAAGTTCCCCGCGAAGTATCTCAAAGCAGAATCTCAACGAAACATCTGGTGGCGTATGAAAGAGTTCTTGGAGCGTATGGTTCCTAGGATGAAGACAGAACGCCCTGACGTCATTTGTTCCGAGCTTATCGGCCACGTTCTCAAGAAGAAGTGGCTAGACCATTGTAGTGGTGATCCTGATGTAGAATTCGAATATCGAAGCATGCAGGTCGCGCTAATGAACTGGTTGGATAAGTTCAAAACAGGTGATGAGCTATGGAGCTTCTACAACAACAGGCCCAAGAGCAAGGGTGAAGGTGTTACCATCATCACTGTTCACAAGTCAAAGGGACTTGAGTGGCCACACGTTGGTGTCTGGAATGTGGGTAGGAAGACCTTCCCTTTGAAAGATAACCAGCCTGAAGAATACCGTCTGCTATACGTAGCTGTCACACGGGCCATGGGCACACTATCCATATTCGCCTCTAATAGAGATGAGTCTGCTGGTGTTCTCGGTGAGTTGACACCTAACGGGGCTCAAGAGCTAGCAGAGCTGTTTGGATTATAGGGAGCACTAATGAACATACTAAAATGGATTCTTGGTAAGAAGGATGAAGACGATGAGAAGCGGGAGACACCTCCAGTTCATCAAGCTTGTCAGTATCATTCAACCTCAGGAACCCAACCTTCACAAGAACTAACCCAGCCGAAGACTCAAGAGGAGGTCCTTGAGTCTGTGTGGAAAGAGAACATCCATGAGGCTGGCTCTTATCACCACCCAGGCGCGTAGCCTCTCTGGTCCAGTACGATACAGGTTACTGGACCTAGATCACTTCCTAGACGAAGAAACATACTTACCACACGAGGCAGTAGGATACACAGAACTGCTGATACCCTACTGCCACCTTCTACGTAGCGCTTATGAGATAGCAGATGCACGATCTAACATCCCAACTTAAAGGATTAGATGACCTCACCTACAACCGGTTGGAGTTACCGTACAGTACGATCCTACACATTACGTACTCTATGAACCCAATCACGAACACCACCTTTAGAACCGAAATAAAAACATTTGCAGACAGAATCATAGAACAAGGAACCTGGTTAAACAGGTATGCGAGGACGATCAGTGGTAGACGACAAGTTGCTAAAGCTAACACAAATCTACAGTCAGATGCTCAAGAAGGACGTAGCTGAATTCGAGGATGCTTCTCAGCCAAGCAGGTTAAAGAGGATCGATGATCTGATTCAACGTGCTACAGAGCTGAACATCTCTGAGAAGGTAGCTACTCCAGAAGAGATATGTACAGACTACATAGAGTTAATGGGTGCTATGGATCAACTGCTGGAGCTTAATGGCTTCTCTCAGTTTAAACGTCATGAGCGGCTCAATAAGGCGCTAGACTTCTTCTCTCAGAGTCCTGGTGAGTTTGGGGATTACCTAGGCATGTACCAAGAGATCAGAGATGAATTATGGACACCGTTGGTTGACTAATTTGTGCTAGCTGTTTAGGATGTGAGACATACCACATTGTTCACATCACTAGCAGGTATATATGGCTCACAAGACCCCTTCTGGAAAACAGAGTACGGCCTGGGCTGGCTTTGAGCGTGCTATAGCAGGCGCTTATAGAAAAGCTGGCTTTGGAAAGGCAAAGAGAATTACCAGGGGCAGTGACTTTGGGGCATCCCGTCCTGATGTCACTGTTCCTGAACTCCCTAACATGATGCTCGATATGAAGTATCGTCATGGTGGCTGGGGGCATCACACTGTTTTCAAAGAAGAAATAGATGAACGGTATGTAAAGGGTACTGAAGGTAACTTCGGTGTCATGCATACAAAGAGTGGGAACGAGCGTGGATCGTTTGTAACAGTCACATTGGAGGTATGGTTAGCTATTCTAGCTAAGGCATTCCTAAGGACCAGGGATTCATCACTGTGGGCATGCCCACGATGTGCTCACGAGGTTGTTAAGCAGCCCCATGCAGTGCTAAACTTGTATTCATACAAGTGTGAATCTTGCAGTCTGATCTTCGTTAGCGAGGACAATGCTCGTGGCTGATAACAAAGGCTTCTATTCGGTTTCCAAGGTACAGACCTTTGCGCGTTGCACAGAGATGTATCATCTACATTACACAATGAGTATGTACCGTAGCGATACAAACATACATACGCTTATCGGAACTATGGTACATAGTGCCCTCGAAGATTTCTACGAGGGTAAAGCGGATCACCCGCACAAGTCCCTTCAGGGGGCATGGTCTAGGTTCTTTGAAGAACGGGACCTTGGGGATGTCTTTGGTAGGATCAATGATCTTAGTACAGACCTCTCTCAGTTAGCTTGGAGAGCTTCGACCAAGTGTCAAGACCCAAAGCTACAGATAAGAACAAAGGATGGCAGCATCCCTAAGAATGCTTCTATGACCTCAATCTACAAGAAAGAGGCAGAGAAGCTTGGCTTAGACGAACGCAAAGCCTACATCGACAGGCAGGTTGATAAACGCACTGAAGATCTAAAGGGCATCAGCCTGGTAGATTGCTATGCAGAAACAAACCAACTGCTTGAGAACTACGAAGAGATCCCTGGGCTTACAGAAGTCAAGAACGTAGAGCTCTCATTCTCAGAGAAGGTAAAGGATCCAGACTCTAACCGTTGGAACGGTGAGATCAGGAACCCTGTAATCCTACCGAGAACTAAAGACTACCTGAATGGCTTTGCTGACCTTGTAGCAGTGGTCAACGACCAGATTGCTATCATCGATCATAAGACCAGCTCTGGGGAAGCACCAGACGTTCTCACGGTCATGTACTGGGATCAGCTCTTACTCTACGCGTTTGCTTACGAAGCAGTGTTTGGTGAGAAGCCTTACTACATTGGTATCAACCACCTTAGGTCTGGTAAGACAACGCTTGCCCCTATCAACTGGGACATCGTTAAAGATGCAGTCAACCGCTTTGAGGACTCTATTACGAGTGCTAAGAGTGGGAACCACTGTAAGCGTAGCCCAACTGAGTTTGGTTCACCTTGCCTAGGTGGAGCTAAGAGTATGGCTGAAGCTACCAGAGTATGTAAGTACTTAGATGTATGCCACCCCGATCTACACAAGATCCTTAGGGGGTAAGGTAATGGATACACGTAAGATCATAGCTATCTCAGGTAAGATGAGATCCGGTAAGGATACCTTTGCAGATTCCTTTATCCCTACAGCTGCTGGTATGGGCTACGACTATTCTAGAGTAGGCTTTGCCGACACTCTGAAGATAGAAGTGGCAGAGGAGCTTGGGATTACAGTAGAAGAATTGACCGCCCGTAAAGACGAGCTGCGTGAGCTACTAATAGTACATGGAGCAAAGCGTCGGTTGGAAGATATACTCTACTGGGTAAAGAAGGCTATCCCTGATGAGGGCAATGTCGTAATCACTGATATGCGATTTCGTAACGAGTATGACTATCTGAAGGGACTACGGTCCGACAAGATGGATGTATACTTTGTTAGGATTGAAGCATTGACAGAGATGCGTGCACGAAGAGGCCGTATTATTGAGAATGATCCCTCTGAGACTGACTTGGATCAAGCAGTCAAATGGGATCAGATCATCTTCAATAATGGGGCTTTGAAATCATACAGCGCAAGGTGTTCTGTGATAGCAACAGAGATTGTAACTCTCATTGAGGGTTCGTCTCGCTATCACAACACTATGCGCTGTTAAGGTGTTTAACTATGGTCTCCGCTATTTACCTGTCTACGAACGTGCTAGATTTCAAACTAGTTATGTCGATAGACTCACCGGGTTTCTGGACTTCTGAGAAGGACGGAGCTACCCAACTATGTCTCGTAGCGGGGGCCATAGGTAACCTATCAAAGCAGCAGATCGAAGCACTATGCTCGCCGGTGACGAAGCAAGTCTGCGTATTCGTAGATGATCAAGCCTCGTCATTGGCTAAAGTTTTTACCGGATGGCTGTTGGACTTCAAGGTGGTAACGGAGCAGTCCTACCTGATGTTTGTCATCAGCCCTATCTCCGTTGACATCGCACTCTAAACTATTGTTAAATGTACTCAGTATTATAGTCTTGGTGAACCATGCCCAGTCCAAACGCACGCAGAGATAGTTTCATAAAGTACCTACGTAATGGGTACTCTCACCATGAACCTTGGATTGATGGGTGGGGGTACCATAGTGCTGAAGATGTGAAGGTGTGCATCAAGGAACTACAGGAGACTGATGAAGTACTCCACAGTGTCCTTAAGCTCTACACAGTGAGCCGAATGCCCAGACATCTGATATCAGCTCGGGTTAACTATGACTACAGTACCGTGAAGCGTAAGCTGGATCAGGCTATAGAGTGTATACTATATAGACTGGCGAATAGAGATCTCGAAGAGACTGTAGTAAAGACTGAGGTCAAGCGTGATAGATAAGCTGAAGCTTGGCGATGAAGTCAAAGAGCGCATTGAGCGTGGTCAGAAGGACACCGAGATTGCTGACGAGATGGGCCTCGAAGTAGAAGCTGTAACCAAATGGCGTACCAAGAACATGCCAGTGAAAGCTGTCGTAGCTAAACTAGCTGCTGGCAACTCCAACATCTTTGATCTTAGCAGCAGACTACCTGAGCTCTTGGGAGAGGTTGTAGCCTTCCTGAACGAAGCCAAACAGTCTGGTGATATGGAGAGTCGTGGTAAGGCCCTTGGTGAGATCCGACAGTCACTCAAGCTGGCTAAGGAAGTTCTAGAGACCGTTGCTCTGTACGAAGAGAACGAGAGATTCAAAGAAGCTTACCTAGATATCCTCAAAGAGGAATGTGGTGAGATCGCTAGAGCTAAGGTGATAGCTAGGCTAACCGAACTCAGAGACAATAAGTCTAGCGTAAGACTACCAGGTGATGGAAAGTAAACTAGAGGAGTATGCACTCTTAGTTGATGGGCTACTGACCAAACTAGATCTTGTCCATCGGCACAGACCGTTTAGGTTAGCGATCATTGAGTCTATAAGGAATCAGCTTCTAGATCTCATTACGCTTATGTTAGAGACACTGGAGAGCTGTGATGTATAACACGAGTATGTACGGTAGAGGTCACTACTATATTGCCCGTGTCCTCTATACCCTTGGTACGGATAGCATCTTCGTTGAGTTTGAGAAGAGCGATATCAAAGGTCCATTCGATAAGCCCTTCTTCATCGATCAGCGGAACTACAAGAAGCTGGTGAAGATCAGCCGTGACTTCATCAAACCAAACACTCTAGCTTACAACGATCTAGACCCAGCTGCTCTATACATGCCTGGAGATAGAGTAATGATTATGGAAGATTGGAATCCAGACCACCCGTCGAGAGTCAACGACACTCCAGGTGGCGAGATGGAGATCTTCTTTACCTGTATTGGTAAGTGGCGTGGAACCAGACTGAATGAGTCCGGCCCCTCGATTAACATCTAATGCAGTTAAGCCCAAACGTACCTATCAACAGTCCACTAGGTAAAGCTCTAGCAGAAGCCTATGGTGCTCAGACGGAAGCACACCGCTATAAGGCGTGTCTAGAGTACGTACGTGAATTGGTTAAGAGCTCTGCAGATCCACAAGTTATTCTGGATGCTATAGACTCTATTATCCCATCCTGAATGTAGTGTCCTGCATGTACTTAGCCATCGATACGTACTGAGTATTGTCTGAGGCATCTGCACTCATAGCTTCTGTTCTATCTACAACCTCACCACGTGCCGTGTAAGCCACGTTACCCTGCATTACTGCGTAACGTATGCCCGGTACTCTTTCAGAGGCATTCTGGCGTGTTGTATCGATTGCTGCCATCATAGTCTTTGATGGGATATCAATCTGTACAGAACCACCTGTGTTCTTACCAGTGGTACCTGTAGGTGCTTTACCAGTGGTACCTGTAGGTGCTTTACCACCTCCCCATGCGAGAACTCTGGCAGCGTACTCCCTGTTCTCTTGAGCAGGTAGCAGTCCAACAACGTTCTCGTACTTATGTGGGTTGAGTCCACGCCTACGTGCTTCTGCCATTGCGTTGTCTACATGGCCAGGACCAGCGTTGTAAGAAGCTAGAGCGAACTTCACACGTTCGACCTTATCTTTGATACCTGACAGCCTGTTGTAGTAACCAGAGAAGATACTGGTACCCTTCATGATGTTGTTCAGAGGATCTCTAGCTATACCAGAAGCTACCTGTGACTTAGTCCAGTGGAATGGCATAGTCTGCATTAGACCAATAGCACCGGAGTGAGATGTAGACTGTACGTTGAAGTTAGACTCCTGCGATGCGATCAACGCGATCAGGTTCTTATCTACTCCGTATTTAGCAGCAGCTCTTTCTATATACCCAGCAAACCGTTGAGTATTACCTTTGGCTAGTGAAGTCATGCTCTTGAGTACAGTGGTGTTCCAACCACCCATAGGACTGGAACTAATACTACCAACAGGTGTCTTTACTTCCTTGTGTTCGCCTTCATGTTCATGAGGGTGCTCGTGGGACTCATGAGTAACAACGCCTCTCTGTGTACCTGCAGCGGTTTGTACGTGTAGATGGAGTCCTGATCCAGCATTGTGGACTATGGCGGACATACCTCTGATACCGTTGATACGGGCCGCAGCCTTGTTCATATCGGTTATAGAACCCACGTAGTCGTTAGCGTCTCTGATACCAGCAGCGTTCTCGATGTGTCTACTTCCTACCACACCACCAACTGCAGCGTTACGAGCAGCACTTCTACCACCACCACTGAAGTGTAGTCCTTTGAAGTCACTTGTGATAATACGATGAGCCATTGCTACACCGTCACTTACACCGCCTACGCCATTACCAGGACCAGCACCGTTACTCCAGTAACCTACAGCGCTTTTCCAGGCATTAGCCACGTAACCTAACGCTGAACCAACACCACTAAGCCCACCACCGACAGTAGATTTGGACCAGCCCCATGCTGAACCTATACCGCTAGCTATTGAGTCTAGGTAGCCACCCTTGACCTTATCGGGACGGAGCAGCTTATCGACGTTTGTGTTCTCACGATTGAGTACCTGACCTAGTGCCCATGTGTCAGTGATCATGGCACGAGTCTTCATAGCGGAAGCTACAGGGTCACCGAATGTCTGACTAGGCATGAAGTCAGCACCAATCCTACGCTCGGTAACAGAAGCAAGCCCAATACCATTAGGGTTAGCGTAGTACCTACCTGGTAGGTCTGCACCCTGAACCATATCGTAGCCAATGCCATTCTTGAACTCGTTGAACGTAGCACCAGCGAATAGCTTGTACATGGAGTTACCAGCTACACCTAGCCTCATAGCCTCCTGCTCAGGGATAGCTACATTCTTGATGTAGTCGTTGGCATTACCATGCCAGATTGGAGAGAAGGATTTGAGGACCTGGTTGTATAGAGATAGACTTGTACCTTCTACACCATTCTTGTTCATCTCCTTGGCTATGATCGTTCCGTAGCTCCTACCAAAGATAGTCTGCCAGACAATGTCAGACATACCCAGGCTACCCCGTGAGATACCACGACCCATCCAATCCCAGACACCGGTAGCCGGTCTAGCTCCACGCCTATCGAGAGCTACTCTCCACTTAACGTTGTACTCTTGAGTTCCCAAAGCAATAGAGTGAGCTATCTTAGAACCGATGTCATCTAGGCCACGGAAGCCATCGAATAGACCCATGAAGCCACCAGCAAGTAGACCAAGTCCAGCACCAGCGACAGCACCTACTACAGTACCTCCACCAGGTTCAATAGCAGAACCAATGAGAGTACCCCACTGCATCCACTCAGCAGCCATGCTAGATGCACCAGAGGTTATACGGGCCCATGTGTCTTCGCTGCGCTGGAACTTACGTTGCTTCTCCATGGTTTCACCCATGCCCTTAACAAGCGCACCGCCTGTGAAGAAGTGATCAGCAGCACCACCTACTACAACGAAAGCTCCTAGTTGTATACCACCACGTAGAGACTGTAGAACAGCTCCTCGTAGAGCTGCTGTACCAACGGCACCACCAATTACAGCTCCGGTCGTACTACCACCTATTGCGTACCCAGCAGCAGCACCTACTGTAGCTCTGATGATATTAGCAACAGCGTGCTTGCCTTCGGTCTTTACGAAGCCATCAGTAGCACCTACCTTAAGCCAACCAACAGCTTGGGCTATCTTACTAGACTCAGCAAACCCTGCAACTGATCCTGCCCATGGGAACAGCTTCTTCATGGTAGCTGCGCCACCAAGCCTATCGAACTGCTTACCAATGAAGCTAGCGAAGAGTGGAGACGAGCCACCAGCGGCTATAGCATGGGCGTTGATCTGTCTACCAATCAGGACGTCTACAGCGATAACACCAGGCATAGATAGCATACCAACAGCAGCAGCTTCTCTTACTTCCTTGGTACTGTACTTGCTTGTAGCAGCCATAGTCATGATGGGGAACGATGCCATATAGCCAAGGTTATTGATGATCATCAGAGATGAACCACCAAACTTAAGTATGGCTAGAATACTACTACCACCCTTAGCGGCTGCTAAACCAACGTTCTTCGCTGCTAGCTCACCAGTGGTCATCTCATGGAGTTCATCACCCATGCTGCCACCAAGCAGACTACGAGTCCACATTGCTACAGATCTAGCCTGTGGGCCAGTGGTCCTCTTGTAGCGAGCTCCTTCAAAGGTCTGGGATGTTCCTCTGGATGACTGTACGCTAGCTGCCCTTACTCTTTCAGCCTCTAACTGTACTGCTACTCTCTTGTGGTGATCAGCACCAAAGGCACCGCTAAGTATCTTCCTGGTCCACTGCCAAGCTGTAGCTGACTTGGACATGGTCTTTGCGTCGATGTGCACCTGTTTAAAGGTAACGTCACTAGCTTCAGCACCTAGACCAAACCGGACGAATCCGTGCTGGTCCTGGGCCTCTACCATTAGCTTTTCAACATCTTCAGCGATACCCCTGGTAAGAGCTAGAAGCTCCTTATCAGTTACCTCAACATGTCCTGGTACATGAATAGCCAATAGGTTATTAGCCCTAGCGAGCAAAGCGTCACTTCTGTCTACGTAGTTCTGGAACTGAGGCATGATACCAGCCTCGCTCCCACCTGCGTGGTTTAGCAAGTTGATAAGAGCTGTACGCGAGTCAGTGATGTGTTGGGACATGAGCTGGATGTTTTGTACAAGACCATGCTCAATCATATTGTAGGTTAGAGGTGTGTCGAACGCATTGGTGAACCCAGCGGCTATCTTACCCTGTAGGAACGCTACCTCGAACCTACCAACCTGGTTGTTAACTAGACGTCTAGTCATCTCATCTACCATCGATACACCACCAGGTGCAAAGTAGTGGTGGCCGGTGACTACATAATGCAGCTTTACCCTGGAGTCTAGGTAGTATGGCTCAGCACTTACCTTAAGTGTGTCCACAAGACTCTGCTGAGTTACCTTCATAGCTTCTGCTACTGGGTCCCAACGCATAGGTTGACCTAGAGGCCTGACCATCTGAATATGGGTACCTAGTTTCTGGTTCTGTAGAGCTTCACTACCACCAAGAGCAGTAGCCAAGTTAGTCATAGCACCTTGCCAAGAGCGTGTGATCCTCTGCAGCAGGCCACTCTTGTCAGTACTACCATTGATGAACAGCTGTCGTACAGCGTACATACCAAGAGATGCGGCACCGGCTGTAACAACGAGCATGTTAACCATGTCATCGCTATCACTCTTAGCAAACGCGTTAAAGGTAGCAGCACCAGGCGAACCTAGTTTGCTTCTATAGCGTTGTAGCTTAGTCCATAGCTCTTCACTACGAGCCTGGAACTCGGCTTGGTTTACACCGTCTACTTCTACGTACTCTCCTTTGGTCGTAATGTACTTCTCAATGTTCCTGAATTGGTCTTTGATGACGTTGCTCAGCGAGCCTAGCTTTACTTCGAAGCGCTTCATCTGGAACCCACTACCCTTGGAAGTGAGGTAAGACATCTGGCCTTTAGTAGTTACAGGGTCGATACCCATGTAGTTAGCTACTTCGTCACCCCATGCGCCTAGTGCCCACTTGTGGATGTTGAGCCTTTGGGTAACAGCCATACGTACAGATGGAGATGCATCCTGTAGAGCACCACTCTGGTAGAACATGGTCCCAGATACACGAGGGTTACGGGTATGCCTATGCGTACGTAGCCACTCAGGGGACTTACTTAAGACATCCATGTACATAGCTATGTCGTCAGGCTTGATCGTCTTGCTACCCCATGTGGTGGTAGACATCGTGAAGTCCTGACCTGGGTACTGCGCCTGCGTGAATGACGTTGGGTAGGATAACGCACCGTCACCTGTCTGGTCACCAAACTTGACACCTGCTGCACCACCAGCTCCTACAAACGGTGCAGAGATACCTAGGTAAATAGCCTTGGGAAGAGTAGATATGTTACGAAGCGTTATTGCCCACCAGTTTGCACCAGTTGGTGGAGCGTTCTCGTTAGCAGACATCTGTGATGCAATGACATCATAGCTGCCGAGGAAGCCATCCGTAGTATGGTTAGCCCTACGCATCTTAGTGCTAAGTCCACCATCTACCTTATTAACCTTCTGACCGAACCCTGTTACCTGTAGCCAGATGTTGTTCATGAAGGTAGGAGCACCGTAAGCACTCGCTAGCTCTGCTAGTCCTGCCATAGCAAAGGCTACGACGGCGCCACGGTAGGCACCAGCTAGACCCATACCTCTAGCCATTTGAGTCTTACTCATACCTGGGTGTTTGACTAAGGTGTCATGTCTGTAGCCACCTAAACCGGAAGCTCCACCAACTAGAGCACCAGATACGAACGCTAGGTTGGTAAGGTTCCTACCACCATTAGCTTCTATGTCTTGGCTAACGTTGGTCATCTCGCGCATACGCCCACCGATATTGTCACCACTGTGCGCGATAAGAGCAGCCCTGGCTCCTGCCCACTGCATACCAATAGCAGTAGCGAAGGCAGATGCTAGACCGATGGAACCGATGACACCTGGTGTTACGCGGTACCTTGGTAAAGCTGCTCTGCCCATAGGCTTACCAGCATTACGGGTAGCTTCAGCAGCAGAGGAGATGATGTTCCATGCACCAGAGGTTAGCTTAGCTGCCAGGCCTAGAGGGTTTACAGCAATGTTGTACTTAGCTACACCTACAGCCAGACCGAGCTTACCAGTTGGTTTCCAACCATAGGCAGAACCAAGGATAGCTCCAGCAGATATTAAACCTACGACTGGGAAGGCAGCTGCGCTGATTAAACCACCAGCTACAGTATCAGGAGCGTACTCCCACTGGGTTTGTATTGCTCCGTGCTCGTTACGTGTTTCTACCTTCTGGTAAGGGGCAACCAAACCAATACCCATCTGAACGTGGAATGGGCCCTGGATACCTACGAAGTATGTGGTCTTAACACGGTTAGCCTGGTCAGTCTTAATGACCTCACCCATGGCCAACACACCTAGCATTGGGTGACCGATTTGGTTAACGATACCAACCATGTTACCGGCTGTGCCATCACCACGCATGTGGTTGTAGGCAAGGGCCTTCTGGTTCAGCTGATACCATAGCTTCATGTCGTCAGGATTGCCCTTCTTCAGGTAGCGATCCTTAGCTTCTTTAGCAGCCATAAGGTAACCAGCAGCCTGGTTGAACTTGTTACCAAGGACTACCCAGCTGTGCTCAGCACCTTCCATATGGTGAGCTTTCCACTGAGTGCCGGCTAGACCAGCAATGACGTGGTTCAGGTTAGCACCAACGACTCCACCGATGATACCAGCTACAGTGGATACAACCGTGCCACTTACGATGTGGCGAGGTGTGCTAAACCTACGTGCGTACAGGGTGCCATAGGCTACACCTGCCCCGAATCCAGCTACTGCACCACCCGCCCTGTAGGCTCCGTGGTTTAGGAAGTCGTACGTACCCATCTCATAGTTATTGAGTAGTGGTACCCTAATGTAGTTCTCGTATGCAAAGCCAGGACTAAGGCCGCCAGCTAGGACACCGGCAGCACCGATAATACCGCCAGCAAGAGCGCCTCTAGGTCCACCTATCTTTGCGCCGACAGCAGCTCCTAGAGAGGCTGCGATCATTGTGTCTACAGATGTAGAGACTGCAGTCGGGTTATACCCAGCTCTGTACATGGTAAGAGGCACACGAATTTGATCACCAAAGATTGTCTCGATGGTCTTCTGCGCTGTGATCTGTTCCCCTGTGGTTAACTGGGTAGCTGCAGACTGAGAAGCATAGAGAGAGTTCCATGCTGTGATACCTGTAGCGATACTAAACGCAGCAGCTCCCAGAGCCCCACGAACCCCTACGTTACTCTTGGCTGCCATTAGGAGAGCAGCCCCCATGCCCTTCATTGCTCCTGCGCCTCTGAGAGCGTTGTGCATAGCCTTCTGAAGGCCTACTGGCGTCTGCTTCTTGATAAAGTTGCGGAGAACACTACCAATGTGTTCTAGCATAGTCTTATCAATAGCCCTCTCTACAGTGTTGGCAGCACCGATCCAGACCTTGTTAACCGCGGCTACTACGTCAGCATGAGTTCCACCTTTGGATACAACAGACTGCATAGTCTTTTCCATAGGGTTTACGGTTGAAGGGAAGATGGCACGCATAGTCTCGTTGTAGGTGTTAAGAGAACCAAGAGATAGACCAGCCATCATACCGTGGGTAAAACTACCCATGACGTTTAGCATCTTAGCTGCGCCACGAACAGCCCATCGGCCAGCATGGTTGTTAGCCTTTAGCTTATTAGCATACAGATCTCCATCGATCTTATGGGCCATCGCTGTCATGAACTGGCCTTGGATGTCAGCCAGGTCTCTAGCTACCCAACGCATACCATAGGTGTACATAGCACCCATCATGATTAGCGAGTTAGTACCATCGAAGATTGACTCTAAGCCAGACTCAAGGAATCCTTTTTGGAACCCTGCTAGGTTAGGCCTGTACTCACTATGAGAGCGCTCATCGACCTCTTTGAGGTAGGAGCTCTTCTCGTACTGGTGGACGTGGCTTAAGATCAGCGATGCTGCCATACCACGGCCTTCACGCTGAGCAAACTCTGATAGGTCAATACCCACACCTAGGTCACCAGCGACCTTAGCGTAGTTCTGTACAGCCCAGTGAGAGGCCCACTTGTCTCCCTGTGTGAGAGCCATAGCCTTCTCATCCGCAATACGGATAGCGTACGGGATCTCTGGTGGACCCATTGGTACTAGGTTACGTCCAGTCCTACCATTCACCTCTTGGTAAGCACTAGAGTACATGTAGCTATAGACACCACGCTGTGAGTACCCACGTACCCGCTTGCTGTACTCTTCAGCTATCACACTGGGGTCAGTGATACCCTTACGAGCTAGCTCAGCTCCGATCTCATTCTTGAGTCCCCTACGTACATCTGTAGGGATAAACGGATCGACACGATAGCGCTGCTCAGAGAGACCAGTTACCTGTCTAACAGACTTCCAGATTTCATCAGAACGAAAGACAGTATCTGTGCTTAGCTTTGCGCTAGCCTGGTACATCTTATAGGGATCTAGAGACTCAGTGAAGTGCTGGTCTAGGATCTTCTTGAGCTGAACACCAGCTCCCTTGTCCACAACCTTTAGGAGCATCTCAACGTTGTTGCCGCCCATAGCTTGATCGGAGTCACGAGCAGAACCGATGAGCATCAAACCATTCTGGAACGCATAGACGTTAGCGTGGGATGAGGCGCCTGGTGGTAGGTTGAAAACCTTCAGGTTGTTCTTTGTGGCGAATGGCATTAAAGCCTTAACGCTAGCTGCGCCAGACTTACGATCCTGTTCTGATACACCACCAACGTACAGGTTTACAGTATCGCCACGGGTCAGCTTGTCACGGATAGCACCAGTTACAGCTTCTGAATTCGTAGATATCGTAGCTGATGTCATGGTCATAGTGCCACGACTCTGCTTGATGAGATCTGCTACCTGACTACCTAGCGTTGTAGTACCAGGCCCACCTACCAAGATACTATCGCCCTTATGAGCGGCTGGTAGGTTACCACTACGTAAGACGGCTAGCTTGCTGTTCAGCTCGGACATTACCTTCTTATCAGTAATGTTGTAACCCAGGTTCAGCTGGTTGTGATAAGGGTTACCCCAGAAGTCTGTGTTCTTACCATGTCCTGAGGGAGTCAAGTTAGAAGTAAGCATCGCTGCTTCTTGTGGGATACCAGATACTGTCCTTACAGCTGCTTTAGCGTGGAACAGAATATCCTGTTTAAACGGATGTATGTTCTTATGAGTCTCAAACAGCTTCGCCTGACGAGCAGAGTCAAACGCTGTCTGTGGTTGAGACATGAGGATATTAGCACCTTGTAGATTCAAGGTACTAATATATTTAGGTTCACCCTCGTAGGAGGTTACGAACAGCGAAGAATTAGGTGTCGCTTGCTGTCTGGCACCCATACCAGATAGTAATTGACCCTGGTCTTCAAATAAGTTGCTCTCGGCCACTATAGATCACTCCTAGGTATCTAGGATAGCACGTAGGCGTGGTTACTTGATCTGTTGACTAATGTTTGGCAAATTCTGCCTAGTTGTAGTGAGATCAGCAACGTGTGTTTTACCTAACGTCTGTATAGGAGCATAACTCCTTCCACCTGTAATCATTGAGCGTTCTTCATCTACACACTGTGCGATTACAGAAACAACAGCGTCTGCTAAGTCTTTAGACCCCATACTCTCGTCAGGGTTCTTAACAGGGTGATCTATCTTTGATCCGTTTTTTAACTGGATGTGGATGAGCTCCCTAATCAGCTTAGGACAATCGTCAGGTAGCACCACCATACCAGTGTTGAATTTACGTCGAGCAACTTGATAGATGTCTAACTGGTGACCACGGGAGAACTGTACTTCTTTAGTAAGGATACCTTTGGTGTATAGCTTCTGAACCAGGCTGGCGTTCTGCCAGTGGTCGAACGTTAACCTACGAAGGTTACGAGCCTTGTGTACTTCCATAATGATCTTCTCTACGTTCTCGTAGCTTACAGGGTACACAACACCCTTACCCCTATCTTGAGGAGTCCACTCAATCACGACATCGATGTAAACCTTGATGCCATCAGGAGTCTTTACAGGCCTACCAGAAGCGAAGGCAAAGCTATCTCGCTTAAGACCAGGGTCAGAGTGTGCGTATGAGTACACAGGGAAGTCGACACGAGTGATCTCATTGAGCATAACCTCAACGTAGGTCCTGTCTTCTACCTTCCGTGTGATCTGGTTGAACGTGATAGCTGACTTACGCTTATCCTCAATACACGCGAGGATGGCTTTCTTAGTGAAGAAGTTCTCTACGGTACCAGGACGGATACCCTCATGGTCACGTCTAGCTGCTACTTCGTCAGCTTCATACTGGTCGCGTAGCTGGTTACGTGTGAGCTGTGGGTTCATATCCCACGTGGTAAGCCGGAAGGCTAGCAGAGTCTGATCTTCCTTAAGTGGATCACCTCTCTCATATAGCCACTCCATGATGTCACCCTCTTCCCAAGCAGAGGAGACCACCATCTTAAATCCTTCATCCTTGAAGGTAACTGTAGATCTACCAACGTTAGAGTACATGCTCTTGGCGTCTACATCTGATTGCTCTTTGAAACGAGCAGCCTCGTCCATGCAGAACAGCTTGGCTGTCTTACCTACCATACCCGCTTGGTTGCTGTGACCACCAATGATGGTTAGGCGCTTCGATGGAAACTCAATACGGTCATCCTTTAGGACCAGCCTGCCGTTGTCCATCAGTCCCTTGAAGTAGGTAGAGCCTTCCATACGAGCCTTGGTGTAGCCAAAGACGGTATCCTTGGACTGAGCTCCTGTGGTAGCTACTGTGATGATGAAGATGGGTGAGTTCTTGATCAGGCCAAATGCCTTAGCAGGATCAGCCATCTTGCTGAGCTTCCAGAACTCATAGCAAACGACGATAGATGCAAGCAGAGTCTTACCAGCACGCATGCCCACTTCTAGGGCTAGCTCTTTGTACTTCCTACCCTTAACCCAAGTAGACTTGTCGTCTGCTACCATCTGCTCTAGCCAGGCTTCTTCATCTGGGTCGAGTGGTAGGTTGTAGAACGCTTTAAGCACAGCTCTCTGAGGCGTGTAGAGCGTTGTGATCTCAAGTACCTGTTCAGAGAACTCGATGATGTTAAGGTCGCTACTGCCACCTTCCTGTGCCCCACTGATGAGGTCATCAAGCAATCCGAAGGATTTAAAGTTACCCTTAGCCATTAGAAGCCTTTCAAGATGTTTCTGCTGGTATTTGCAGGCAACTGATCCTGGTTCTCTGCAGCAGTTTTAACAACGAGGACGATTCTCTCGTGAGTATCTAGTGTTGCTGGTGATTGGAACGTGTACATGATGTAGAAGAAATCACCCTTAGTCACAGAAGATAACCATAGTTCATCTAGACTATTATAGCCAAAGTTGAACTCAGGCACACGTACATCAGCACCATACGTCTCATACAGGTCAGCTTGAGATAGATCAAAAGCTACTGCGTAACGTAGCTGCATCCGTTCATCAAACACCCTGTAACCAAACTTGCAGTTAGGCAGACGTAGTGTGAAGTCATAGCTAGTGATGATAACGACGTCACCAGGGTGGCTGACGATCTTCTCTACACACTTAGTCTCCAGCTTACGAGCACCCTGAACTCCTCCCAACCTAGGGAGTACTTTCGATAGTGCGATCTCTAGCTTGATGTCTGCCATTACGGTGTAGCCTTCACTTCCTTGAGACGGCTAGTGAACGAAGTTTGACTCTTGTCTTCTAGAGCGATAGCGATGTTACGTACATCAGCTTCTGTTAAGAACTTACCAGTTTGTGTTAGTTCCCCTTGTTTATTAGACTTGAAGGTACCGGTACCACCTACCTGGACGTTTACAGTTCTACCCTGACCACCTTCGGTCTTAACGAAGACTACAGTCTCATAGAGATTATCACCAATCTTGTTCACTTTACGGTTAGCCCGATTGGTCTTTCTCTCAGCCTCTGTTACACCATTGAAGGTTTGATCAGAGATGATGTGTACTGGCTTATCAGGAAGCTTTAGGTTGAAGCCAGTGATGTTATTTACGGTTAGCTTACGGTTCTTGATCTGATCCGCAACAACAAGTTTGGCAGTATCACTTAGAGAATTGCCCGTAGGTTCAATACCTAACTTGGTGAGTGTGTCCTCTGTGACCTTCTTACCCACGTCAGATAGAGCTGGGTTGTCTACACCACCTGGTAGTACGGGGTCTTGTGATACAGGTGGTGCAATAAGCTGAGCTGCCTTCTTCTTGTTGAACAACTCCTCAGCCTTTGCTGCTGTGTCACTCATATCTGTACTACCGTTGTTGAAACCCTTCCACTCGGTACGGATCATTGTGATCTTGTAGTACACCTTATCCCTACGAGCATGGATACGTTGCACGCGAGCGATATAGACCTTGTAGTCGATGGCAGCGAAGCTAGTATCAGCAGCATTGAGGTAGCTATACATAATCTTGAAGTGGATAGGCTTACCTTCTTTAGTAAGCTTCATTAATCCTTCTTCAACATCGTTCCAGGCACCATAGGCTCTATAGCTGGTACGCTCAGTAGCATTGTTACTTAGAGCTCCAGCGATCTTCTTGTTGCCTGATCCCTCCGCATTCAAGTCTGGACCAAAGGGGAACATGGATTGACTGAAGTCTTTAGTACCACCAACAGCACGGAAGCCGTAGCTGACTACTTCTCCTACAATCTCGATGATGTCTGCAGAGATACCTAGAGATTGGAACAGTGGAGTACCACCAGGTACGTCAATGCTTGCGATGTTCTGTACATGGCTATAGGAGATACCATAGCTAGGGAATGGAACGTCCTGTCCATCCTGCCCGTGGCCAAGCTGAGTGTTGGACTTCATAGCTGGTAGCAGCTTGAACTCATACCTAATGACACCGTTGTCATCTGCAAAGACGATCTGTGGTTTAGGCAGTGCTCCAATAGGGTTAGATGGCACAGCGTCTATAAAGCTGTTGTCGATCTTAGGGGCTCTACCATCCTGCTCAATCTTCATTCCACCTTTGTCGTAGACATTGAAGGCAGAGATACCAAGGAAGTTATCTAGAGCCCCAGTGCCAACTAGATACTTCCTTAGAGGAGAAGAGAGCTTGGAATCTGGTGGTAGGAGCCAAGGGAACGCCCCACCCAATGCTGTCTTACCAAGCATACCTAACATGTCAGCTGGGCTCTTAGCCCCTTCGAACGCTCTGATAGGCTGACCGGTTAAGATAGAGTCCATAACCCCACCGAACAACTGGTTCACTTCTTTCTGGACAGCTGCTATAGCGCCTTTAGCTGGCTGCTGGATTAGGTCTTGTGCTACCAGGTCGTAGATAGGGGAGAAGCGATTTAACCCTAGCAGTTTGGAAGCAGGGTTGTTGAAGATAGCATCTCTACCTGAAATGACAGCTAGGTCTGTGTAAGCCTTGAGAGTAGCAGCTGTGGCATCAATGGGACCAATGCCTACAACGTTAGTGGTAAAGGTAGCAATACCAGCAGCTACTGCTGCAGCTTGCATAGCATTACCAAGTGCGTCAGAGGCCTTCTTTGCGTTCTTCTCTACATCTAGAGTCTTGGCGTCCTTAGTGATCCTTCTGTCCCTTGTAGCTACTGTAGAGCCTAGTGCAGAGTCCTGCTGCTTTAGGTTTACGTTACGATAGTTAGCAGCGGCTCCTGGGCCATAGGCTGCTTCTAGGATAGGCTTGGATACAGCATCCATGGTGGTCTGGTTCTGAGTAGCAACCGCAGTACGTGTCATAGCAACCAGCTCGTTGGTTACTTTCTCAACGAAGCCCTTGTTGATGATCTGAACGAAAGCATGGGTCGTACTGGTAGGTTCAGTATCACGGATGTCAGCGATACCGTTAAGAAGGACTGCGGCTATGTCTAGCCGCGTCTTATCAGGATCAGGATCAGCGAGTTCGAAGTTCCTAAACAGCCCAGCTATGATCTTCTGGAAGGTCTTGCTAGCTGAAGACTCTTGGTTTGGAAACTGTGACTGCGCACTGCTGGTTAAATCTGCTTTGATCAGGTTACCAAAGACAGTAGGGTCCCCAGCTGAATCTGCCCAGTAGGTATCCAGCCCCATCATATGGGACATGTTGATCCTTCGTGTCGGGTTCATCTGGTTGAATGCATTGCTGATCCTCGTAGCAATGTCTGCAGGAGCAGTACGTCTCAACTCCATAAGAGGAGTTAGTACAACGTTAGCGAACTTAGGATCTTCGTGTAACTTACTCGCGTCAGGGATCAGTAGAGCCTTCTTAACGAGTGTGACCAGATTAGAGTCAGGCAACGTCGAGTTCTTGATACCGATTAGAGCCTTGTCCTTAGCATCTGGTGTACGACTAAACATGGTAGTCAGGTCAGACATCATCTGATTCTGCATCTGTAGGTTGAAGTTGTCCTTGTTGATAGGCGTAGCAGTGTAAGTACCAACAGCGGCTGGGATCTCAGCCCATAGCTCTTCAGCTTCCTTTAGGGAGATACCGAACCCGTTATCTGTGAAGGCCTGATGGATGATGTTAGTAGCGGACCTAAACGTTGCTTCAGCAGATGCTGGACCTTGTGCCCTAAGTACAGTTAAGTAGCTCTGACGCTGTAGCGTAATTGATTGCATGGCGAACGGAGAGAACATAGTCAAGCTGTAATTGGCTATGACATGTTGGTTCAGTATACTTAGTTCCTGGTCGGAGAACGTTGATAACGTAATATCCCCAGACCCTAGGATCGATGGATCAAACTGGGCCACTGAATTTTAACTCCCACTTTTCCGCTAGATAGGTTGAAAAGTTTACCTTGTCCAAGTCTTTAGCGATACAGACGATGTAGAGATTGAAGATCCCAGTGACACTATCATCCACAGTCACTTGGAGTCCATTTTCAAAGACGAAAGATGCAAGCTTCAGAGCATAGCCGAGAGAGTCGGTAGTAAGACAGGCTTTAAGTATGTCTTCATCAGCCATTCCCTCTGGCCTACTGAGGTAGTAGTTCTGATCAGGAGCTTGCATCTCAACACCCTCTTAACCCTCAGGACTCTTGGGGGCTTCTACAACCGCTTTGACCAAACCCTGCCAGGTTACTTCAATGATCCACACAGCTAAAAAGCGAGGTATACGGTTAGCTACCTGAGGCAGAGCCTGGTAGAACATCTCTACAGCCTTGTCACGCTTCTCCTGGTTGTTTAAAGACTCCTTAGCAACCATAGCTACGATAGTAGCTGCAATAGCTAGAGCCTTCTTAGTTGTAACACCACCAACCAAACCACCAAGTACAGTGGCTATGATCATCTGAATCAGCCCACTATGTTCCTGTAGTAATACGAAGAAATCCATCTTCCTACTCCTTCAACAGTCCTAGATACTCGAACGTTGCCTTACCAGACTTCAACCTATCATGATGTGTAGCAATGGCGGGCGCAAGAGCCTTCATGATTTCACCCTCAGGACCCCCTACGTCCCAACGACTAGGGAAGTACCCATCGTGCCTAGCATAGATAGCGTGGTCGCCCAATACAGGTACTGTGATAGACGCACCGGGTACTGTAATTAAGCTATTACCACTAATACGCTTCTTAGGCAGAACCAGGTTACCTTTAGGGTTGAGTGAAGTCCAAGCACACAACTCAGCTGTAAAGATGGTAGCTACCTGTAGCATGGCTGCGTTGATTGGATACGGACCAGGATGATTGGTCATATTCACAGCACCACGCATAGATGAGAAGGAGATGGCTAGCATGCCAGTGTTCCTGCCCCAGAGGTGCTGTCCAAGCTGCTTGATGGTTAGGTTCTTCACGATGTGTGCTTTTTGTGTCTTAACATCATACACGACGTTGAAGTGATAGCCATTGAAGCATTGGTTGTACGTGCCCGCTGTGTGGTGGAAGACTACACCCTGGGGCTTACCAAGTGGGCGGCTTGCTTGTGTGTTCTCACCAAACAGATAGAGATTGAATTCGTCTATCAGCGCGCTATCTTGTTTACCGTACAACTTTGTTGCGTTTAAGTAACCCATGGTCTTACTCGTCCTTCTTACCCTTATGCTTTATAGCATCGACAATACCCTTAAACAGGGGTACACGTCTAGGGTCAAATCTAATGAGGCCCATGTCGTAGAGGTTCTCAGTAATGGAGAAGAACTCTACAGCAGCAGCTAGACCGAAGGCACCTCTAAGCATTACGTCAGATTTCATCACGAAGCTAGCAACTGCAGCCATCGTAATAAACACCAAGTAGCCGTTCACTTTACTGATGGTCATCTGACGCATCTTACCAGAGAGCACAGCTTCACCACGCTTGTAAGCGGCCTGCCTACCTGTGAAGGTATCTACAGCTACGAGTAGGGTTAAACCAAGACCAGGTTCGATAACTATTGGGAGCATAACTCCCGTGAAGGCGCCAAGGGTGGCTACGATAGGATGATCTAGAATACCCTTAAAGTTCTCACGGAAGAAAGCGTAAACATCTTGCATGATAGACTTACCTCGCTTCATCACTATTCTCCCAATCAATGATGAACTAGGTACCTAGTGTTTGCTTAAGCACCGTTACTTAGTCATAGTCCAGAAGTCCCACCCGTACTTCTCAACATAGTTCAGTGGGAGATAGCCATAACCCTTATCACCCCAGTCCTCACCCCAAGAGTTCTTGAACTGAAGTATGCTCTCACCAACGTCATAACCCGTAAAGCAGATAGCATGTCCGCCTAGATCAGAGTCCCCATCACGTGGGTAGCAGATCTTACCACCAGCAACTACTTCCTTACTATACCAGTGAGAGTAGGCTGACACACCACCAACGAATGGGTAGCCATCTGCAAGGCAGCGCAGCATCTCTTCTAGAGTAGTAAGGCGGTGATACTCTACGATCTTGAACCTAGGAGCACTAGACTCTGCATTCTGGTTTGGTAGAGTATGGAACGCATTCTGGTCGTATAACCAGTCATCATGCGTAGCACACCCACGGGTACTTAGGATCTTTACAGCGTTACGTAGAGTAGCACCACAATCAGATTGGATGTTACCTTCGGCAGCTCTTGTATGGTAATAGAGATACAGAGCTGACAGTGGAGTGAACTGGTTATCATCCCTGAGGTCTAGAGCTTCACGAGCTCCCTTAGCTGTTGAGAAAGCTGTACACGAACCAAGAGCCCCCTGGTTATACACACGAGACATCTTATCTCGTACTGTAAACCTAGGAGGCAAATACCCTCTCATCTTCCTGTCGTCTTTGTACAAGAAGTCACGTTCATCAAGAACGTCTTTGCGTAAACCAAGGTTGAGAGGGAATGGTGTGTACATGTTATTAGACCGGAATGTTAGGTAGAGCAGTATTAGGATCGATACCTACGTGGTAACCACGAACCAAGATCCTTAGGGTGATACCGGCGCTCGTAGTGAGTCTCAGGTTGTTTCCCTTAATTGCTGATACAAATGGGTTGGAGTAGTTGCTTTGGAACCTATTGGGAGCTACTACATCATGCTTGAACATCAAGCTAGCAGCAGCGTTAGTTTCATCAAAGAGGGTAACCGTGCCATTCGTAGCACCACCTACATTGATCTCCCAATCAGTAATCACAAAGCGACTACTGGCATCTTGAGCAGCGAATAAGATGGTACCAGTTTGTGTGGTTGTAAACTCGTAGCTATAAGTCTTTAGAGCTCGTAGTGTGTATGCGTCTGTTATAAACATTACTGGACGTCCTCCCAAACGTTAAGTTCAAATTGGAGAATGGTTCTCGTTTTAGGAATGTAGGCAGTCCAGTTGGCACCCTCTACAGGAGTGACACCAGTGTTAGGAGCAATGGCTCTCCATTTGAGACCTAGGTTCGTAACCATATCTCCAGCTACATAAGCTGTAAGGTTACTCCAGGCTCCTAGATCAACGATTGCTACAGGTGGATACTCAAGACTAATCTCAGCTTTGTACACGACAGCTGTATCGTTGTCCAACGTAGCCCATGAGTACTTGTACTGGCCTATAGATGCATCAATGGCTGTGAGTGTAGAGTTCACCTTGATAGTACCTCCCTCCTTAGGGACGGTCTTAAAGTGAGCAATGATACCATCAGCACTCAAGTCTGACGGAGTCTCACTCCCAGTAATTGGATCGTAATCAACGATGTCCACCAACATGTCTGGTAGCGTATCGTTTCTGTATACAGAAATAACCTCAGGCATAGTTGCTCGACCTCGTTCACTAAGACGTATCGTTAACTTCAATGGGCGTAGCCGGATTAGTAGCTTCATGCCTTCATCTCCACCCACGTATTGTTCTGCCAGACGTAGAACTTACCATCCTGGAAACATTCCCATTGCTGGAACCAGTAGGTAGGTCTGCTCCACATCCAAACTCTAGTATTAGGGTTATAGGATACATTGGCAAGAGTAATACTCTTGATACGTCTCCAGTAGGGCAGGACGGCACAGAAGTATCTGATGAAGTTCTCTAGGCCTTCGACGTTATTAGGCTTCCTTACGGAGCTGCCATAGGTGTTAGAATCGTCGTTACGTTCTACAACACCCTTAACACCAATGCAACCAAAGAAGAACTTGAAGTCTTCAGCCCAACGCTCGCCTGCATTAGTATTAGCAGTAAAGTCTCTGCCACGTAAATCTGTATAGAGCTTCCACATCTTCTGACCATATTGGTCTGCCCAGTCTCCCATGTCATTAGCGAAGGCAACGAAGTGTCCGAACTCGTGAGATAGAGTACCCTTGTTAATGTAGTTCTGGTTGATGTCGATGTGACCATCATAGTAGGTTAGGCCAGCATAGTTCTTGATCTCAGGGCAATCAGTTCTATAGGGACTCCATACATTGATCTCTCGGAGCTTATCAAACGCCATCCAGTTGTGACTGTAGCTGTAATAGATCTCAGTCATCCAATCTGACAGGATCATAGGGTGATAAGTCTCACCTACGGAGTTCAGCCAGTAGCTATTGAAGTCTACTGTCATCCACTCGTTAGTATATTTCTCACGTCCTGGCATGATCAGTCTCCGATTAAGCTACTACGTCGTGGAGTGTGGCAAAGATGTATGCGGTACCCGCTGTTGCACCAATGACACCACCAGCTGCTACTAGACCAGTCACCTTACTCTGAGGGATGGCGTCAAGGACTTCAGGTTGGGTACTCATTGGTTACCCCTATTACAAGTCAATGATTTCGAATAGGTATCCACCAGTGCCACCTGAGTTCTGGACCAGGGTCTGACCAGACTTTAAGATAAGAATGTAATCCCCATCGATGAAGATCGATGCCGACACAATATTCGGAGCAGTAGATAAAGCACCACTGTTAATACCTAACATAAAACCTATTGATGCGCCAGGAGCAGCAGACTGAGGCACCATTCTCCTAGAGCACGCTCCGAGTTGAGGAGCTCCGTTTGGACCTAGGACATTTATCCCGTTGGCTGTAAAAGCAGCAGTGGCATTACAGTTAGTATAGTAACCGATCAGCTTGGCGAGCTTTCCTGCAGGCACTGTGTATACTCCGCTAACCGGGAGTGTAATCAGTGTAAGAGTTGCTCCAGCAATAGTGTTAGATAGAGGTGCGTCGGCACTCGTGTTAATACTTCCCATTAGAACACCCCTGTTGCAATCAGATTAACTGTGTAGTGCTTAGTGATGGCATAGATCTTAGTACCGGTTGGGAACACCATATCGCTGTTGATAAACACCGTAGCCCCAGACATAGGAACACCTTGGCGGAACCGAATGTTATCTGGACCTAAAGTCCCACCAGAAGGAACAGCATGGATAACCACTTCAGCATCCAGGTTGCGGGCTACACTACCACTACCATTGCCAGCAACGAAGGTAATTAGGTTCGTTCCCTTGAGAGTGGCAATATCAACGAAGGTAATATGATACCCACCACCAACAGCACCACCACCAGAAGCCAGCACAATCAGGGTTGTTCCATCTAGACTGACAGATAACCCATAGACAGTACCCATTTCCAGATCACTACCATAGTTGTCCAGAGAGGCATCTGTTGTGGTAACGGCTGAGGTAGTGTTAGCGATGGTGGTAACTACCGCCCCTGGAATAGAAATCTTTCGTAGGGAGTTACCTGATCCTTGCCCCTGGCCGACGTACAGGAATGTGTTAGTAGTATCGATCGTTAGCCCTGTTAGACTCTGGAATGTAGCTGCCGTGCCTGTAGCATCCAGACTACCTGCAGAACCAGAACCAGCGAAGAACGTAACAACACCGGTGTTAGCTGCATCCGTTGTGAAGTTAGACCCTGGAGTTACCTTCATAATACGGTTGCCTGTCCCAGTAGCAATATAGATTGCTGTGGAATCACTGGTGATGCAGATGCCTTTAGGTACGTTAAACCCACCACTAGCGCCCGTGCCTTGAGCATCCGCTGCAACAGCATTACCAGCTAGGGTGACCACTGGGTTGAGACCTGACAGAGAGACACGCCGAAGTGTGTTACCTGCGTCTGTAAAGAATAGGAATGTACCAGCTGCATTACAGCAGATAGCTTTAGGGGCATTCAGAGTCGCACTCGTACCAGTAGTGTTATCGGTAGCACCTGTACTACCTGTACCAGCGAAGAATGTAACAACGGACGTATTACCAGGTCCAGGAACCACCTTCATAATGCGGTGACTAGAAGTAGCTACGTACAAGTTTGTACCATCTGTGCACAAGCCAGTCGGGCTGTTAAACCCAGCAGCACTTCCAGTACCCTGGGCATCTGTGTTGGTATTCGTACCTGCTACGATGTCACAGTACCCCAAAGGACTAATCCGTCGTAGTTTGGCGCCATCCAGAAAGTAAGTAGTCCCGGCAATTTGGGCTACGTTGAAGCCGGCTAGAGCTTGGATACCGGCTGTAGTAGACTTCGGTGTCATGTTAACGATGTTGTTCATCTCCACATGAAGTGTGCTCAACCCGTTGGCCCCGACTGTGCCAAGCAGGGAACCATAGCCTGGCGACAACTGAGCCGCTGCAAACTGTTGAAGTGTTCCAGGCATCTTATGATCCTCCTAAATACCAGAATAAGGAACTATTGAGAAGATCTGCTGCTGCGGGTGTCTGCCATGTAGCAGTCGTAGCCCCAGTAGCTGTCAAGAGCTGCCCAGTAGTGGGAGGAGCTGCGGCAGATATGTCTACTGCTGCTCCTGTAGTATCTAACCTTTGGGCGGCTGGGTCAACAGCTTGGGGAAATTGTCCTGTCGCTGGGTCTACCGTAACATACTTCTCACCAAGAGAGCCCGTACCTAGGTTAGCATCATTGTACCGCGCAGAACCGTAACCATTTAGGGTTAGGGCATCGGTACCGGGTAGTAGAGTTATAGCAGAACTACCGTGCACCTTAATCCCTGTATCAGGAGCTACGGTGAACCTGGCGTTCTTTACACCGCTTGCGGTTACTACAGTGTAATCTGTACCACGGATTTGGAGTGCACCACCAAGCCAGATAATCTCTTCGTCACCCTGCGTAGGTATAGGGAAGTCAACAGTGACTCCATCTCCAGTACCTAGAAGAGTAGGGTGGGTCATCGCGCCAGATAGATCGTTACGTGTGGTTACCCCTGTGGCACCAACTACCGTGAGGACCATATCGGCATCTAGCCCTGGGGATATGTTCAGCGTGGAGCCAGTTACAGTAACCGTGTAACCCATGTTGATTCTAGTACCATCCACAAGTACTAGAAGTTCGCCAACTGTAGGTGGAGACCACGACAACACAAAAGCTGTCTGGCTAGCCGTGGCAGTGAAGTTATCAATCTTCAGACCTGAAGTAGCCGCAGCTGCAGCACCAGCTGTCCCACCGCCTGAGGCAGCAGCCTTAAGTGTATGGAAGGTGCTAGACATTACTGGAACTCCACTCCACTTGCAGTAAAGGTTAGATCCGCACCAGTGGTTAGCGAGATTACCCTAATGGTTTCGTTCTGCCCTAGAACAGTGCTAGAGGAGAATACAAAAGTATCTCCTGCCTTCACTAAGAGGGTAGATACGATAGCGTTGCTGGTTGTAGGTGATCCACCGGTAGCTACCTTGTAGGCACTGAAGGTACCATCGTTAGCTGTCGTGTTGCACACTAGGAGCTCCTTTAGGATAGCTCCCGCACCAGAAACGTTAGGTGCTGTATATAGGGTGGTGGGTGTGTTATAGGCAGGCTTAGACTGCCCTAACGACTTTACTGTTGTTGTTGCCACGTTACCATCTCCACAACCTAAGATACATATCGACCCGAACGCTTATCTAAGCGCTATACCATCATCCAGGTAGCAGGGTCGAAGAACCCACCGCCACCAGAACCTGAAGAGACTACCCAGGCAGCTCCATTCCAAGTGTACGTTTCTTCTGTATTCGTTACAACCCTAACATCACCTAATGTGTTCCCAACTAGGGGAAGATCCACAATATCAGCAACTGGGTCCTGCCAGCTATCACCGTAGACCCTGTTTAGTTTGGTCTGTACAGCAGAGCTTAGATCGCCCTCTGGAACACCACCTACAGGGAGAACATATGCGTTGGCTAGAGTTACTTGTACTGGGTTAGCTAGATCTGAACTAGGAATACCACCTGCTGGCTTGATGTACCTCTGAGTAATACGGTACCAAAGTCTGGTGAGTAGTCCATTGATTAAAGTCTGTCTAGTATCCCACGTTGTTTCGTCTACCGGCTCTCCGTTAACGAAGTCCCCAATATCAATGGGGGTTCCGTCTACAGATGCCTCAAGCTCGTTTATCTTAGCTAACTGTTCAGCTGAATAAGCCACAACTAGACTCCCATCCAGTACGCCGGATCTGCAAACACATTCGTTGATCCTCCGCCCGTACTAACCATCGTTCTCTTCTCTGCTACGTTGGTGGATAAGAACGATGACTCACCGGTTACAACAACGGCCATAGGTACCTTACCTGAAGTAAAGCTCGTTGTATTAGCACTCACATTACCATCTATACCAGCTTCTATGTAGTTAGTCGAATTAGCCGCCAGTAGTACAGTACCCGGACTAACAAGCGTAATGACATTATCACTACGAACCCTACCCCCAAAGTAACCGTAGTTCAAACCTGTATGAGCAGAAGCGCGTTCGGCTAGATCTTTTACGAACTCCTGTCCTCTGCGACTCATACAATCCTCCAGCTACTATGGATAGGTGCCACTCAGCTAAAAAGTTCTAACTGAGTGGCACCCCTAACTACTTCCCTATTATGCCATATAGTAGACGAAGAAACGCTCACTCAACGTCATACCTGTGGACAAAGTGATAACACCTGTTGAGTGAACAACAGAGTAGTCACCAGCAGCTTCATCCATTACAACACCCTCAACAATGACCAGAGTTGAATCTGTGATCAGGTTGGTTAGACCAACGGTGATCACAGTCTGGGCAGCTGTCGCAGTTCCGGAGTACTTGCGAGAGGTGTAAACGGTTGGGTTAGTACCAGCGGTTACGTGGCCGTAGGTATTAACTGTGACGGATGTATAGGTACCAGCACCAACACCAGAGGTGTTGTGTGTGATATCGTTACCAGTCTTCGTCAGTACACCAGAAGCGGTGATAACACCAGCTGCTGAGAACTGAGAGAAGGCGAGGGCAGTTGTGTTCAGGGTGATTGGGTTGTTGGTAGACAGCACCCAACCAGTATCAGCGTTAGCAGTACCCTCTTCAGAGAACGTGAACATGCCTGCAGTTACTTCACCGGACGTATCAGCATCAGTAGCACGAGTTAGAACAAACGCGGTGCCACCGTCGCCTACTGTAGTTACAGTATAGATACCGTTGTCTGAGCCGTCTGCACCATTCTTCAGGAGAAGACGGTCAGAAGCGATTAGGGTTACACCATCAACTGCTGCAAGAGCGCCGTTAGCATCAGCTGTAATGACGTTGGCGGTCCTGGTATAAGCAGGAAGAGCAGCGGCAGTAACAGCACGGACAGATGCCTTAACATCTAGACCAGTGGCTACAGAGTCAACGTAACCCTTGGTAGCAGCATCCGCTGAAGCAGAAGGGGTTGCGAACTGTGCGCGACCGTTAGCATCACGAAGAACAAATGTGTCAGCAGTAGCAGCAGTAGCCTTGGCAGCAGCGGCTACGTCAGCAACTACGATTGTGCCAGTTAGAGCTAGTTTGCTGTAAGCAATCGCTGCTGAGGCGTTGATATCAGCATTGGTAATACCACCAGTTAGAGACAGCTTGCTGTAAACGATAGCAGCAGCTGAGTTGATGTTTGCGTTTGTCAGCGTATCGGATGCTACCTTAGCACCAGTGACCGCTGCGTCTTTAATAAACCTTGTTGTAACTTCACGTACTGACATTGGATGTCTCCTACACGGCTATTTGATACATCACGAAATACTTGATACCTACCGTCATTGGGGTGCTCAGGGTGACCTCACCTGCACCGTAATCAACGGTATAGTCACCAGCGGTTTTGTCTTGCGAGACGCCATCCATAACCACTAGCTCGGATTCAGGAATGACATTGGGCTCTAGTGATACCAACGTCTGACCTGATAATGCAAAAGCTCCGACTCTTCTGTTAGTAGCCGTAGCCGTTGGAGAAAGAGAAGTCATTGTTCCACTACATAGTAATGGACCACCGACACTAAACATGTTCTCAGCTAACGTGGGTGATAATGTAGGCTGATTGGAAATGAACGGATTCTCGATGTTTACGAAGGTCGTGTTCGTACCAAAATACGTAGATACTGGTAGCTGCCAACTCGCTGCTGCGACATCACTTGAGGCGTCTACACAGGGTCTCTGAGTCTTTAGATCAATAGATACTCCAGCATCACCATTGGTAGGTTGGTCAACACCATCAATTGCTAGGAATGCAGGCATGTGTAGAAGACCACCAGCCTGGTAGTTATCCCATCCAATGTTCACGTGGTGGAGTTCCCCATCAAACACATTAACGGAGTTCTTACTAACCACTGTGACAGTTCCAGAGTTGTAAGGGATCTTGAAGTGAACGTCTCTATCTACGGCTTCAATACGTAGACCAGCCGCCGAGCCAAAAAGCAGGAACGAAGATCCATCCGAATGAATCGGAGCACGCATCCAGAACGACACACCACCAGATTGTTTAACATCTGTTGGCCATGTCCAAGTGAGTAGATCCGGTACAGTTGTAACCTCAGTACCATCTGTGAAGATAGGTGTGGTTACAGGTCCCTCTTGAAGGGCTACATACCAGATGTGTGAAGTGAACTCTGTTGTAGAAGCAAACCTAATAACAACTGCTACCGTGGAGATCGTGTCACCTTCGAAACCTGTCAGGTTACCAAAGTCCAACACGGTTGGCGTTGATACCTTGGCAGTGTGGATCTCGTAGTTAGAGTTGGTACCAACATCTGTCCACTTGGTAAGAGGGAATGCTTCTTCAAAGATAAGCGTTGAGGCGTTGTTGTAGCCCTGTACAACCACTTCAAAGTTGGTAGGTGTCCCGTTGGTCAACTTGAGGATTGCGGAGGCAATATAGCTCTTACCAAGGTGGTTCACAGAAGCTGTAGTAGTATGTTCTACTCCTGTGACTTGGAGGGAGTCCTGAGTAAGGATCACCTGCTCGGAACCAAACCCGATGTCTGCTCCCTCTACAGTTGCCAGAGCGTCATTGATATTCCCAATGAAAGTCCAACCATCCGCAATACCATTACTATCGAGGTCTTTGATCGTCGATTGTGTAAACAGGTTGGTAGAGATCCCTTCGGTCTTCATGGCAGCTTTGCCACCAAACTTACCAGGGACTAATCTGAGAGTACCACTACCAAACTGTGTGACATAACCAGTACGATCAAATGCTAAAGCAGAATCAGCTCTACTGTACGAAGATGCACCAACTCCACCGTTATCGACTAACTGGCCTGGGGATAGTCCCCAAGACAAGTTAGCCCATACGTCTGTTGGTTGACCAAGACTCAAGCTACCAACGAACTGGAAGTTCTTGTTCACTTTGTCTAAGGCGATGGCCATATTGTCGCCAAAGTTGACGTTAGTTAGAGCCATCGCCAGTAACCGCCTTCATGTGCTCATCAGGAATCTTCCTGGTAACATCAGCTGGGAGAGCAGCCAGGATAGACGCTAGCAAAGTCTTCAGCTTAGCGTTCTCTTCTGCTAGAGTCTGGCCAGCACTAGGTGGGAACACCCATGCCCCAGAGGAATCTTCTAAATAGTCTTGCATGGCTACCTCTTATGAAACGATGGCTACAAGCCTACGAGCTCTTGGTGAGGATATGATATCCGCTCCACTTACATTTGAGGTAAGTGTTGTTCTTACCCTAACGATAGTGTGCGCTGTACTGATGACTCCAGAGTCATACGTGTACGTAGAGTAACCTGGTTCATTAGTAACTGCAGGGCTACCAGAGATGCTGGTCGGATACCAAGTTATCGCACCGAAGCCGTCCTGTAGACCGTACTCTAGCTGGAAGGTGGTACCTGCTGGTACTTTTACATCCAACTGGATCTTGATGTTCGCAGGAGTCTGTAACAACTGGATTGCTTTGGATACGTATACACCAGTTGGCTTATTCCTGATACCAAGGAGAGTGACACTTAGCTTCTCGATTTGGCTGGATACAAACGTTCCTGAGTTACTGATAACAGCCCGCAGGGAGATTACAGAGGCTGATGCACGCATGATGTTAACAACACCTGTGTGATCAATGCTATTGATATCAGTTGCAAATGCATCTGTAGAGTACTGCCATACAACAGTGGACCCAGGTACCTCTAGCTGCCTAGCTAGCAACTGTAGCTGATTAACTGTATAGGGGAACGTAACGTTATCAAACCGAAGGATTGTCGTACTTGGTGTGTTTGTGCACAACAGAGCGAACTTTAGATCGGAGAACTGATCAGGTGTCCACGTGGAACCGTTGGCAGATGTCAGTAGTACGCCTCCATGAGCCTGCTCGGAGATGACACGAGGGTTTGCACCAATCGTGGACTCACCAAGAGTAGCCTTGTAGACATAGTACTGATTGCTGATTGATAGCAATACTACAGAGTACTCTACGTCCTTCTCGCAAAGAACAGAGTCGTCAAAGATCACACGAGTAGCAACTGTACCGTTGTTAGAGATATTTACATCGCTAGGCATCACATCTTTGCTGGCGAGAACCTTCTCACTATCAGGGATACCAGCTGTAGTCCTACGTATCTGTACGATCAGCCTGTTAGCCTGCGTATCACCCGTTGTAGGCTTTGCTGAGAAGTATAGATCGATACCAGCTACTAGAGCAGCACCACCATTAGCAGTACCAAAGGAGAACGTCTGTGCCACTGGGTCAGCGTTCCTAGGTACAGGGTTTACGAAGGTAACCGCAGGCAAGAATGTCAGAGAAGTGTTCACTACGTTCGTAGCTGTGTAAGTTGTCTCTGCTGTCACAGTCCCGTTGGACAACCTTACCGTTCTAACACCTGAGATGATAGTGTTAGCAGGGATTGTGAACGTAGCAGTTACCTTACCGGTGGAGTCGGCTTTGACTGTGGTCTTACCATTGAACGGCTGTGCACCAACAGTGGTTGTTCCTGTAGGTGTAGCACTTATAGCAATCTGGTCCATAGTAACAGCCAGGTTATCTGCAAAGGCTGGGAAACCAGCAGCACTGATAGTCACAACGCGGCTACGCGCAAAGCGTGTGGAATCGGACATAGTGATGTTCTGAGCTGCGCTGAACCGTTGCCTGTTGATCTCGTCGGCGCTCAGGCTACCTGTAGTCACCGTAATAGAACCGCTACCAGCGCTACCTAAGACTACACTGTTGTTAGATGTAGCGATGTCAGCATCAGGGCTCACTGTCATAGTGGCACCCATACTGAAGGCGCTGTACTGATTGATCTGTACAGTACTTGTAGCATCTAGCTGACTCATACGGCTAGTGTCATAGATACCGCCGGCTGTAGCACTGGTTAGGAACCTAGGTCCCTCTTTGTAGCCAGTGCTGCCAACAGTAGTGAACGCTGGGATAGCTTCGGTACGATCCTCACCTGGGGTAATGAATCCTTCTGTGAAGTTGAATCCGATCTTGTTAGCGATGTAGTCTGCATGGTTGGTGTCCAACTTATCAACGTTACTAAAGGCATCAGTAAAGATACCCTTTAGGTTGATGTTGTTAGCAACGCCGAGCCGAGCAGTTACATTTAGATTCGTAATAGCCTGGTTATACTCAGCACGCTCTAGACGCTTAACTAGATCATTCAGATCTGTCATGGTTAAACGTCTGATCTTAACGTCCGTAACCTGAGTAGCTGCGGCGTTCTGGTTAGCAACAAGGGCTACCTGAGCGATACCAAAGGCACCAGAAGGCACCCCTTTAACAACAGGGTTGCGATCAGACTGTCCTAGGATCACATCGATCTTACCGTCCTTATCCATGTAGATAAGATCAGAACGATTTAGGTACCAGTAGTAGTCGATGCTAGAGAAGCCATTAGGTGTGTACTGTACGTTATACCCAGCGATCTTACCTGTGAGCCTCACAGTGCCTGTAGGACCGTCGAACAGATACACATCAGCCGTGTTGTCATCTCCAACCGTAAGGGTGGCGTTATAGTCAAGGACCACAATGTAACTAGCGCCACGAGGAACAGTAACGTTAGGATCAATGTTATCTGGGTCAATCCAGGTGATAGTATTGCTCGCGAATGTGTAGTGGGTGCCTAGTGAATACGTATGTACCACTGAGCTGATATCTGTGTATGTAACTGACGCAGGTGCACCAATGACAGGCCCAGCAGTAGGTAAGAAGTCGCCGGACGTTACGTTAGAACGAACAACGTTAGCGAAGGTCTTCCTGATGGATGCTGTTACCTCCCCAAGTCTGCTTACAGGTAGGTCTGATACAAACAAGTCTACAGCTGTACCCGCTACATGGACTGCGGGTAAGCTCTTAATCTCCCCGTTGACGAAGCGCTCAGTCTTAGATTTAGGGATCAGTACACGTGTAGGAGATGGCTTCTCGATGCGGAAGCCAGATACATACGCCAGACCAGCTTCCACAACGGTAAGCATAGACTCTGCTACTACACGCCCTGCAAGAGTAACGTCATCCTCCAACGGCTCCCGAAGGATACCTACTGTAAGAGCTAGGTCGTCAAGCTGCGTAGAGCGGAACTGAAGAACGTAGTCTAGCGTAGAGTCCTCTACACGTGCGTTCATCCCATTAACTAGGTATGAACCTGACTCATCATAGGTCCTGATAGCCAGAGTCTTGTTTAGCTCGTCAAACTGCGGTGGGATGTTGTTGGTTACAAGTTCACCAAAGCGCAGGATGTGGAGGGTAAACGCATCGTCATCGTTAACCGTGTAGGTAGGAACGTATGTGAGACGATGGGCACCAGGTCTACCCTGGTTCTTAGCACCCTCTACTGGGTCGTTCTGCTCAACGTCTTCGTTCTCGGTGACTACTGTTTCGGTTAGCTTGATACCGATCTTTTCCTCAGAGAGGTTAGCAATGGTAACAGTGCCCTGAGGGGCATCGATGATGTAGCCGTAAGCGTACACCTGCCCAGCTGTTACGATCCTGTTGTTCACATTGTTCGCGTCGGGGATTAGCTGTAGTCCAGCAACGATACTTCCATCCTTAAACAGAACGTCACTGATCTGTTTGAAGTTGTCATGTGCTACAGACTGCATCTCGTTGAGCTCTGGTAGCTGAACAACACGACCTGGGACGAACTTCAAACCCTTCCACTTCTTGGTAGAACGGTTGTACCTATCGTAGTAAATTGTCATTAGTTAGTCCCTTAGAAAGTCAGAATCACATTAATGAAATCTCTACGGTTCACAGCCCTTGGTATGGGCCTGTCATTGTAGATATATTCTAGGATACCAGGATCGTCAACGACTGCTGGAAGTAAAGCTGTCTTACCAGGATTAGCTAGTTCATCAGCAGCTTCTCTTACTAGACCCGTGAAGATCCCTAGCTGGCGGTAGCTGATGTTTGTAGGGAACTCATCATAGTTGAGCTGCCCTTGGATCCACACGTGACGTGCAGACTCTGTATAAGCATCAACACCAGCTACTTCTCTCCAGTTAAGCCCGTAGATCTCGATCGGTCCAGCAACATCTGGAACCACGAGCACGTTCTTAGTTACCTTCTTATAGCCGACAGGTTCAGCTATTAAGATCGCTAGAGGATCTGGGTCTGGTGGAATAGCGTCATCAGGCCAGCTTGTAGTCTTACCAAAGGACACATAGACATCAGTCTTTTGGGTGAACTCTAGAGCACGCCTAACGTGAGATCTAATCGTACCCACGCCCACAAACTGTGGAGTTATAACAAACGGCATCCAAACAACTCCCTAGCTACTGACCAACTCGCCACCCAAGAAAGTACCACTTCCTAATGTATCAGGATCTCCTAAGGATGTCATCTGTCTTATAACACACTTGGCCTGAATATCCGATAGGGTGGTGTCTGGTGTGAATGGCTCTCTTATGATGTTGTATACGTTTGAGCCTATAGCTTCAGACGCAAATATATCTACGGAGATAACTACATTTTTACTCAAATCGTCCACAGGGATGTCTGGAAAGCTAAACCCAGCGAGTAGGGCAGCGGCGTAATTGGCTGACTGTCTATCAAAACCAACTGTTGGGATAGGATCTCCAGCTAAAAGATTCTTACCCATCTCCGTGTAGAAATCTTGGATAAGGTCTAGAACGAAGTAAGTCTCTTCGAAACCTGATGGTGTTAGATCACCTGAAGGTTCACCACCATAAGCTGATGGAAGCCAACCTTCCCAAGGTCCAGCGACATCATCTGTCTGTAGGATTGTATTTGATACGACTACGTTGTTCGCTTTACGTGGTGTACGAGGGTCCTGCAATCCGTTAGGTAGCAGTAGATACGTAGCATCAGGGATAAGAGGATCATCATTGGTATCAATGTGTGCGTCAGGTTGTACTACGGTGAACCAATGCTTAACACCATACGCCTTCATGAACTGAATGAAGGATTCAATGCCAGGTACATCACCACGATCTGGGTATAGGAATAGGTCAAATACAGCTGTACGCCAGTAGTCAGCACTCTCAAGAGGCTGATCGTCTGAAGGAATCCAGTTCTCTGAAGGCTTGGGTAAGAACCTCCATGGTTCAAACAGAACAGCTCCGGGCATCAGAGCGGTTAAACCAGCTAGGATAGCAGGACCAGTTACGCGTTCGATCAACAGCTCTTGCTGGATACGAATAGCGTAGTCATCATCTATCTCAAGCGGGTTACGTAGAATGCCGTAGCCCTGTCCTAGGAGGTCCAGCAGGACACCTGTAGCAGACCTAAGGGCAGCAGCGTACTTCAACTCCTCAGACGTGTGTACGAGGGGTGAGAGGACATCTGCCATACCATGGAGAAGCTGACCAAGTTCCTTGGTAGGAGCTAGGCTATCTTCGTGGAACCATCTAAACCCAGTGGGAACAGAGTTCAACACTTTGCTGGTAGTTAGAGCCTTAACCAACTCAATGGCTGGCGTTACTACTTGTCTCTGTAAAGGCATCTTATAGCACCGATGTTACTGTGATGACGCCAGCCCTTACTACCTCTTCAGGTTCTACGAGAACATCTGTGAGAGGTTGGAATACGGTAGGTCTGAGTACACCTGGAACGTTGTACGCTAGGTCTGCAATCTTAGGTAGGTATAGAGACTGGCCAAACTGTAGAGTCTTTAGGTAATCAGTAATCTGATCTTTAACAGCTGACTCAACAGCAGCAGGTGCAAAGCCTGGGTCTATCTTCACCTGAAGCGTAATGTTGGTAATGATCTTAGGCATCTGCTTGATCTCATACGCGATGCCTAGAGCCTTAGTAGCATCCAGGGTAGCTGTAACAGCATCAATCAGAGACTGTGGTAGAGCGTCTGTACCATCGTCAAGATAGACAGTAAACCAACCTACACCGGGGTCATGCTCCTTCAGAACAAAGGACTCAACGTCAGGCACACTGGCTACCGCTGTACGAACAGCCCTAAAGGTAGACCTAGATAGAGAGTTGATGAACTCAACAAACCTGGTCCTCAGTTCGTCATCAGTCTCCTCAGATGAACCACCACGGAGGAAGCCTGTTGGATTACCTAGAGTATCTAGACCATCTGTACAAACCATAAAGGTCCACGAGTTATTCAGAGAACCTGAGACATCGATCAATGGAGTACCGGGAGCTAGATCGTATTCAGAACCAATAGATACAGCAGTGATTGGTACCAATGTAGAAGGCACAGCTAGGATGGTTGATTGATCAACCACGAACTCATACTTGCCGTCTAGAGTAGCAAACTTACTCGTAGGTGAAAGAATACCCTGCGCACCAACTACCTTAGGTATAGCGATAAGGTTACCCTGAGATAGAGTACCTTGTTTCTTGGACACACCAAAGGAAGCCGTATGGGCTTCTAGCGCATCACCAGAGGCAGTAGAGATGAATGCGTTGGTTACAGCTTCATCGATGTTCTTGTAGGTTAAGCCTAAGACAATAGCTACAGCGCGAGTCAACGTATACGCGTTAGACCCCTGGCTAAAGTCAACGATAGGTCCACCCTGCTGGAGGATAGCTAGGGTCAACTCATCGATTAGCTGCTGAGTGTCTTTAAGTTGCAGTGCCATACTGGTTCTCCATTACTACAGATTTAGGGATAGAGCCAGCTCGGCTTGTGTTCCGTCGATGAGACTGAAGTCCACCTGGATGACTAGGTTACCTGTTCCAGGGTCGATGTTTGGTTTAACTCTGGCATCTTTGATACGTGCATCTTTGAGCATAATATCCCTACACATCTCTGCAATCAGCTCCAGGGGTAGTGTGTTAGCTGGCTCTGACAGATATGTGTACGTTGGATTACCGTAGTCAGCATCAAGGATAGTCACACCATTGATGTCCTCTACTACCTGAGCAAAGTAGCCAAGAGGTGTAGTTAGCTCTCTGATACGCAACTGAACGACGAGCTGAACACCCTCCACTAAAGCTATATCTCCAGTTGAGGTCATCATAAGATCACCAGAACGTAGATCCTTAGCTCTATTTGACGCAGCAGTCCACGCTAAATCAGCACCCAGTATTGCTGGGTCGAAGGCATCAATAACAAAAGGATTTGCCATAGCTGTTACCTATTCGGCTCGTCGTTCTTATTAACCCGCGGTAGTACTGCTCCAGGTGGGTTTAACCCTGGTCTAGTCTCAAACAGCATTCCTGGTTTCTTGTCAGTAGCTTCCGCTGTGATTTTAGGAATAGCTGTTAGGTTCTGAGGTTCGATAGAATCCGCAGATGGCACCGATGGTGTACTACCTGGGGAACCACCACCTAAGTTAATAATACCAGCTGCAGTTATATCGATAGCTGAGCCTTTCATTGTAACTGACGCAGCTGAGCTAAGGGTCATAGCACCCCCAGCAGCGATGTCTATCCCTTGTTGTGCCTCTATGGTTACAAGAGTCTTAGACAAGAGCTTTATGGCCCCGTTAAGGGTCTTAGCGATGAAGTCTCGGCCTGCCTGGAATACTATATCTTTGGCAGAGTTCTTTTGGATGACTTTGTAGTCACCATCTACTGCTGTTGTGTCACTTCCCGTGATCAACCTAGAGATACGGTTAGCAGAGATAACCTGGTGGTTAACCCGATACTGATCTGTATCTGCTTTAGTCATCCTATCAGCCACTTCAGTGATCTGTAGCACACCTCTGGTGACTAAGATACGGGCAGCGTTGATTAGTATGGGCGCCTCGTTGTAGATGGCAGAACCAGCTTGATTATGGGTTACTTTTGATACGTTGACCAGGATCTCAGCATTCTTCTGTACTGTATGTCCTTGATCCTTATTGGCTGTAACGGCGGTGGCGATTCTGGAAATGTCTTTGAATATCTTTGCCAGCCTGTCAGAGAACCCAGGAGCAGTATTAGAATTAAAATCCCCGTCAACGTTAGATTCTCCAACCTTCTTACTGGTGTACTTGTGTACGTCTTCGATGGACGCTTTGGCCCTGTTCATGACTTTAGCCAACCACATAGCAGACCCGCGTACGATAGCCTCGTCGTCTTCTTCGTACTTAGCTGGGTTGTTCTTGGTTGGTGGATTGATCTTTGATGCTGGGTTCTTACCAGTCTGAGACTGAGACAACAGACACTGTGCTGCCTTGGTGTTGGTTTGTACCTGGTTAGTTACAGATGACGCGGCCTTTGAGACTTCCCCTAAGGCTACCGCTGCTGCTGTTTGGAATGACATTAGATAACCTCGCTGATGTTCAGGAAGATCTCACGGTTAGGTAGGATTTCTACAGGCTTCGCCATCTCGTCAGCATGCTCAAGTAGCTCCTTAACACGCTCCTCCTTATCCTCATCTACTATGGTGAGAGACTTAAGAACCATGTCACAACGGAGTAGAGCACCAACGACGCCACATAGCTGTGCTAGATCACTACCAAGAGGCCCACCAATAGCTAGTGTAGACTCTACCAGCTGCTCAATAGCATAAGTTAGAGACTCACTACCAGGTAACAAAGGTCTCGTGGCAAGCAGCTCAGTTAAAAACATGACAGCTTCAGGAGACTGCTGTAGGGGTTCGATTACGAGAACACTATTGAGGATATCCCAAGCAGCTGTTAGTGCGTCTAGATCCTGCTTTTGTTCAAAGGGGACCTTATGTTGGAGTAGTGCTAGGTAAAGAGTATCGAAGTCTACAGTAGACGCACGTACCTGCTCGATGAACAAGAGTGATGTCGTAGAGATGTCTGTCTCAACAAGCTGGAGTGCAATTCTCTCTGCAGGGGTTAGTGCAAGGATATACTTCATACTGAGGATCCAACGCTGAACAGGTGTAGTGTACGTCTGGATCCTAGGGTCTGCTCCCATGATGATGATAGGGATCTCAAGAACTCTAGCGTCGATCTGACCTAGGTCAAAGATCACAGCTTGGATAGTTGCTACACCACCACCGCCGATACCCTCACGGGTTGCAACGAGTGCTGGGATATCGTCTACTAACTCATCCAGCGTACCAGCATAAGGATCGTTACCTATAGCTGCATGGACCAGTGTGCCTGGCATAGAACCAAACCTAGTCTCTGGCGAAGCTGCTATGTCTGATGCAGTAACTAGATCTACAATAGCGTTGTTGTACGCTGTAATGTCCCCAGGTAGCAGAGTCTCACCGTTGTTGATCTTCTCCATGATAGTTGGATCTAACGTTTGAGGAGGCGGAGTAAAGGCATTCCACCACTTCAACGAACGAGCTGTACTCGAAGCAAAGCTACCAGTTTCATCAGTCTGGAAGTTATATGTGCAGAGTCCTTTGATAAGAGCTCTGATAGATAGTCTTAGGCTCTCAGTAAACTCATCCTCAGCGAACTTCTTTGCAGCGTCACTGATGTTAGTCATAGCAGCTGCTAGGTTTTGATGTTGACCAGCTACGTTGTTCAGATCCTGTGCGAGACTGATGTCTTCCTGTAGTGCAGCAGCAGGGTTACCAATAGCCTTGAAGATATTGGAGTCACTTCTAAACTGGTTGGTGTTAACCAACGTGCAGTCTGGTGGGCTGTCGGCAGATGAATCTACCAACCCAGGGATCTGCTTGGGTACCGTCTCAATGACTTGTTTAACACCTGAGCCTTTAGGTAGATCTGATTTGACATTAGGATCATTAGGAACAGCTACACAGGGCATAACAGGCATAACCCTATCCATGAAGTTATCTATAGACATAGCGCTACTGGACAGTCCTGGGGTAGGAGGGATCTCTACATTCTTAGCGATCTCCTTGGACTTCAGAGGGTCGTTAAGATCCTCCATAGTATAGCCAGCATCCTCGATAGCCACCTTGATAGCGAACTTAGCATCCTCTGCCTTCTTAGCATCACCTGTAAGAGGACCGGTTGGTGGAGTAGACGCAGCAGTCATACTATCGAACATAGATATGATCTGGCCAAAGCCACCGAGAGTCTGCCATACACTACCAGCTAACGCCAGTAGAGGTAGAAGCATAGCCATGATATCAGTCATACCCTGAGAGTACTTAGCCGTCTCCATACTTACAGCTTGTCTATCCGGTAAGCCTTCAACAGGTAGCTTAACGTCATCAACGTCAGAGAAGGTCATCGCCTGCTCTACATCACCAGGTCCCTTACCAGGAAGGCTAGCCTCAATCATATCCTGCTTGCTAGGAATTCCAGGAGAGTCTTTGATGACCTGTAGGTTGGAGACGATCTGCTCCAGGCCCTCGGCTTCCTTGATGAGCTTCTTAGCAACATCAGGATCGGTAGCTAAAGCAGCTCTCGCACGTTTAGAAGCGGCAGCGGCAGTAAAGGCTGGTCCACACTCGTCTACGGTTTCAGCTTCAGCCATTAGATACCTGCCAGAGGGTTAGTGAGACTACCAGACAAGATCGCAGATAGCACAGCTTCAATGCGTATCTTTGTTGCGTTAGCAGTCTGGATAGCCGCTGATGTCATGTTCTCAGCTGACTTAACTGCATCATCCGCAGCAGCCTTAGCCAACTTAGCTGATTCACCAGCAGTCGTAGTGGACTGTTTGGTAAGGGCTTCTACGTCAATAGCAATAAGCCCTGGGTCACGCATGTACTTCAGGACTTCGAATGGGATCTGACCGTCTAGAGGAATGTTTGCCATTATAGCTGCACCACAATATATGTAGTCTTATCAGACGTGAGGTACCAATCACCTGTCACGCTCTTATATCTTACACCAGCACCACCCAAAGCCAACTTGATAGCGGTCATAAAGGACGCATCGTTGTTGTTATTGGATAGAGCTATGTAAGATGTACCAGCACCAGCTGAGATGGTACTCAGTTTAGCTAGCGGTGCTAAAGCGGTCATGATGGTGGATAGCTGTGCAGGATCTCTATAGTTGAGGATATGTAGATAATCAGCAGTGCTTGCAGATGGGTCATAAGGCTTAGTGGTTCCAGCTGGTGATTGATAACCACGCTGTTGCAGATCAGCAATATAAGACTTCAGCTGGTTTAGCTTCTTAGCCTTCACAGCTAGATCCTTCACCTGGGAAGCCTTGTTCTGAACATCTTTCAGCTTGGTCTTCATACTGTCCAGCTGGGCGTGAGACTTATCCATACGTGCTTCAGATGCTGTCTGTGCTACACCAGTAGACCTAGCGTTGGTCTTAGAGCCTTCTGCTGTATGGGGCTTAGCCTTGAACTCAGTTATAGAACCATCGTGGCACTTGAACTTAAAGCTACCACCCTCAGCCATCTCGAACTGAGACTTATGATAAGCTCTGTCCTCTAGCAACATAGGATGAAATGGAACCTTCTGTGCTGCTGTATAGAAACGGTTACCAATAGTAGCCTTCGTGTAGTTGGTTACAAGACCGTTCTCAAACGTAACTTCTACCAACTGTCCTATGTGAGGTAGGTTGTGTTTACCCCATCCTGATCCACCATCCGTGACAGACACCTTGATGTTCCTAAGAACCATGGCCTGTCCGTTGTTACCGTTGATTCCACTTAGCTGAACGTCAGCTGTATAGTCTACAGGGTTAACGTTGAGTATGTAGCCAATCTGCCTAGGTGTATGAGAGGCATGCTTAGTGATCGTATTATCACCAACGTGCATGAAGTTGGGGTCACGAATATGCTCTAGGGAGAAGTTATACATTAGGACTCCTGTTTAACTGTAGAAGGCTCCTTGGTGGTGTATGTAGTAAACTCTCTAAGGCTCTCTTCAGTAGCACTAATCATCATGCTGGTTCTGAAGCCTTTCTTAGCACCTGAACCACTGAACAGATGTACTACAGACTCAACCCTAAACATGTTATCAGGTGGTGGATAGAGACCTACTCTCCACAGCCGTACTGCCCTAGCGGGAGTCATAGTAGCGTCGCCTTCTACTTCGATGGCGCCAGCTCTGACATCCTTACCCCATAGCTGCAGCATAGCATCTAAGAAGGCAGCAGTTTCCATCACAGACTTATCAGACGTGTCATCAAAGATGAACCTGGTCTTCTGTGCCATGTCGAAGCCATGTACCTTAGTAGGATCTATGTAGCCTATGTTGGCAACACTGTTATCACCCTCAGGGCCACTGTTAGATACTACGAACTTGGTAATCGTACCAATGGTCGACCACTCCATAGTTCCAGATAGAATTGGCTGTGGTTCACCATCTGTATGAGAAGCATCTATCGTGACTGGGTTCCTGAAGTAGTAGTCCTTTGGTTTGTAGCTGATCTTCTCGCCGCTAAGAAGTTCTATATCACCCAAGAGAGTACGACGTGTATCCCAATAGACATAACCACTGGCGTCGGCATAGATCTCCATAGGTGTTGGCTCAACTGTAGACAGATGCTTGATCAGCTCCATAGGGAACCTGTTGTGCACGAAGAGCTGCTGACCCACCTTACTCCCAGTACCGTTTACACCATCCTGCTGTGCAGAACCCACCGTGGTACCAATAGCCTGTCTACCAGATTCATGTGTGTAGATACGCTCGTCTGGGATAGCTGGTGCACCATCGTAGAAAGTACCAGAACCATCTCGGATCAGGGCACGAATCAAAGCTTGTCTACCACCCTGTAGGAATGGAGTACCAGAGCCTTCTGTCTGCTTCTGTCCAGCCACGTACGTATCGGTGAACAGTTCTGTAAGCTTGTTGTCGACTAGAAACCTAATAGGGTCTCTCAGTGCAATCGTAGCGATAACTCTCGTAGGAGTTAGCTTGTAGCTCACAGTGTCTACGTAGCCCGTAAAGACCCTTGTTAGGTGGGCTAGGTCTGGTACCCCATACAGGTCCTCTGTCCACCCCATGGTGATCGTGAGAGGCTGCTCAGGATGTGTTGGCGCAGGTAGGAAAGGCTCAGTAGGATCACTGAGATCTAAAGAGATAGTTATTACAGCTGTGTCACAGGCCCAGAAGCGAGTTTGGTTCACCTTAATAGCAGTAAGGACCCACCCGTCTGAGAAGAAGGTTCCGGAAGTTGCTCCACCCGTAAGTGCAGGTACAGTTCCGAGGATCTTCGTGAACTCAGTCGGATAGGTCGATTCTGCTATAGGTACCCTTGTGAACAGAGGGAACATACCCTCTAGCGCACGCCCATTCTTGAAGCCAAAGACAATAGCCGCAGGTACGCGGTCTGCCATTTTACCCCCAGATTATGTATCAGTAATACCAGGTAGTGCAGTACTTGCACCAGGTACATTCTCGTACTGACCAACAACGTGATCAGCGTATACACGAATACCTTCGCAAACACCCTGCCACTGGGTAGCTACAACCTGTTTACCAGAAGTAGCAGCAAAGTGGAATGAGTCTAGCTTAGCACGCACGAGTTCGATACGACCATCTGGGTCACGCATTGGATCAGTAATAGGCTGTAGTGCTGATAGAAGGGTTACCTTCTTGTTCAGCTCACCGTATGTGTTTGTGTTGAAGGTAATCTGGAACCTAGGACTACGGTTGAAACGAATCATACGAGTCATCTCAGAGAAGCCGAAGCTCTGCTTGAGTACGTTGACGTCGAGCATTCCCTTTTCCATAACCCAAGCGATCTGTACCTCACCATCAAGGTAACGGGGGATACGCTCGTTCAGTCCTAGATACGCCTCAGTAGCGTTTCTAATAGTTACAACGATAGACGTGAATGAACCAAACAGGATCATTGTACCGTCAGATGCGTCGCTTACCCAGCAGTCTACGTCAAATCCCTGAATGGGATCCGGGCCTGCGTGATCTGTAATCGATTTGATAGTACCAGCCACGATTGAACTCCTTATCCTAACAATGCCCTTAGACCTGCGCTAAACGCTTTACCGGCTAAATCCTTGGCCGCACCTGCACGTTCTTCCCGTTTGATGCTCTCCAAAGGTAGCCGTGTATTAGCCTGTCCTACAGGCCACGTATCCAACGCGGCGTTTGAGTCTCCCCGTTCGCCTTTGTTGGAATGCACAACGTTAGGTGGATCGCCTGCTAGAGATACAATCTCCTCGGCTACTCCTAACCACTGTGTGGCAACAACCTGCTTACCAGCACCTGCATCAATATTGAACGAGTTTACCTTACAGCTTTTGAGCACAAAGCGTCCGTTCACATGTCTTTGGAATGTTGGTAGTGGTTCACCATTGATCGGAGCAAGAGCTCTAGTTGGTGATAACCCTGTTGCATTCGTAAGAACATCTAGCAAACCACCTGCTCTACTGAGTGACTGATTCTCTGGTGGTAGGTCACTGTAGGGCCTCTGACCGTACGAGACGACCCCATTGAGCTCAGACTCCCACTTATCATCAATGTAGTTGTAGCTAGTCGTATTGATGTTGAAAGTAATGTTGAACCTTGGAAGAACGTTGTAGCTGGTCCTACGACCAAGTACGTTTACTCCAAATGTTTCTTGAAGAACACCCATATCCACCAGACCCTTATCAAGTCTGAAGACTATTTGTACTTCTCCGTCCATATAAATTGGAGTGCGGGAATCAAACTCTAGATATGCCTCAGCTGTGGTTTTGATACCAATACTGACAGATTGGAACTGACCTAGCAGAACCATACCACCATGATGATGACTATCTGCTAGAGGACTCTTAAGCAGGGAATCCTTCATCTTGTCTACGAGATCTATACGCTGGATCCATACGTCAACGTCAAAGCCCTGGAAGGGATCTGGACCAGCGTGGTCTGTTACGTTGCGAATGCTACCAGGTCTAGGTGGCTCAGCAGGCGGGTTGATAATCCTATCAAGCAGAGGACGTTCAGTAGATGTGGGAGCTACCTCAGAAGAGGTACCAGGTGTAGGCAATGTGGCAGCAGGCAGACCACCCAATGATGGAAACGCCTCGCTAAAAAGCTTGCTTGGGTCAGCAAGAGGCCCACCGTGACGAGCATTAAGGATAGCAACCTGGTTCTGCTCTTCTTTAGGAAGAAGGTCAATGTACACCCTGTCATTAACAAAGGGTGGGATTGGCGGTAGTTCCTGGTCAGCCATTACTTAGCTCGCTTCCTCTTAAGTACTGGCTTCTTTTCAGCAGGTACGTCAACGGTATCTGGTGCTGCCATAGCGAGAATATCAATAGACTCCACTTCAGTCACAGCTTCCTTCTCTTTTGTAATGAGGCCAAAGCGGCATACAGGTATGCACTGGTTACAATCAATACATGAAAAGGAGTTGATCCTGACCTTGCCAGGGAGAATGTTTGTGATAGTCCCAGGTACGGGGCACGCTGTAATGCAGTCCCCGCACCTATAACAGAAATCAGATACCGCTAACATTAATTACCCTTACGCTAGTACATCAGCCGCTAGGAACCTACGTACTCCGATTATCACGTGGTCTGCAGGGAATACAGGCACGAAGTAAACTTCTGCACGGAGATAGCCGCTTGCCACACGATCAGGTGGGTTGTTGGTACTGTCAACAAGCGAAGGCTTGGTAGCAGCAATAACCCCTCTGGCTAGCAGTAGACCCATGTAGGTATCTAGCTGCTGCTTGAGCTGGTTACGCATAGCCGTAGTGTTCGGCTGAGACTTGACCCACTGGATTGCACGGAACAGGTCGGACTTGATCTGATTATACACCCTGCGGACAGATACCCAGTACCATGCACCATCAGAAGACAGTGTACGGCCGTTTAGGCAGTGGAATCCACCGGTTGCAATATCAAGAACAAGAGCTTCCATACGAGCCTTGGTGTAGTTGTTGAAGGCCTGCCCTGTCATGACGGTATCAACTTCTACGATGTTCTGGATGAACGGAGAGCTGCTACGAGCTGCAGGCGATACCTGGATTGGTGTAGCTACCAAGTGTCCTGCGTACAGACCATCTGGAGAACCACCGAACCTAGATAGACGTGGCTGACCAGCGTAAGTAGCCCAACCAGCAACCATGACGGCAGAGCCAGTCGTAGTGTTGAATGGAGAGCTCACTGTATCCAGAGTCTCGATAGGCATGTTCTTGCCAGCGTTTAGAACGGCTAGACGGAACCCTGAGATAGCCTCCGACGTTTCAGCCTGTGCGATTAGAGCAGCGCGAATCGTGTTGTCTACACTACCAGCGGATAGGATGATGTTGGCGACATTCATCTTCAGAGTGGTTAGTGCATCAATATAGTCATCTAGCTCGATCGCTGGACCATCAGATCCACCAACTAGCGGAACATCCGTGCTAATAGCAGGAAGCTCAGCAGAGAAGGTACCAGCTCCAATGTAGAACACACGAGCGAGGTTAGAGCCACGAGTGGCTAGAACTTCATTGGTGTCAGCGTCCAGGTTTAGTGGGTTGCTGATGTCTAGATCGAAGTAAGACTCCTGGTGGCTATTGAACGTGTCAGTAACGATAAGGTTGAACTTACCAGATACAGAACCATTCGTGATAGTGAACTGAACGAAGTCGCCCCAGGTACCATCGAATGCTGCGTCAATCCTGAATAGGTCAACTGGTACAACCTGACGGTCCTGAACGATTGCTGTGGAACGCGCTGGTCCATCGGCACCGCCAGTTAAAAAAGTAGCTACGAGTGGGGATACGGTTACGCCACCAGCACCACCAACGCCAGGGATCTCCAACTTAACTTTGTAGTAGTTGGTGATAGCAGCCTTGGTATCGGCCTGGATGGTTACAGTACCACCAGTGTCGTAGACAGCAGTGATGAACGTGTTCACACCAGAGTCAGCGTTGATAGCGGTTACAGCTGCGTTGGCAATAGCTGCAGCAGACATACCACCAGTTACGCCAATGGCTACAACAACGTCAGCACCAATCTGGGTGACGCCGTCTACCTGGAATCTCTGGAAGGTGAACTCAACACTACCGGCTGTTACTACAGCTGTAGAGAAGATGATGTTACCAGAGGCTGCCTTGGCAGAACCCATGACACGGATGATACCGAAGTCATCGGCACCCTGGTCCATGGCCTCTTGTACAGCAACGGAACCAGCATGTGTGGTGTCGCTATACATCTTGGCAAACTCTTCAAACGTGCTGCGCAACCTGAACGTCCCGTTTGGACCCTTACGAAACACTCCAACTAGGCCAATACGGTTGGTAGATCCAACTTGGGTAGGCCGAGGACTGTCGTTGATCTCCTCAAACTGGATATCAGGATATAGGTTATTTTCTAGAGCCATGGTGCCCTCTCCTACCCTTGATCACTAAATGTCACAAAGTTCTGCCGCTGTGGGTTGATTGTATCTACTACCTTGATGACGTTAGTCGCCAGAGTAGTATAGAACGTCCCCGTAGCTGGGTCAATCAACTGATCCCTCGTAAGGGTATCGTTGGTACTGCAGTTAAAATACCTGTCCTGAGCCAGGTTATAGCAGACTGGTATTGGATTATTTAAGGGGTTTGGGTCAGGGACTGATCCAACATTCCCACCAATAACCTCAACAGGGTTCCAGTCCTCCAAACTACGCTTGGCATAATACGTAGTCTCCCACAGCATCGTAGCTGTTTGGAAGATCAGATTAGGACCGTCATCCCACTTGGATGAGCCGTAGTTAATCTGGTTTAAGAAGCTATTAGACAGCAGGTTTCTTATCGGGTAATTCACCGATGGTAACTTCTGTAGATCGCTAACAAGTACCATTCTCAAAGTCTCAGCCCATACCCTAAGGATCTGCTGATTCTTGTTGAGCTGGAACTTGGTTACCTGGTTCTCGATGAAGTTGGTATCCATTGTAGTAGGTGTATCGTACCCAAAGACATGCAGCTTAAATGTGATGTGGGCCCTAGCTTCATCTAGTGGACCCTGAGGTGTGCCAAGCCTACCGATAGTATGTGGCTTAAACACAATAGAGGCATTGCTGCTGTTTACTGTTAGGTTGTTATCCTGGTTGTTACTGAAGCTATACGGGAATATAGATAGAGTTACACCAGCACCACCAGTGTTCTCAAGATCAATACCATCATAGTCCCTGAACAACGTAATGCGTACACGGTTGTTATCTTTATCAAACACCGGAGGGCTATTGATCAGCGGGTGTGCCGCTAGGTTGATGAAGATAGCTTCAATAATCTCCTGGATATGAGTTCCAGTACGATTATTGATCGCTGCATTACCTACGTAATCTGTCATTCGTTGTTTAACCTACGGATTGCTTCAAATGCCTTCTTGAAACGAGCAGAAGGAGCTGGTTCAGATAGGAACACACGTCCCTGGTTGGTCTGGCTGATAGGAGTATCATCTGTTGTAGAACCACCACCAGATGGGTTTAGCATCTTAGCTGGAAGTACTAGAGACTTAGCTAGATTATCGAACACAGGGATTGGATCAGCAATCAATATTCTAGGCAACGCAGCGAACTTCAATTCGCTAGGTACTGTTAGCATATCAAACACAATGTTGTAATGCACTGTGTCCCGCGTATAAGGCACGATCGTTAGACCAGGTGCATTGTATGGTGTACCCTCAATGACGAACCTTGTAGGGGCTCTGACGGCTCCTAGGATCCTACTGGTAGCAGAGAAGGTAGCGATATCGTTAGCCAACGCTAACACTACATCCAAAACAGTCATTCCTGTGGTCACGTTTACAGAACGTAGCCTATTCACAGTCAATGGGACTGGGTTCAGTACATCTACCATCTCTTGCGATCTAAATGTAACAACACCGTTCTGAGATAGTGTGTTGACGTTCCTACCACCAGTTAGAGTTGCACCCGAGGCTACTAGAGAGGCGCTACCAGCAACGAATGGTGCAGTTAGAGTAATAGCATTACCAGCTGAACCTATAGCGTTAGCCTGGATGATAACGATGTCGTCATTCGGTGAAGCATCAGTGAAGGCTACAACGTTAGCATCAGCGTCTACTAAAGGAGCTAGGGCAGCGGCTACAGTGATAGGTGTATCACCCAGTATGGCTGTGTACGTGTAGGTAGAGCCATTGATAACGATGCTGAACTGGTCACCAACAGTGACGGTCCCAAGTACTTCTACCTGACCCTGTGCTGTATCACCTGCTGTAGTTAACTCAAAGTAGAATGTATCTGAGAGGGTGGCATCGTTGTTGTTAGTAGTCTGTAACTGTGATGTACGTTCACCCGTAGTCAGGTCGATGATTACGGAGTGAGGTCCTTCGTTAGTGAGGCCAGAGTATACAGGCTCGACACCAAACAACAGACCCTTAATACCAGGTTGATCAAATACAGCACTACCCAGAACTGTCTCTGACCATAACTCCATAGTTACGTTCAAGAAGTCTACAGTCTTATCGTACTGATAAGGAGTAGCCTGCATAAAGCTCAGGTTAGTAGATATAGCAGGGCTGACAGGAGTACCTACAGGCGTCCCTAGAGGGTTGATGCTGTAGTCTTTATACTGAGTCTTCCTCGTACCTGCTACAGGGAACCCCTCGTCTGGTGCTAGTACTACATTGATAGGCGCTACGTTGGTTAGGTTACGCGTAGTCTGTACTGTTCTCCACTGAGCAGCTAGCCTGTTGAGAATCAGGTTAGGCTTGTCCCCAACGTTGACGTTAACGACTACAGTGTCTAGGCCAATCCACATACGTGCCTGACCAGCTACTACAACTCCCGTATAGGTAACACCTATGTTGGTAGAAGATGTGTAGTTCGAGGTGTTGTCATCGATGTCTAGCGCCATGAAGATACGTGGAGCTTTAGCAGCAGAGGCTTGTGTCTCTCTGAAAGTAGCTACAGTACCTGTGAAGAACGGAGTACGTAGCAACTTCTCAAGGTCTTCCATAGCCTGACGCTCTAGTTCAGCAGCATAGTTAGCCTGAGCGGCAACCTGGGCAGCTAGAGCATTTGTTAGGTAGGAACCTGTGAGTTTAGCAGCAATGCTATAGATAGCATCCCTGATTAAAGGGTTGGTAGAGATCATCGTTTCGATCTCTGTATCTACCTGTGCCTGGATAAATGGATCAGCCATCTGTCGCAGGTCGTCAAACCAGATAGATAGACCTTCCTGCTTACCTGAGCCTTCACCGTTTACGAAGCTCTTTGTAGCAGTCAGGATACGCATACGGATGCGTGGGAATGAGTGATCGTTAAGTACCGCACGAATATCTGCAGCACTTTTACTGGCAAGCAGAACGTTCGTTGTTCTGACCATACCAATGATTGGATCTGTATTAGATAAGATTGTGTCTCTTAATGCCATAACAAAATAGGGCGATGACTATTAATCACCGCCCCTCCTTCAACCATTGGCTACTTTTTGTTCTTCTTAGCTGGCTTTGGATCCTCGTCTGGATCTTCAGTACCCTCGTCTAGCGGGAGCCCTGCATCCTCAGCCTTCATCGCATGTGCTGCGATCTCCATTGCCTCTATAGCTAGAGGAACCGTGTCATCTAGAGGCAGGGGCGTTGGTTCAGGAACCTTATACGCCTTAGTCTCTACAGGGTTGCCCGCCAGTACATGGTAGTAAGGGAAGGGCTGTTCGGAAACAGCCTTCTCATACTCTGTGCGATCTAGCTCCAACTCGTCGCCTGGATAATGCAGAACACCTTCCAGGTAATGAGGATGGATAACCCTAAGGCTTAGCTTGTCACTCATTCAATCACTCCAATTGCTGGTTATTAAGCGTCTTCGCGTACAGTGTACTCGATGGCGCCTGTTGCTGCAATAGCACCAGCGGCTTTAGTGAACTGGCCTAGACGCACAGAAGGTGTATCAAGACGCAGTGCTAGAGGATTTGTACCTGGTACATTGATGGCCATTAGAGGACCGTCAGTAAGAGCTGTCTCAGCCTCAGGGGTTGTAGACAACGTACCATCAGTCTTCAGGAATAGCACATACTTACCATCAGCTAGTGCAGTGCTGTCGAAAGTTGCAAGAGTTGCAGCCTTCTCAGCGCCACCTTCGTTGAGCATCTGACCACCTAAAGCGGTGATGTCTGCTGCAACTAGGCCAAACTTCACTAGGCCTGCGCTCATAGTCAGCTGGTTAGCGCCAGTACGGGAAACGTCGCAACCGTTAAGAACGCCCTTCCGGGAACGGACACCACGGATTGCTTCGTGATTAGTTTTTAGGCCCATTATCTTCTCCTTGTTATGGGGACCAGGTATTAGCTGGCCCCCTCACTACTCACTTAGATCGCGGTGTTGATAGCGGTGTCGATGTCGGCCACGTTACCAACGGTTAGGATACCGACCCAGTCGGGGTACTTGAGGAATGGAAGACCGCAGTTACCCATCTGCACAGAACGCCCTGGAGGTGCAGGAGGAGACGTGTCAGGACCGGAGCGCATCCACAGACCGGCACGACCCATAGGATCTTCACCAACTGCGTATACAGTCTGACCAACAAACTCACCACCACCCTGTTCGTGGCTCATTGCCACTACGGCGACCTTGTTAACGGGCCAAACGAACTCGTTGGCCCCACTTACAGGGTTGTCGTACTTGGTGTCGCAGATAAGAATCTGTAGACCACCAATGCGGCTTACTTCACCATTGGCATACTCAACGAAGCCAGCAGCGTTGCGAGCACCAGAACCCTCAACACGGGTCACGATGTCCTTGTTGAGCTCCAGAAGAAGCTTCAAGCTAGAACGCATGATCATGTGAGTAGGATTGGTCTTCGCAGTCATGTACATGTACTGCTTGAAACGACGTAGGTCACTGATAGGCATAGACTGAGCTGTGTTATCCCAGGTGCGAGAACCGCCCAATGGGAGAAGCGAGCGTAGGTTACCAGCAGGGATCTGCATGTTCACGTTGATATCAGCACCGGTCCGAGGATCAGTGTAGTTGATACCACCTAGAAGTGCCTGTGCACGTAGTACTGCCCAGAGGTGGTTGTTGCGATCAGTCAGACGACGAATACGCTCTGCAACGAACTCAAGGCCAACCTTCTCATTCAGGGTACCTGGCTGACGAAGGTTATTGATAACATCCTGAGGGATGAAATCAGACTCACGTACGAACACGGGCTGCACGATCCTACGATCGACTAGCGCGCTGTCAGTGATAGCATCGGGCTGACCGCGGTTAACGATCGGAGCGATACCAACACCATTCTTCAGACGCTCAATAACGATTGTCATGTCGTTAATGTTGCGTGCTGGGAACAGCTGGGCGATCGGGTCGCCTGGGAACTGTTCAAACTGCCTGGCCATATCGGTCAGGACAGTGGTACCTAGCGAAGCGAGATCGCCTGCTAGACCGTAATCTGTTACATTGCCAGCCATTTAGCTAACTCTCCTTACTTACCACTCTTACCGATATCGCCTTTGTAACGATCAATGATATCCGCAAACGGGCTCGTGGTCGGTGCGGAGCTGGTGGACAAGTTGTGTCCCACCTGACCGAACTTAACACGATTATCTGCGGGCAAAGTACGCAGGACTTCTGCCATCTTCTCACTGATAGAAACCGAAGCACCATCTGATAGCTTCAGCTCCTTGACGGGAATGGAAGCGGCGAGGCTAAATGCCTGCTCAACCATCGTTGGAGGAATGCCTTCGGCTACTAGGGCATTCTTCAACTTATCCAACTTCTCTGTTGCAAGTGCGTTGCTGAAAAGCTCAGCAGCCTTGCTGGTCTCATCCAATGTTGCCTTAGCGCTGGAGAGCTCGTGCTTAAGAGCATCCTTCTCTGCCACAGTGGCATCAAGGGTAGCCTTCATAGCAACCATCTCTTCCATGAGCTTGGCCACGTTCTGGCTAAGACTCTCGTCTTGAGCGGCAGCAGGAGCCACCTTAGGCTCTTCCTGCTGTTCCTCTGTCTTGTTCTCTTCTGACATCTGAGTAGTCTCCTGCTCCTCTGAGATAACACTACCACTTAAAGCATGATCTTCTTGCACAATCTGCTCTTCTTGATCAGCTACAGTTTCTAGCGTGACTATATCACCTGGTTGGGAAAATTGGCTAGCGGTTTCTTCTACCTGATCCTTGTCTAGGAAGCCGGTCAACTTATCATACATTGCTGTGACCTTCTTTTCTAGTCTTGCCAGTAGACTCATCTCTTCAGCCTCATGCTCTACCGTCTCAACCACAGGCTCAATGACTGTAGGCTGAGCAAGGTTCAATACAAAGAACCCTGGTGTGGTAAGAGGATCACTAGACTCTGAGAGAGCTTCACACTGAGGTAGGTTAGGTAGGAATGGTGCGTTGGTTAGAGAGATTGCTTTAAGTACTGTACCAATCTTTTCACCAGTATTCTTAGAATCTACATTACGTAGAAGTTCTGCTGAAGCAAAACGATAGCGCTTTTCACGAACGTCTGCAACTGCATTTACGTCGCTAGCTACCACTAAGCTAAAAAGTACCTCACCGTCCTGAACAAGACTGGTTATAAGTCCTCTGGATGGGTCAGCATCGACAATGCCTTCACCCTGAGCACCTATGTCATGTCCATAACGCATGTATGGTGGGAAACCCAATTCATTCGAAGAGAAGTTTTGAATCATCTCATTGAAGTCTTTTTGGGTAAACGAAACAATACCGTACGCGGGATGGTACCAAGAACCTAAACGGGCTACGGGAATCTTTAACATGTTCTGGTATTCTCCCTCTGCTGTTACAGGCGCTACTGAAGTATCAGTAGTACAGTTTTCATTAACAGTGTCAAGCATACAGGATCTCCTTGCTTACACTATGCACTACAAAGTACTGGGATCATCTAAGCATCATAACCTAACAAGAAGATCGCTACTTACGATATCCTTACCTAGAACTGCACCATCGTCTAGACGTGGAACAAGATCATATTCACACTTAGCATATACATCTGTGACAGCTTCAAAGCAGTACTTGGCGGTAGATGGACGGTGCAGGGCGGACCTGTTGGTCTCGGCCGCCCGCACACCAGTCCATACCGCACCAGACCAGTTGTAACCCGTCACAGGGTTCGCCAGTGCTAACTCCACAGCCTTGATTGCAGCCTCTGCTTGCAAAGGTCTGTAAATCCACACGTTGTCAGTTGGAGACCTACGTAGACGGGAACCAAAGGCCTCTACAGACCACTCCCACCCGTCACCTATATACAAAGATGCATGCACGAATTGAGACCTAGTAGTCGCTGCTACAAGTAGATGTACAGGGTGCCACCAGTCCATACGAGAGATTAAGATATCACCAGGTTTAAGGATGTTAGTGCTGTCCAGATAAAAAGCTTTACCCATTAGAAGCTCGCGATCTTGTTTCCAATGAATGAGGCTAGGGCTGGGTAGTTTGATAAGACTGGTAGGTGGCCATCTAGTTGTATATCTAACCTCATAGCCATCCTACTGTCGATGTGCACAATGCTGGTAATCCTGTAGTCGTAAAGAGAACTAACCATACCAGTTGATTCATCTTTGTCATCTTGGTTAGCAGCTAAAGCTAGAAGCTCGGTCTGTTGATAGACAAACTGCTTAACCGGGTATATTCCTGCTGGGGCTCCAGGGCCTGCGTAACCTTCCGGTAGGTACATATAGACAATGTACCGTAGTGCACCAGGAACACCTTCGGCTACAGGTTGGATTGTAGCCTGGTAGTGGAATAAGCTCTTAGCCTGGATTAACGCCATCTTCGTATTAGGATAAGGGACAATGGACCAGCGGCTAGAAGTTACGTTAGCACTGTTGTCTACGCGCTCCCAATGACTGGTAACAGCGTTGTATTGGACAATGATCTCATCCTCTTCATCCCGCCATATAGAGCCTACACCCCCATCCATGGTATCTAGATGACAGACAGGGTCACCATTAACATCTAGCCATTTATAGTGGACGTCATCATAAAAAACGCCACCATTGTCAGCTGCCCAAGAAGCAGCAGGGTCTCCATTAGTTCTACCATCCCACGATGCAGGGTTGTTGAACTTATGCGTGATGAACCTAAACTCTTCAGTAGCTGTAGGTATATTCCAGTACGGCTGGATAGATTCTAAAGCCGTAGCATCCTCTGTACCCTTGTTCACAACACAGGTTATGAGTCCCATTTTAGGTGGGTATGTAGACACTTTGTAATAGGCCCCAGCGTCCTCTACGAGGATCTGAGAGTTGTGGTGTCTAACATTCGCTAGCAGTGAAGAGTAGTCCATTACTGCTCGTAACCTCCAAAAGAGATACGGTAGGTTGTAGAGGTTGTAGTACTCTGGTCAACTAGAACTTGTATAGCAGTGTTAGCCGGCATAGGGATTGGGGGATTGAACTCTGCATGGGCCATAGCTTCGTACTCAGTATGTATACTTACTGCCTGTGTACGTGTACCACCTGCACCATCTCTGATCGTTACAGAACATACGTTGTTCAAAGATTGAGCTAAGGTAGCTACAGTAATACGGGTTAGATAGAAGATAGGGCCGGATGCTGGTGTTGTGTAGTTTATTGCTTGGGCACTTTCGCCACCAGGTACGGCTGTAGCGTTAGACAGAACAGCTTCTGTTAAGCTGGCTTGGGTGATAGCCCCACGCCTATGGATGATTGTCCTGTTTACAGTCCAGTCTGGGTAGGTGTCTAGTGGTGGTTGGTCTGAGGCGATAACCACCGGGTAAGAGGCAGCCATAGCTTTCTGCCCAAGTGTAATAGCAGTACCACTTATCTGTGTCTGATTAACAGCCCAAGTACCAGACTGCACAGCAGTAATCGAGTCAGTGCCCGAAGACAGACTCCATGTACGCCCTACAGTCCATGTACCGTTTTGGCTGACGGGGATAGCTGATTGGTTTGAGGCTACAACAATCGAAGTACTGTTAGCCATAGTCTGTTGACCAAGAACACTGAAGCGAGCTGTAATAGCGTCAGCAATAGCTTTAAGTCTACCAAGGATCGTTGTAGACGTAGGAGTACCTGAGTTCTCACCAACAGCATTGTCAGCGCCGAACCTAAGTCCTACGTTCTTCATAAGCTGGTGGATACCCATTACAGTCCTCCTGACCCTAGTGGGACAGTCTGAGTACCATTGAGCCAGTTACCATCGACATCATAGATATGCACAGTAACGACTTGGCCTTTAGCCGTGCCAGCGTTGTCATAGTAGTCTTCAGTTTGAGTCGCCGTTAACCTATCAACAGACCAAGCGATTGTCTCTTCGTAGTAGACAGTAGTCTTAGCAGCACTATTCCAACACGTCTGTCCTGTATCTAGTCCATCAGCTGTAACAGCTTTAGGCTCGCAGTACTGTGCACGTGCGTGGTAGTGGTTAGCCATGTCTGTAGCATCAAGTACGGGCACCTCTTCAAGATGCCCGCCAGCGTTGATCTTCAGTACTTTAGTAGCCATGGTACCACCTAGCTAAAAACTTAAGCTAGGATAATAGGATCGTCAATCTCCACCGCTAGCTCGGTAGTAGAGATAGCCTTACCAACCTTCTGTACAATATGTCCAGCAGTTGTAGGAGGTGTTGCTGTGATAGCACCAGGTGTAACGGCGTCAAGGAAGTAGTAAGCGCCTACTGTGAGGCCTACCAGACCACCGATTATTAGGTCGTCCAAGTCGATAATCCCACTAGCAGCATTACTGATAGCAGAAACAGCTACGCCGTCAGCACCTTTAGCCACACCACCAGAAGCATCGGCATTACGGACCTTGGTTCCCGTAGAATCCCAGATGTTTACAAACGCACCGGCTGCGATAGCTTCGGAAGCTGTAAAGGTACGAGCTGGGGTTGTAGGGATCATAGTTCTACTGATCAGACCATTGGCGTCTAGCGCAACGATCTTAGTAGCATCACCCGCACCTGCGGATACGTCGACAGACGCTTCCTGCTCTAGGTTGCCCACGGTGTTGAGCTTAATGTACTTCTTACCTGCCATGACTTAGATCTCCTATAAAACTATCGGCATACATATCTGTATTGCTAGAACCGTAGTAGTCATAGCGATACCCACCTGTTGTACAAATCCCACAGTTGGACGTGTATTAGTTACGCCTCCTGTAAGCCCTGCGTAGTATCTATCTCCTGGTACAAGTCCAGAGAGTAGAACAGTACCCCCGTTAACAACATCGAAGGTTGCATCAGCTACCACAGCAGTATCAGTGAACCCTAGAATCTTTCCAGCCTGTGATACTGTGGTGTTGTTCACCAGGTAGGCCTTACCGTCTACGTTAGAGTAGACAACCTTCTGGCCACCCATAGTCTGACCTGCAACAGCCGAAGCTGTCGTATTTGGGCTAGAGGGTCCTGTAGGGCCTGCTGGTCCTCGTAGAGCTCCTACTTTGATTACTACTGTAGTCTGAGGACTAACCTGTAGCTTGATAGGATCCCGTTCAACGATCTTAACTAACGGGTCACTCATTATGTCACCTGCTGCAGAACCGTGATCCTACCAAAGAGTAGCGTCTCTATAGTTAAGTCTGCCTTTGTTGCCTCTATATCATATACGCAATTCTGAGGCAGTAATACAGTCTGGGCTGGACTAAGCGATGCAGCTAGTTCCCCATCCACTGCACTGACGATGTTTATTGTAAACGATGCCAAGGTAGTAGGAGAGCCCAGGAATGGCTTGATATCACCTTGGAAAGTCCACCCTGTGATATCTATAGGTGTCTCGCCTGGGTCAGCGTTTACCAAAGTCATAGGCATAAGAAAGTTATCGCCTTGGTAAACTACCGGTGCATAGTTAGCAGGCATTACTTGCCTCCAGCAGGCTTCTTAGGTACCGCAGGTTTAGGCATCGAAGCCTTTGCCTTAGCATTGATCTTCGCTGTTTCCTTCTGGTGCTGCTGTGTGATCTTCAGCTTCTCAATATCGAGCTCATGCTGCTTGAGCATCTTCTCCATATCGTTCTGATGTTCTACATCGATAGTATCCAGATCCAGAGCGTGCTGGCCATGAATGTCCTCTGGGGCAGCGTTCTCTTTAGGAACTTCCTTAGTCTCTGTACGCATACCAGCCACTTTGACCTGAGCATCTGCCCTGATCTGTGCGATGTTGACCTTAGATCTGGTGGCCTCACTCTTGTCTTCTACAAGTTGGTGGATGTCCTTGACCATAGCCTGTTCCTTGCTTGGTAGACCAATGATCTGACGAACAATGTTGAGGTCTGTAATATCAGAAGTATCCACAACACCTTTGTCTACCATCTTGTCTAAAGCATTAGTAATGGTGCTAGAGATAGTTGGGTCAAACGGGATCCATGGAAACTTACCAGGATTAGTCTCATTAAAGTTGTAGCGGATCAGACGACCAATGACTTGCTCCGTGAACTGCTCTACGAACTGAGAGTACAACGCTTTGATCATAGCTTGGTATACAGCGAAGTGAGTCTGAGCGGTAGAGTTCATACCACCTTTGCCATCACTGAACACTAGTTGTGGGATAAGCATACCCCTGTACATACCACGGTCTAGGTGGCCGATGAAGTTCTCAAAGCTAGTGCCATAGTTGTTACCAGTGCTCAAAGTTCCAAGCTGGATTTCATTCTGTGGGTCTGGGTTCTCTAGTACTAGACCAGTACCAGTATGGATACCCGCGAGTGCTACAGAGGCTGAATCAGCCATCGTCTCAGCACGCTTACCACCCTCAGAGTAGCTGTCACCAATCTCTCTACCTGTAGGTAGGTTTGGAACGACTGCGTACACAACAGGTGTACCATAGCGGTCTAGAGCGATAGCCCACATCTCTAGGCCTGGGTCTTTGTACTTCCAGAGCTTGTAGATTCTACGGATGATAGATTCACCGTAGTAGTTATTGTGGCGCTTACGATGGGTTAGGATGCACAGCTTGTTCATCGGTAGTGGGAGATATGTTCCCCAACCTTTGACAGGTGACATCTGATAGACACCAGGTGTCTTGGAACCAGGCATCATAGGCTCACCACCCTCGGTTAGATAACCGTTGCGGTCTACAGCCATATGAATAGAACCAGGATGGTAGTTGGCCATTCTCTCTAGCCACAAAGAACCACCATCAACACGCCAGACCATCTCAGAGCAGGCAAAGCCAGACCATAGCGCAGAGAGAACCATCTCTCCAAGTGCCTGTCTGAAGTTACCTTCCATATTGTCTAGGTTCTCTTGAACAAACCTACGAATATCTTCCCTAGGATGTTGATACTCACCCATAGACGCAATGAGAGATAGCTGTATGAAGTCAATGGCTCCAGCTACCGTCTCATCCGTCGTGAGGGCTCTCTCGTACTCCTGAAGTCTAATCGCATCAGGGTTAGCGAGGAAGCCGTTGATATTAGCGATAGTGCCAAGCAGGATAGAACTACCAGCCTGCTTGGCTGAACCCCTAGGTAAAGCCTGGACAACCTTATCTGTTTGCGCCTGAGCTTTAGCCTGTTGGGCTAATCTAGCTGTGTTCTTTGCCATTATCTTAAGAACCCACTATTCGAGGCTATTAGATCGTTTGTCATTCGGCTTGACCACTTCTTATCTTCGGCTTGTATGAGTGTAGCTATGGAGAGTGCCCAGGCTTCTGCTTCGGCATCCTCCATAGCATAGTACTCACTGGGCTGGACGTTCCCATAGCGGCATAGATAAGCTCCTAGCTCTGTATTAAGGTCCTCTGTGAACCTATCTACTCTACGCCGCCTTATGAGTTCTTTTACTCTTTCGAGTTCGCGGTCCCGCCCTCCAGCAACTTTTTTGCTGTGTCCTTAATCTTATCCAGCTCATCCTCACCACTGATGGTGAACATCTCAAGGAATACACCCTGATAGAACTGCATGTCCTTAAGGTCCCACTGGTCCATACGACGACGAGGATCAGGATCCCCAGGTGCAGCACCATTTACTGTCTCAAGGCAGACAGCAGCTAGCAATTCAATATCGCTGCTACCCTTGTTCTTGTTGTCTGCAATGAAATTCTCGATTACATACTTGCGATCTTTGTTCCTAGGTGTACGGAACTGGACTTCCATACCACTCGGGAGGCCTAATGTATAGCTCATACGATCTCCTCAGAAATACTAGCTTGCGCTCAGTCAATACTATACATATGGTTAGATAGTAATGCAACACACATATACCAGCTGGAGATGCTTGAGTGGATAGTTTTGATCTACAAAGATTGACGGCGAACACCAAGAATGCTTTGGAGTCCGCTAGGCTCAAACCGTTCTTTGGTTTACTACAACCACGTAACGCTGATGATAGTTTAGCAGAGACACACCAGGCAGCTGATAACACTGCTGAGCGTGATTCTCGCACCCTGAGTATCTTTAACGATCTACAGCAGCAGCACTCTATTGATCCATTCCACACCCTTGGTCAGATGACTAAGACTGATGGGATCATGGATGCTCTCATCAATACTACTGGTACACGTGCAGATAGCCTACGCAGGATTAAGTCCGGTCTAGAACCAAAACAGTTTGACCTTGGCACCTCCTTAAGACCCACTGAAATGGGTAGGCAGGTGGATACTGTCCTAAATGCTATCAGACACACCTTGGTGGGCACGCCAGACGCCAACTGGAAGGATCTGAACCGTCTTGAAGGCTGGAACCACGAGTTCGTTACCAACAGCTTGATGCACACAACTATGACGTCGTTCAGGGAATACGAGATTCTTACAGGTGGTAAGGGTCTACGAGTACCTGAGATGGTAACGTCTCTGGCATCCCATGATCATGCTTCACTGTTTGTTAAGGTCTTACAGAAGGCAACTAGCAGTCTAGATATCGGTATGTTCCAATTTGAGAACACCAGTATCTTAGCTGAGACTATGCTAGCCCAACGTAGGGTTATGGAAGCTGGTGGTCATGTCAATATGACCCTGAGCGCACCTACGTCCATTGCTACACGTAATGCGTTAACTATGGCTACCCTACGTGAGTTTGGTAGGAACGTAGCTAACAACCTAAGGACTGGCGCTGCTAACCTACCTGAGGCTAAGGGTGCATTTAGTCCTATACGTTCTACCAATGGCAGCCTGAACAACGTTAACCTAGATTGGTTTACACCTGGGGACTCACACAACTTCGGTAACAGCGAAGATACCTTCTCGCAGATTGCTCACTACAAGTTCATTGGTGCTAACCTATCGAGCTCTAGCAACTGGCGTAATGCTGCCTTCCTCATGTCTACAGCCAACGTCACCATGGGTGCTCTTGGTCCTGTTATGCGTGATGGTGTGTACGCTAGCAGCTTGGGTAACATCGAGCTTACCCAGTATGCAGACTACGATACTATCGTTACCCGTGGATTAGACCCTGACTCTAAGTGGAGACGGGCTGCAGGTGGTAGTCAGCTCCAACAGAGAGAAGCCATCTTCAAGCGCATGGTAGATGGTGCTAGGGCTTTCAGTAGCTACATGCACGATCCTACAGGTACCTCCAGACTGACTAGGAGCCAGGGAGCTGGCTTCTTCATGGATGGTATGGATATGTACAAGGAGGTCGGTAAGATCCTCCAGCAGACAGGTGACCTCACAGGCCATCGTATGACTGCGTTAATCAACGTATCAACCAGCAATGGTGGTACAAGCACCTTCGATAGGCTTCTAAGCCAGATGAAGGGCTTTGCTAACCAGGGTGGTGAGATCACACTACTCATGGAGGGTATGGAGACTAAGAACTGGTCCAACAACGCAGACTTCAAAGCCTACTTCGATAAGAACGAAGGTGGTGTGATGCGTGACCTGAAGGGAACTGGTCGCGACTTAGCAGCCATGACAGAGATCCTCGGCCTAGGTAAAAACATCAGACTAGCTGATACCTTCGGTCGGTTCCAGCACGCCAAGGGCTTCTTCCATCAGGACTCTGGTGGACGTATGACACAAATCATTGGTTCTGCCAATGCGTCTGATCGTTCTGCTGCAATGGATGATGCACGTAGGAACCGAGAGGGTGCCTTCATGGCTACCTCGGATGATATCCCTGATCTGCATGATTCCTACAAGCTGATTGAACGTCAGTATGGTTTAGGCCAGCACAGTGTAATGGCTGCTGCTACAACAGAGAACATGATGGATAAGAACATCTCTCTGTACAGCACTCCAGTACTAGCCAGGTGGGGTCTACTAGACTCAACACTGAAGGCATTGTCTGGTGTATCTGATAGGCTAAACGCTGCTGGGCTACACGCTAAGATCAGCAAGGGTACAGGTGGTTACTCAAGCGTAGCTTCCATTGGAGCTAGGTTCAAGGGTACTGCTGTTGAGAACCTCGTAACATTCGAGATGTTCCACCAGCCAGGTGAGACCAGTGTCTACCTACCTGCGTTCCAGAAGACTATTCGTGGAGTCACAGCTTTAACTCGTCAAGACGGTGCCTATAGGAGTAGTGAGCACATTGGCTACGAACAAGTAATCGGTAGCGCTATGAAGCTCACACATGAGTTTATAGCCGAGAAGGTAATCGGAGAAGAACTCCGTTCCAAAGCTATCGTAGAGCTCAACATGGCTCTCAGCAAGCCTCCTACCGAATCTCAGATTGAGACTCGTATCGAAGAGATGATGTCCCGTACTTCCACGAAGTATCTTATGAAGCGTAGAGGTATGGAATTCCTACGTGACATTATGGGTACCTTTGAGGGGTCCGATCTTGGTAGGCACGCCTACGCAGGTAAGGATCACCAGTACCAGGTATACGAGAAGACCAAGGATCCATTCGATATCCTACGTCCTGAGAGACAGGCTAAGATCGCCTTCAGGAACAACAACTACGAGGTAGACGACTACAGCTTCCAGGATACTGGTAAGGGCTATCAGAAGGGACGTCAGGTAGGTCAACAGTACAGGTCTCAAGCCTTCAGAAACACAACCATGACCACTGTGAGTGAGGATGGTAGAGAAGACTTCACGTTCTTCACACCGTTTGGTAAGTTGTGGCAGACCTCTCAGCGTTTGAAGAACGTCTTCGGTTCTAGCATCTGGGATCAGGCTACCTGGATTGAGGGTGCTAAGAAGGGCACTGGTAGTCTTGTAGACTCTGAGCTGTACTATGCTCCAATGCAGACACAGGATGCATTCGATAAGATGGGTAACCTACTTGAGGACCCAGCTATCAAGATGTACAAGACGATGTCTCTATTGGAGATTGGCTCAGGTGTTAACCACGATATTATCAGGGCTAACGCAGCGGCATACGATGGCGTCTTCCAGGTACGTGAGCAGGTAGTATCCTTCCAGCTAGATGCTAAGAACCATGACCTTAGGTCTATCGAAGCTCTACAGAAGCTGCATGAGGAAGGGACCAAGATCCTTTCTGAGAAGATCGATCTAGGTGAAGCAGAGATCCACAGCAGGTTCGGTAAGCGCAAGGTTAATCTGGTCATTGATAACCCTGCCTGGTCCTTTACTGCATCCGGTGGGTTCTCTCAGATCTCTAGAGCACCTGAGCTTATACGTAGTGCTGCTGATCCACGTAAGTACATCGTAAACGTAGCCCTTAAGGTAGCATCTCCCACCGAGGGTGGTATGAGGAGCATGACCACAAAAGGTGTGCACCTCATTGAGACTGGTGCTAGCTTCGCAGCTGCCGTTAATAAGTCTTACCTGATGAACACTGATTCCACAGAAGCCATGAAGAGCTACATGGGTATGGGTAGTGTTAGTGCTGAGTCTTTCCACACTATCGTTAACAAGTCGAACATCAAGCACGGTGATCTGCTTATGCAGACAGGTGCTGGCCTATTGATGACCGCTAATCCTTCTACAAGCTTCCTACAGAAGATGTGGACAGGTATTGAGAGGATGGGTGGATCAGATCTATTCCTAGAGCGTGTGATGAAGGACTTTCAAGAGAAGAAGGAAGGTGGTTACACAGAGCTGGGTGAAGATGCTCACAAGGGTAACTACGGTAGTAAGGAGATGGCTAGGGATCTAATCCACAACATTGCTAGCAGTGGAGAGAACGCACACGCTAAGATCAAGAAGTTGTTCGAGAGCGTAGAGACTGACCTTAGCAACATGAAGGGTCGTAAGGCTCTTAACGTTGGTAACGTAAAACACCAAGCAGCTTCCTTGATGGCTTGGTATCTGTGGGAACAGTTCCATATGAGTTCTCAGCTTGAGCACCGTATGGCTAATTGGGATGCGCACGTAAAGGGACCCGTAGACACGCAGTCTAACGAGATCTCCGTCTTTATGCATGAGCATAAGAAGCAGATCCAGGCTGGTGACTTGGACGATGCGCAGACTAAGAAGATGATGGACCTAATCTCGAAAGAGAAGTTCATGATCCCTACGTTTGCACCTAACGCTATGAATACGAATACCACCGTGCTCTCACGTAGGCCTGAGGTTAAGTTCCTGACCTACATGAACTTCTCCGAGAACCAGCACCAGTTCGGTATCATGTTCGATGGTATGAACAAGTCTCAGCAGAGTCAGCTTCACCTTGCATCTCTGTTCACCACGGGCTTTGGTGAGGTTGGTGGACGTAAACAGGGTATCAGCGCCTTTGGTACCATCAGTGCTGCGATGATTGCATCTATAGCAGAACTAGGGCTGGAGTCTGAAGTGGGCTCCCTGGCGAAACAGCTGCACGAGCTTCACGAAGGTACGGCAGATCGTATCCTATCCCTGCAGGGTAAATGGGACAAGATTAAGTTAGTAACAGATGTGGATCGTAGAGCAAGACTCGAAAAGGGATTTAAGACAGGTGTTGATAGCCTTACTAAAGCTACTGAGGTAAAGAGCTTAGCTCTCATCAAGGATAGTAGTAACATCGCCCAGACTCTCAGGGATAAGAGAGCCTCTGGTAAGACCGTAACGGTGGGTACAGGTGATCTCCGTACACTTGATACTCCAGCGTTCCTAACAGCCCTTGAGAAGGCTGGTATAGGCGCACAGACCATCTTCCTGCCTGAGCTGAACATCACTCCTCAGGGTTCCGGCATGAGTGTCGAACTTGTGGGTGGTGTGAAGATCCCTATGCCTGACTTCGATGTTATGAAGGCAATGAGTGGTAGTGGTGCTGGTGCTGATATCGTACAGAGCTTCCAGAGGGTATTAAGTATTCAGGCAGATGAAGTTGGCCTCTTCCAGGATATATCTACTGCTGCTGAGCAAGGTAAGAAGCTTAGTATCACCGATAGAGCTGGTAAGCAGTTGTCTTACCTACTTGATGCTACTCAAAAGATCTACGACTGGTACAGTAGCAACCTAAGCAACGACTATGTGTCTGCTCTATATGGTGTCTTTAAGTCTACCGGTAGCACCGTCACGGCCGTCACAGACATGGCCGTTCCTATGGGTATGGCTGTATACGGGGACTCAGTCTTCAACAAGAAGGTCCGTGATACCAAACGGTTCCTCTACGATCACGTACGTCAGGAGTACACCAAGCGTGTAGATAAAGCTCTACCTGGTAGCAAGGATTTTGCCAAGGGTGTAGACAATCTGTTCTATGAGACTGTTGGTATCAGTGATGACATCAGCAAGCTCTACATGAGCGTTGCCGATCACCAACAGGGTGTCTACATGGATAACGGTGACTTTAAGCCGATATCTAAAGCTGAGTACAAGAAGCTAAGACGTACAGGGCAGCGGGACACTGTAAAGAACAAGCCTGTCCTCAGGTCTGACTTAGTCTACATGGATGAGACATCTCTCCGTGGAGCTCTAGATAAGCACGTACGTAGTATCTTCAAGCAGGTTACAGACCGCTATGATGAGGGTGCTAAGAACGTATGGGTAACTGATGAGAACGGTAAGTTAACCCAGAAGGATCTAGATTTCTCTACTATTAAGGAAGGCCGCCTCAACGAGGCGATGGACACCTTGATGGAGAAGTTGAGCCGTAAGCTCAAAGACGATCCTAAGGGTAGGCGTAAGACTAAAGGTGTAAGCGACCTACATATCTACCAGACTGCTAAGAGTGTTATGGCTGACCTGGCTATAACTGGTCCTGGTGGCATGCTTAGCTACGGTGGTCGTGCTGGTGCTCCTCTAGGTTCTGAGTATGCTCCATCTCTAGTACTCAACATGAAAGAGTACGGGATGTTGAAGGATCTCAACAAGCTGAGTGACATAACCTTATCTGGCAAAGATAACCAGTCGATCATCCTGACCAGCATGACAGCTATGGCTATGTCTCTTGGAGACTGGGATGGAGACCAAGCGTCCTTCCTAGATGTTGGTAAGTACACAGCTCTAAAGGGTAAGAAGCGCACACGTGAGGCTCTGAGAGAGCGTGTGAAGAAGAATGCTGCTCTTAGGGCCACTGGTAAGAACGTACCTGTTGGCCTAACTCAACAGGATATCAACTTCCTCAAGAACTACAGTGCTGACGGAATTGATAAGCAGTACCACACTATGCACCAGTTTGTAGCTGATGCTAACAATGGTCGTCTGCTAGTCCGTTCCGCTGAGAAGTACGCCTCAGTACCTGGTTTGAGCATGGCGTTCGATAAAGCTATTGCTGATAAGAACACTACAGAGCAGGCTGACATCCTATACAGATCTCAACATGTAATCCAACAGGTACGTGAGCTCTACGACGGTAGTGCTGGCTACTTCATGGACTATCTAGCTGAGGTTAAGGCTCACGAGGATAAGACTAGCACAAACAAGATTAAGGACGTCTCTCCAGAAGCACGTCGTAAGATGCACATGGATATCTCCAGAACTGTTACTGACAGGGCCCTAAGTGGGCTTACTCAGAACGTATCCAACCCTGTAGCTCTTAACAAAGAGCACTTCCGGTTCATGCAGGAGTACGTAGGTGTAGCTGGTACTGAGATCATCGGTAAAGCATTCAACGTGTCATACGACATGATGACGATGACTAACGTGCTGAGTGGGCTAGATGATGATAAGTACCGTATGACCTACTTTGATGGGTCAAAGAAGGTACGTAACGAAGGTGGATTAACTAAGAAGGAGAAGTTCTCCTGGTTCATCAAGACCCTAGCGCAGATGCCTCGTGACGCTATGAAACCTAAGGGTATCAGCACTGTAGCTCAGCTAGGTGCACTCTCTAAAGATCACGGTGGTAGTGGTGCTAAGGCAGCTATGGCTAACATCACTGGTGCCAAGACTGCTTCCTACCTACACGCGATGATCAGTGACAACATGCCAGTCGATGGTGTGCTACGTAATCTTATCGGAGATGTGTTAGATGATACTTTGCACGGAGATAAGCACGAGAGCTACCCAGACGCTGAGAAACGTCGTCAGCTAAGCCACAACGGTATGAAGGAAGCTCAGAAGCGCTTCACCTTAGTAGCTGCTAAAGAGTTCAGCGAATACAACATGGATGCCATGCTGAACAAGAAGTTTGGTAAGGGTCAGAAGATCGATCTCCATACTCTAGAGAACACGATCATTGCTGACGATATCGCCATGGACTTCCGTAAGACCCTTGATGAGTCCAAGCTTGGTACAGCAGATAGGTTCACTACCTTTGCTGAGCTCAAGAAGACCATGGGTAAGAATAGCAGCATGTACCTGGGGTTCACTGAGTTCGTACACCAGCACGCCACTGCTATGTTCGTACATGAAGAGACTGGTGTTCCTGACCTTACAGCTAAAAAGCAGGGTGGCGGTAGGATCAGCTCTCTTGAGTACAAGATGCAGAAGGCTTTCCAGAACAGACTAACCGAGCTGTTCTCTGTAGATGATGGTGACTTCGCTGTTCTAGACAGATTCATTGAGGTGCAGGGTAAGAAGAAGCAGTACCTTGAGAGTGTTCGTGAGCACGCTGGTACGGTAGGTCCTGGTGGTAGGTTCTCAATAGAGAACAATAGTCACTTCGATTTATCTGTACAGTCTACAGCTCTCATGGAGCTAGCAGGTCGTCCTCATCTAGCACAACACCCTAAGGAGCTCGTAGTAGTCCTAGAGAGCCTGCTAGAGCGTGCGGTGGCAGACAAGCACACCATGCCTGCTCTAGAAGCTGCTATGAATGCTATGGATCCTAACTCTGGTCTAGGCACCATGCTAAGTAAGTATGCTGAGCAGCGTGCTAGCTCTGATATGTCAGAGAAGTCTCTGATGAATGCTGCTAACAACTCTCTAAGTGATAACCAGAGGCGTAAGCTCTCACGGCAGTCTATGGTCTTTGGTGTACAGTCTGGTACCGCCTTAACAGGTGACCACGATGCGCCAGGGCTAGAGAAGCTACTACAGAACTTTGCTGGTATCGAAGAGGGCCTACGGAGACGCTTCGAGATCAGGAGTGGCGATCCTACTAACTTCTTCTGGAACAAGGTAGAGGGTAGGTTGAACAAGGCTATCGGTTCTGATCCTCATAACCCTAGAAATCAATCAGGTGCTACCACACTGAACGTAATGATCGGTGGACTTGGTGGTGGTTTAGGATCTGCTCTAGGAGCTGCTATCAACCACCAGAAGGTACGTTACGAAGACATAGCGGAAGGTGCTGCTTATGGTATAGCTATGAACTCACCACAGGCTATGACTCGTATGCTCCTAAACAACTCTCATGACAAACAGCTACACGCAGCTGGAATCATGGCTGCCTCTATGGGTATTGGTATCATGGCTGAAGGAGTAGCTGCTGCTGCTCTAAGGATACCTAGTAGGAACGTGTGGAGTAGGACCGTCGTCGGTGGAGTTGCCTCCACCTTCGCTGCCGTACTGGCACAGAAGCCTCTTGAGAGGTTGATGGGTAGTGGTGCTACCAAGAAAGCTAAAGATCTACTCGGAGATATCACTGCGGGGGCTATGAGCCAAATCGACATGCTTACAGGATATATGGAAGGACTGGCTGATGATCTTACTCAAGTCAATTCACTGGTTGATCAAAATGGGAGTGAAGTCTACATCGATGGTTCGCCTGGCAACTTGGCTAACATCACCTTTGCAGACGGCGAAGATGGAGACCTGTCGTATACGAATCTAAGGGACACAGTGGATAACAGCACAGTAAACCAGTAAGGAGGGTTTATGCGTATCCTTGTTATGTTTCTAGTCCTGCTGTTCAGTACAGCGGCTAATGCTCTCAACAAGGTGGATCTCTGGACATACAGGGATAAGATGTCAACAGCTCCAGAGGATTACATACTTCCAGACAAAAACCACATGTGTCACGTGTGGACAGTACGTCCGTACAAGGACTACCCAATGGGTGTACTGTACAGCATCTCGACACCACTAGATTCTGATGTGATAGTGGATGAGGTCGCGTACACCGATCCTATCTACAACAAGAACCTAGGACAGTCTGAGTATCCATTCGGTTGGGTAGCAGATAAGCCTGTAAAGATCACGTCTAGTAGCAAACGACTAGACAACGTAGGCCATAGAGATGTGGTCGTACGTCATCAGTTGAGAGACGGAACGTGGATAGAGTACAGCTACTACACAGATAGTAGTAGAAAGGTGCTCTATTCCGTTCAGGTCCACCACTAACAAGTAGATTCTAAACGCTCTCAACACTATACTCGTGGTACGAGATAGTGCTGTTCAGGAGGTATCTGTTGGAGTGCCCTAACTGCCCTGAGTTTGAGTGGGTTATCGTTGGTGGTGGACAAGGCCTACTCCCAGGTTGGGGCAGGTGGAAATGTAAGCGGTGCGGCTATAAAGGCATAGCACCCTTCGAACAGCTACATGCAGCTAAGGAAGCCGTAGAAGAAGCTGAACGGCAGAAGAGAATAGCCGCTCAAGAGGCTGCTCGGAGTAAGTACTCTAACAAACAGCGATACCTCAACAACTGGGAGAAGCGGGGGAAGCATTGGCGCTAATGAGCGACTCTACTCTCTTAGCTAGCAATGGTAGCTGGCTAATCACCTTCTCAGGTATATCCTCAGCAGTAAGCCTCTCGGTTAGTCTGGAAATGACTGGGTTTAAAGTGTCCATCCTATAAAGCTCTAGGAGAGACTCTATAAACTCACCGATCGAAACATTCTTCTTCGTAGACAGGAATCTTAAGTAATCTGCGTACTCTTCAGTGAGGTAGCAGTTGAACTGGTTCCTGTCTTTCGTTTTGGAAGTCTTACTGGCAGCTTTAGGAACGCGTCCGTGTCTCATACTAGCACTCTCCAGATATAGAAAGAGCGGCAGGTGGAGGAAACAAGCACCTGCCGCTCACTAAAGTGGCCAGGGAATACCCCAGCCGGGCTGCAAGCCCCTCTCAGGTTTCCTACCCTTCCTACAGGGCAGAGCGCCTAGAGCTAAGCTCAGGGAGCCTCAGCCTCTGGAAATGTAACCGAAGGCTGATACTTAGACAATATCTATTAGATGACCATGTGTCAAGGAGTTAACTATGACTGTTGTTGGACTTATCCATGACGAAGCCGATACTGATAGCCCGTTCGTGGTGCTATCTCTACCTACCCGTCCTCTGTTCGGGGAGACTATTAATCTCCAAGCCACTGAGTGGGCTGGTCGTTGGATGGTCAAGCACATTGAGCATCCTGTGCCTAGTGCCAATGGTTGTGACGTACTAGCTTTCGTGGTCGAACTGTCAGATGAAGAACTACGGAAGATCGGTACTGCTAGACTGAAAGCCCGTCATACGGAGATCGTTGATCTCTCTCCACCAGATGAAGAGGAAGAGATAGTCCTCATGCAAGCCTCTGATACTCCTGACGTCACCAAATTCCTATGGGAGACCCTGGAGAAGAATGATGCGACTAACGGATAAGCAAACGGCGGACATCAAACTGGCTCTCGGTTCCAACGGGTTTACTATCACCGAGATTGAAGAGATCCAAGGTGATAAAGTGCTAAGCCTCAGTCACTACGAGAAGACTGGGTGTGTTGCATTACGCCCAGATGGCTCTGTGGAGGTCATAAGGCCACTTGAAGAGTATATGGGACCCTACAGTCGTCAACGGGAACTAGAGGGTCTTTAGGAGGCTGCTGGTGGGCCCTGTGCTAGGCATGGGACCCACTAGTGACCGCTGGTGTAATACTCCTGTACATATTTTTACCTGGGTGGAGGGAACCTAGTGCGTTAGGTATGAACACTGTACGATGTGAACATTGTACGAACGGAGTGCGGGAGCACGGAGTGAGGCTAGTAACCTGTGGGTTAAAAGCTTCTAGTTGAGACGAGTCCTTTATATGGGATGGGACCTACCCCCCTACCCATACTGTTAGCGCTACCTGAAAAAACAATTCAGGTGCTGTGACAGGAAAACAAAATGCGCATCATCAGCGAAGGGATGGAGATGATGATGTGATGTTCTAAACATCTATGGGGGCTATGCCTCCTTTCTTTTTGATTACTGCTCATGCACATGTGCATGTGCTTATGAAAGGATGTATCACATGGTCATCGTTGAACTGTTCGTTCGGGGGGTTAAGTATGCACGTCTACTTCGAAAGACGTGCGGTGGTGCTGCGTGTGCGCAGTGTGTGGCGTGCGTAACCGCACGCCTAGTCAACAATGATGTTGCGTTGAGTGATATACACACTCAACGCGGGTATTAGCATCAAAGGGGGCTTCGGCCCCTTTCTTTTTGACTATCGCTCATGCACGTGTGTGTATGTGCTTATGAAAGGAATGCATCATGACCAAGAAGAACACTATTGCCGCCCTCATCGCCGCCCGGGGCGCCGAGTGCGGCGCACTCTGGATCCAGCGTGAGGCGGGTGTCCTCAAGGACGCCCTCAAGGCGTCTGGCCTCAACCGTCGTCTGACGACGGCAGAGGCCGCCATCCTGTGGGTTAATACCACAGACTTCGCCACCCTAGAGGCGGCTGGGCACATAGTAGAGCTCTGCCCCGAGCTGTCGGGACAAGCCTACGGGCTTGTCAAGCAGGGGCTCCGTTACCGGGAGGTAGCAGAGACCCTGCAAGCGGGGCTCGACATCGCCGGCATCCTCGCCGGCGACTACCCGGTCGCGACCGCGGTCGGGGTATACACCCAGGTGATACTGGGCGCAGACGTCTGGGCCGCCGCCCAGGCGGCGGAAACGGCCGCATTACTGGACATAGTAATGTGGCCAGAGGAAATCCTCCTCTGGGAGGCACACCTAGCTGAGGCTGCGTTGGCAGCCGCAGCTCCGTATTGGGAAAAGGTGGGGAAAGAGAGCAGGTCCTCCCATCCCACCACCGTAAGGTGGATGGGCGCCTACGGGCGCGGGGCGACCGTGGCGGACATCGCTGCTTTCGAAGCAGCGCCGGGACGACCGGTAAGTGCCGAGGCGTTTCGCTTCGGCCAGTCCCTGGGACTGGCCGGGGAGGTGGCCAAGGTAGGGCTCGTGGTAGATACCACGAAGACAGTCCTCCTAAAGGCGTACGCGGGGGACGCGTGCACAGCAGACAAGGGGCGGATATCCAGCAGGATGCTGGGTCTGGTCAAAGTCTGCTATTGGGGGGACATCGACCGGATGTCCGACTCCATGACAGAGGACTGGTATATCGAGGCTTTTATAGAGAGCCCTGTATACCAATCTGTGGTGTATCTAGGAGAAGATCCACCCCAGTTCGCCAGAGATCTGGCAGAGGCAATGGGATTGCCGCTTACCCGCTACGACCGGGTAGTCGATGAGGTAGTAGACCCATGGGTTGGAGGCGCATACGCCTCCGAGTGGGAGGAAGCTTACGCATAAAAAGAAAAGGGGGCCTAAGCCCCCTTTTCTTTTGATACTGCCTCGGCGCAGTATTGCTTGGTAGCTGGCTTAAGCTACTTTTGAAGGGGGCGTAAGCCCCTTTCTTTTTGACTATCGCTCATGCACATGTGCATGTGCTTATGAAAGGAATGCATCATGACCAAGTACGAGGACAAGGCCATGTCTGAATTTACTGTGTACGTGGATTCATCCACGGCGTACATGCTTGACATTGAAGGTAGCATTGTGGCTTTGAATAGCCGCTTTGCGAGGAGCTATCTGCGTATGCAGGTGCTCGCCATGATCGTATGGATGTTCGCATTCATGCGCACATGGTATGTGTGTGCTATGATTGTGGGTCAATAATCATCTGAGGGGCGTAAGCCCCTTTCTTTTTGATATATGCTCAACACGATTGAGCTTGTGAAAGGATGTACACCATGGGTAAGATCACTGCTATCATCATCGCCATCGTTGTTGTTGGTTTGATGGGCACCTATGATCTTCAAGGTCATCAGGCTGACGTGTCTGCTCATCATGCTGCTGAAATGATGGATGATTTTACGAACCTGCAAGATGCGATCGACTCGCATCCGTAAGGATGATTAGGGGCGAAAGCCCCTTTCTTTTTGACATAGACTCAGCTCTGTGTTGCGCGGGGGCTCGCTAAGCCTCTTTTGAAAGGACAATACTATGCGTATCATCATCGCGACTGCGCTCACCGTCTGCAACCTCATTGTTGGAAGTGCTTTCATAAGCATGACCAGCGAAGAGGCTGCGCTTGAGGGTGAGCCGCAGAACCGCCTTGAGGTGATGACTGTAGTGTGCAGTGATGCTAAGGCTGCGCTGGATCATCATGATGTGTCTATCTCTCTGCGTGAGCATTATGATGCTGCCCGTCGTGAGGAGACCGCTGCATTCTACGATGCTATGGGTATGTAGCATCAAAGGGGGCGTAAGCCCCCTTTTCTTTTGATACTGCCTCGGCGCAGTATTGCTTGGTAGCTGGCTTAAGCTACTTTTGAAAGGAGAGGTCTATGACCATCATCATCACTGCGTTGCACTGCATCGTGGCGTTCTGGATGGCTGTAGAATCCTACCTCAAACCATACTGGAAAGTATGGGGTGTGGCCCTTCGTATGCTTCCCTTTGGGAGGTTGTACGACTGGACGCATGAGAGGTATGAATTCCTATCTGACCACTGGCAATGGGCGGCTGAAGAGCTGTACTGGTGCTGGCAGGTGTAGGTATTCCATAGGGGCTTCGGCCCCTTTTCTTTTGATAGACGCTCATACCTACGTTGGTACGAGCTTGTGAAGGGAGAACAACAATGGGAAACGAATGCAAGTGCTACTGCCAAACCTGCACGATGGATGGCTGGTGTGGCATCTGTGGGTGCTCATGCAGGATGATCGGTGGGCTGTGGTACAACGGTCTCGGTGATGTGAAGATCCGTGGTGAGATCAAGGGTACGGTCACATCCATTGCCAAGCCTATCTTCATTGTGATGACCCGTAGTTATGAAGGTGATGAGCCTTACACCACCAAGGATGTCCTGTTGTGCGATCTCAATGTGGCTGAGTGCATGGGTGAACACTGTGCTGAACACTTCGTTCAGGTCCTTAACATGCGCGATCGTTTGCACCTGGCTACTGACAAACATGAATGCGGTGGTGCTTATGGTGATTGCTCCTGCTTTCTCACTGAATGTGAACACGTGATCATCGAGGGGGAATACCTCTAAGTAGGTATTCAAACTTACCCGCTCTTTAGCGTATAGACGAGCTCTACGTGGAGCTCTTGTGAAAGGGAACACAATGAAAATGAACCAACGTAACATGGCCCAGAATGTGGCCTTCTATCCTGAGGAGGATAGGGTTACACAGTATTACCGGCTGGAGTTCTCTGTCTGCAGTCTGGGGCTGCTGTGGAAGTACATCTGCGAAGGTCGCAAGTTCAAGATCTTTGTGGAGGGCTAACCATGAACACGAAATGGACATGGGAAACAATCACAGTCAGCAACTGTGATTGCGTGCCACCGTTCGGCAGCGCCAAAGGTACAAAGGTGATTGAACTGATGCCTGATGGTAAGACTATTGTCACGTGTGACAGCCTAGCACACTTCCAGGCGTGGGAGTTCGATGCCGATGGTAACTTAGAGCGTGCTGTTACTTACACCTCTGAATACTACCACCGAGACGTTCAGCAACCCACACTATCACAGGAAGGAGTGAAGCCTGTCCACCAGCCTGCCATGGGGGCCGCTTAACGAAGCTAACGCTTCAAACCCGCTCTTTAGCGTATAGACGAGCTCTACGTGGAGCTCTTATGAAAGGAAACTCAATGAATACCAAGCCTGCGAGACTGGTATCTGTCCACGACCCTATCATGGATCATTTGGAAGATACCAGTCTCGCAGGCTTGGTAGCCTGGATGCATCAGGAACACGATTCGCTTGGGGGATTCCAGGCGGAAATCCAGTGCGAAGATTGGACTCTCCTAATCTGTAAGGAGAGGACGCTGGTCATCACGTACTTTCGGTCATTGAATGCTGTACAGGGTATGAGTGCGTACGCTGACACACTCTAACTAAACATCTTAATAAGGGGGCTTACGCCCCTTTATTTTTGGACACTAACACAGCGTTACTGCATTGGGTCATGTCGGCTCAACAGTATGCACCAGTGTTCAGAAAGGGAGGTACCAAATGGGTACTTTCACTAACAAGATCAAGACCTTCCTCATGGGTGAGGAGGCCAGCAAGATCGTCGTCCCGACGTACTATGCTGAGGCTAACATCTTCCCGAAGACCATCAAGGGAGTTCAGCACTTCCCCAACTACAGCACGAAGACTGCTGACGCTGGGATGATGAAGCTGTACTTCAACGGCCTGTCGAAGAACGAAGATGACTTCATCAAGAACTTCATCTTCAAGAGCCAAACCCCGTGGTTCAAGAACCCGATGGCTATCTTGGATCCGACCAAAGCGGAAGCCACGGTTCGGACCTACGTCAAGATGGAAGATGCCGTCTTTGGTGGTATCAACGACCAGATCCGCCAGATGCTCAAGGAGGCTTATGGTCTCCACCTGAGCGAGGAAGCGGAGTACACCAAGTTCCTTGCTGAGCGTAACGTCAGCATGGTTGGTATGTCTGCCTTGGATGCCAAGCAGGCTGCCAAGAAGCTCTGGCTGCGTGAGACTGCTGGGCTGTACAAGAAGTTCGCCTTCAGCTTCAAGGGTACCTTTGAACTGAAGAAGGACAACGATGGGGCTATGGCCTACATCGGTACTATCCAGGAAGTCTTGGAGTACTCCGTTGAATCGGATACTCGCAAGGAGCCCATTTTCCGCACGCATCCTACGGCTGTGGTTGATCCCACGGAAGGCCAGGCTGCGTGGTTCGAGCGCTTCCGTGTTCACCCCAACAAGGATGTGAACCTGGACGTGTTGGAGGCTGCCAAGAAGGCTTCGGCCGAGATGGGCATCACCGACATGACCATCGAGGGATTCTAACAAATCGCTCTTATACCAGGCGAAGAGGAGATGGTAGGTACTGTCTCCTCTTAAAAGACCCACACTATCCATGTGCTGAAAGGACAACATCACATGAGTATCAACTACACCGGTCTCGCTGTCTACGCATATCAATGCGCAGACCTCAATCTCGTTGCTGACTACTACGGTATCCCTGTTAGTGCTGTCATCGAGAAGGAAGACTTGTCTTCCTGGAACCCTGGCGGTCACACTGGTTCTGCCTACAAGCAGATCCTTCTCACTACACTGTTCAACATGCCTCACGTGCGTGTTGTGGTTGGTAAGGGTGCTAAGCTCCAGAAGGGTGAAGCCTCCGCGCTCAAGGAGATCCACCAGGCTCAGCCAGAGTCTCGTAAGATCGTGTCCGAGGAGACTGTTCAGATCTCCATGAAGATGAAAGAGTTCTTGAAGTTCTGTGAACTCACGAACGGCTCTGAGACGGCTCAACACATCTTCAGTGAGCTGGGATATCGGGTTGAGGCTGACGAGGATGACAAGGATACCTTCATCGTCAAGGTGCCCTTCGGTGCCAGCTTCACGTTCAAGTGGGTCTCCGATGATGAGATCTACATGAACACTGCCCAGCTTCGTAGTACGGTTATCGTTAACCTGGCCGAGGATCAGTGGGGGATTGCTCCACAACTCATCGCTGGGTTGAAGGGTCCTAAGGAGTTCATGGAAATCATGCTGGCTGTGCTCACCATGCACGCTGAGACTAAGGCTGCTCAGTACGCTGTGGGTGCGCTGCTCGGGTTCACTGGGGCTCTTGGTCCTGATGCTCGTGAGCGTGACGAGCTCGATGAGGATGGTCTGCTGATTAAGACCAAGTACTCCGTTGGGGTGGTTGGTCTCTTCATGGACCGTGGTGGCAAGGTCCACGCTGGTCGTGGTTCTCTGAGTGGCAATCGCCCCAACGTTGTGGAGATCTGCCGCTATATGGATGCTCTAGATGCCACCGCGTGGTACATCCCTGACAACCGTGGTAGCTTCCCGTTGCGTATCCCTTACACGGACCTCGCTACGGATGGTGGACCTCTCGGCATTAAGCTGGTGGGTACTGAGATCGAGTTCGCAGGTAGCAACATCAAGGGGCTGCTCAAGAGCTCTGCTGCGTCTCACTGCGGATCAATGACTGTCCCGTGTGTCATTGATGCTGTATCTCCTATCTCTCAGTGTGGGCAGGCTCACATCGGTGCTGAGATCCTCGATGAGGCTGTTGGTAAGCGCTTGGTTACCATCGGTGGTAGCCACCGCTATAGTGCTGCTGATCACGAGATGGCGTTCATGGAAGCCAAGAACTCCCATATCCTGGTTGCAGTTGGCGATCTGATCACGTTCTCCACTGATGCTGATGGTAACACCATCGCTCACCTGGCAGACGAACGGGCCAATGGGGCTCTTGTCGAAGTTGCTAAGGCTAAACCCGAAGACAACGTCAAGGTACCGGTGCTTGACTTCAATGGCAATATCATCAACTGGTCTTCCGATGATGGTGCTGTTGAGGGTCGTGTCATCGAGGTGGTTAAGAACATGCGCTTGCATGGTGCCTCCAAGAACGTTGCAGGGGAGTACGAATTCGTGCTCACGGTGACGATCGAGGCTACTGATAAGGGTGCAGCCAAGGGTCGTGGACCTGTCAAAGCTATGATGCAGACCAACGAAGCTGCTGGTGTGCAGGTCCTCATCAATGGACAGGTGTTCAAAGGCCTGCACATTGGCGACGGTCTCATCAAGTCCTCCAAGCAGCTTCGCAAGCGCTTCAAGGAGACTGGTCGTGGTCGTGTCGAGGTTAGCAGTGTGTACAACCCCATTGTGTACGCTACGACCAAGGAGATCTACGACAAGCCTGAGTATGCGGCTAAGTTCACGTTTGATGATGCTACCTGCACTATCACTACAGTGGATGACAACGCTATCCTGGGTGAGGTTACGTTCCTCATTGAGAGCTCCAGCGTTCAGGAGAACGTGGGTAGTGCAGCAATGACGCTGTACCAGATCCTCTTCCTGGGCTTCACCAAGGCTGGTAAGGATCTGCTGAAGCAGTACGTTGTGCCCGACATGGTGCGGCGTACTCATCTGCTTGGCTATCTGGCTGGTTTGGGATCATTCCCCAATGCAGCTAAGATTGCTACAGGTGAACAGTTCTTGTACCTGCTCTTGGGTACTAACCTGCTGCTCCAGCGTGATGATGTACTCGACCTGCATGGTGAGTATACTCCTGCGATGACCGATGTCCAACTGTTGGAGAAGGTCAAGGAGTTGTATCCTCAGGGTGTTAATATCATCGTCAATGGTGTGCTGGCAGCAGCTATTGATGCTGATAAGGTCCTGCAGGCAACGGCGCCTGATGGCCTGGGTTCTGGCCTCACTGGGCTGGGTGAGACTGTTGCACGTCTAGTGCGTGTGATGGCAGACCCTGCGCTGCGTCTCAAGCTGGTCACTGCTAATCCTGACAGCGTTGCTGGTCTGGTGCAGTCCGTCAAGATTGATGCTGCTAAGCTCGCCAAGAGTGGTGGCTTCGGTCGGGTCTACGGTACTCGTTGGGGTGTGACCAGTAAGATGGTTGCTTCTCGTGGCATTGGTATGGAAGAGATCCATATCCACCCGGACTCACGGATTGCCAAGCGGCTCGCCCGTAAGTTCAAGTGCAATGTCGCTGACCTCAACGGTAAGGCTGTGTACGTGCTGCGCCATCCCGTTATCGTGGGCTACGTTGCCACTATCGTGCTAAACGATAAGGTCAACCTGCACGTGATGATGGCCAACGAGATGAAGTGGCGTCGTGTTAACCAGGGTGACTTTGATGGTGACACTGGTTGCATCTTCCCCATCACGAACATTGGTACTCGTGACATCGCTGCTGAGCTGCGTGTGGAGCTGGAAGCCCTGTTGCCCAAGGGTGACATGAACCTGGCTACCTACGGGCCTGGCAACGATGCTGAGCACATCGAGACCCTCAAGGAAGTCCTCAGTGATGGGACTAGGGTCTATGAGCCGCTGATGTTCAGTGAGGCTGTGTCCCCGAATAACACCGCGGACAAGATGATCGCCAAGTCCAAGAAGATGACCGCTGACAAGTGGTTTGAAACTATCCGTGAAGGCGTTGAAGCCAACACGTGGTGGACTGGTACTGCCTATCGTCTCATGGAGGGTGGTTCTATCCAGTACGCACTGGGTCTGACCAATCCTCGTATGATGATGCTGGGCGCATGGTTGTATGAGCACAAAGGTCTCGCTGGCAAGCCAGTTGGTGAGTCCTGCAAGAAGTTCATGCAGAGCTGGATCTGGCCTCTCTGGGATACCGACGTGGTTACCGGCATGATGTCCAACCTGCGGGTCACGATGAATGAGGTGAAGTGCTACAAGTCCAGTGGCGACATCCTTCTCCCTCATGCCATCAAGGTGGGCAACCACCTGAACCGCAGCATCAAGCATGGTGCACCTGATGAAGCCACTGTGCAGGCTCCTGTGTACGATAAGTACGGTCAGGAAATGCCTTACCACATGCTGACTCCGCTGTTCCGTGTTGCATGGATGCTGGGTCGTAAGAAGCTGTCCCAGGCTGTTGCTGACTGTGTCATCGTTGCCAGCGATGAGATGGAGCAATCGGCTCGGGTTCATGGCTTCGATGATTCATTCCTCTACAACCTCTGCCGGCTGGTTAGCAAGCAGCTCGGTACGGTGAACACGCTGATCGGTGACCTGATGGACACTGAGGCACAAGAGGACGATGACGTGTCGTGGGGTGAAGACGAGTGGTAAGATCGTAGCTTTGCTGCGAGCTAACTGAGAATAGGGGGAGCGAAAGCTCCCTTTATTCTTGACTGTGCCTCAGAGCGCCACCCGCTCTCGAACTTACCTTAATGCTGCGAATGCTGCCTACCAGTAGATGATCATTGTTGATACGGTGTGCTAATGCAGCATACCAATAGATGATTCTTGTTCTCAGAGGTGGGTGCTACAGGCTGATACGCCTAACCCCACATAGTTGAGACAAGCGGCCTGCTGCGGCCGAGAGCGCAGAGCTACCATACGGTAATACTGACCTCAGGAACAAAAGAAAGAGAGCTTACCATGGGACAGCTTTTCGAACAGACCCGTGTCAATGGTGCCTTGCGTCGGACGGACAATCCGCCTCCGGGTTCCAGCGGCATCCTGATCCGGTTCCCCCTCACCGAGGAGCAGGCCGCGGCCTACCTCAAGAAGGTGGACTTGGAGCAGTACATGGAGGCGTACAGCAAGACGCTTGAAGTGTCCGACTTCAAGAGCATCTCGGGGACCATTTGGGCCCAGGGGTGGTTGACGACTGAGGCGGCGCGCAACCTGCGTGACGTCAAGTTCCCGATCCTGTGCAACATCAACGCGCGGCTCACCGCCGTGTCCGAGGCGAAGCTCACGAACCGTGACAACGTCGACTTCAGCCGGTACACATTCGACTTCACCATCGACACCATCACCAACTCCAAGCCGTACGATGCGGCCGAAGACGCGATGGATGGTGAGATCGCGGTTCGTGTCCGTCAGCCCCGACTCAACCAGGGTGTCCGGCTTCACGCCGGCATGCAGGGTGGTGCGGGCATCGGCGCAGGCCTGGTCGACCCGGTGGCCGTGGCGAATGCCCAACGTGCCGCACAGGTCCTCGGGCATCAGTCGAGCGGCGCTGCCTCCGGCTTCTAGCACCAGGTGCTAGGGAGATCTTGAAGGGTATCCATAGTGTGCATCCCGCATGCTGTGGATACCCTTTTTAGCTGCAACGCTCAACGTAGTGAGCGGAAGGGGGTCCTCTATGGATGAGGCAACACTTATCAAAGCACTTGGCAGACGCCATGATGCCAACTTGCTAGAGGTGGGACCTTTCGTGGACCAACACGGTAAGGATCTGTCTCTGGCCGATATCATTTCTGATGTTCGTGATCATAGTGGCGTCCGTAAGGTAGCCCACGGAAAGACGAAGCAAATACACATCATATGCGAAGACAAACATCAGATCGTGGTTCAGCCCAAGGAAACAGAAGCCAGCGAGAGCGCATGAGGTTGGAGGCGGGGGGATTCTAATTCTCCTGCCTCTACTAAAGCTCAAGCTGCTTTGTGTGCTCCTGGCGGATGTAAGTCGCATCACCTGGAGCTTTTGAAAGGACAAACGCTCAATGCAGCCAATTACCAGCAACCTACGCGTTTGCATGATGGTGCCAGAAGGTGTCTGGCCTGAAGAGCAACTCCGTAAGGTTATCGAGTTCGTGAACAACGACGAATACATCCTGAAGAAGATGGCCATGGTTGGTATCAACTTCACATTGGATGAGCCACTACCCACCATCGAGATCAGTCAGCGGGACTACCAACGTCAGGTACGTTGTGAGATCCTCCAGTTCATCGGTAAGGGTCACCACAACATCCAGTCTGCCTCACAAGCGTTGAACAACGTGGTTACGGGTCAGACTCTCTCGCGCATCATCAAATGCGATCCTACGGTCATGTACAGCACCATGCGTAAGGTACATGAAGCCCTGCTCACAAAGAAGGGATTGGTACTCTCATGACCGGCCTCGATCCAGACGAGCGTGAGATCACTGATCAGATGACAGAAGGTCAAGAACGTCAGTTCAAGCACCTGTGTACCATTGCAGCCGGGTTAGCGTCCAATGGGGACGTCACCGCACGCTTCAAGAATGATCTCGCATATGAGATCAGCCAGATGTCTCAGGACATCTATACCGCCTTATTTGAGGCAGCTGTTGGGTCTTAGACCTAACTTACGAAAGGAAACGCACATGGATGATATCCAGAGGACAATCGTTCTCCTGGGTCATGAACCCAGTGAAGCCACTCAGAGATTCATAGCCTCACTTCCGGGTGAGGTGGTCACCTATCTCTATGGGTTGAGTGTCAATCCCTTGTCAGTGCAGGATGATGTCATCACTGCTCTCTGGCGCATCAACAAAGATGTTAACCTGACCCGGTTTGGTCGGGTGCTTCTCGTTCCTCCTGGTAGTTCTACGGCAGCGGTGTTGTTTGTTGCTGGGTTGCGTGGGATCACAGGTACCGAACCTGAAGTCCTGTACACACCTCAGAACCCCAACAACGGCTTCAATGAGCCCATCAAAGGCAAAGAGATCCTTAGTGCTCACCTGGTCTACTGTGTCATGCGCAAGAAGCGGCCTGAAGGTCTACTTCCCAAGCGTGAACGACAAGGTGTGCTGAGCGTCAAAGGTGCTGAAGAAGCTCCTGTTCCTCTGAAGCGGGAAGTCTCATTGCCACCGACTACTACCTGCATCGACTGCGGTGGTGGTTTCATGCGCACCAAGAACCAGAACCAAGTAGAGCATCCTCCTGATCGGTGCCCATCGTGCCGGTACAAAAGGAAGATGAAGCGGAAGGATGGCCCCAATGCTCAAAATAGCAGTCGTGCTAATCCTCCTCATGGGCCTTTCAGCTCTCCGAGAGCCATATAGGCAATACTCTGTACCCAAGCATGTTGATGGGATGTCTTTGACGTCTCTTCAGCCTGGCCTGGTTACCTTCAATGGCACTGTGATCAAGGCTGTGATGACTCGTGAAGCTGGCAAGGTACTAACCCTGCAGGTGGACAACGAGCAAGTCCTAGCCTACATAGGGCCAGCATTAGGGATTGGTATCCCTCACATCGGGGCTTACGTCTCTATCACCGGCAAGATGCTTGGTGAGAAGGCTGTAACCCTCCAATCAGAGAATGACTTCCGCCTTCTCCTACCAGCTGGTGGCATCGTCTACAGCAAGGGGATTGAGCCTGGCGGAGTCAGTACCCGCGTGGAGTTTCGCACTGATGAAATCATAAAGCTACCAAGAGTCTCTGCAAAGGGAATCCGTAGCATCCAATTCGTAGCCAACGGACGGGTCTTTAACGGACTTGTTCAGGAGACGTGGATAGATGAAGTCATGCGAAGCTCCACCCTCAAGGGGTATCGTATGCCCAACGGTATATTCATCGTGGAGGCGTGGTCATGATCATGGCATATGGAATGATGGTTGGGGGCTTTGTTCTCATGTGTGGAGTCTTGTACTTCGCATTCATGGGAGTCAAGAGATGATCATCGTAGGAGTGGGCTTAGGCTTTGTTATAAGCCTCCTGAGCCTGCTCCCAGGTGTTCACGCGGCTCTTATTCTTATGATGGTGTTACCATGGCTCTCCTTAGGGAGTGATGGGTCCATCGCTACGGCAGCTATGTGTGTTGGTATGGGAAGTGTGCTGAGTATTCTGCATGCGGCCTATCAACCTGTCAGCAACGATATGCTGGCAAATAGTGACGTAGCTACCAAACTCGCCCATATGGGCTTCGGTCAGGCAGTAGTCAGGCTTCATAAGGATGCTGTTCATCAGTCAGCCTTCATGATCCTGTTTGTTGGAATCATCTTCGTTGTTCTAGCCCTTCTGGGGTTAGATGCCGCAGGTGGTATCAATCGAATCGTAAAGGTAGTCAGTCCTTATGTGCTGGGATTAGTAATACTGATCACTGTAGGTAAGTCCTCGCGACCGATACGAACTGTCGTCATTTGCCTGTGTGCTGGGCTATTAGGGTTCATGACCTTCAATATCCCAGCGATGGTAGGATCACCGTGGACAATGCTCCCTTTGCTGGGCGGATTGTTTATGGCTCCTGCTGCATATGGCATGATGACTTCAAAGGCTTCCAGGGAGCCCCAAGCGGATCGTAGGAATGACTGGAACGATGACACGGATGCCTCCCCAACAGGAGCGTTTCTGGGCATGGTGACAGGCTTCCTCGCCGGTGTAGGCACCAGCAGTCTAGTGTCTCTGGCACGCCATAGTGATATGGACGAAGAAGAGATGCTACTGCTGGGGTCTGCAGGGGATGCCAGCAACAACATGTTTGCTTTGCTGTCATTTACTCTTATCGGAAGTACACGGTCTGGTGTAGCAGCTGCAGTAGCAGAAGCAGCCCCAGCTGTGGATGTCTTTGGAGCTATGATATGCCTCATCGTCATGATGTTAGGCATATGGGCGGGTACGGCTGTTCTGAACAGGATCCATGATCCCTACAGAATGGTCATCCGCCAGGTTCCACAAAAGATTGTAGCGATGGGTCTGTTCGCCTGGACCGTGTCTACCATTTGGTACACGTGCGGGGTGAGTGGGCTTATCGTATTCGTTTCTGCCTGGTTAATCAGTTCACAAGCCAAGAAGTGGTTTGTACCCAATCAAGCTCTCATGGTCTCCATGATAGGCCCAGTGCTGATCTACTACACAGGAATGTCCGGCGTGATGACTGCAATGTTTATCCACTGATTCAGCGGGGTTTACCTAAACCCGTAATGAACAGAGGATGATACGTGGTTAATTTCGCAGTACTACGAGACGAAGCATACAAACAATTGAAAAGGCGTGGCCAAGAGCCGTTTACTGCCCTTGAAGCTAGGTACATCGGTCATCGGCTAGCTACCGCAATAGGGGTCTACAAAGAGGTTGGTGAATCCGACCTAGATGTCGTAGACAAAGACCCTCTCATGCGTGAGCTAGTCGAGCTGGTGGACCAACGTGCAATCAGTAAATGGGTCTGGTTAGTTACGTGGTTGTCTTACAATCACGCAGCTATGCAGCACCCCGACGCAATGTCGGACATAGCCTTATACCTGCTCGGAATGACAAAGATACCAACAGAGATTCAACAGAAACTCTTAGGTCTCATCTAGTCATCACCAATACACCTATGGCCACATTAGGAGTAACTAAAAGTGATGTCCAAGCAGAAGCCTCTTCCTCTGTTCTCGGGTGTGATCAAAAAGGTCGCCAAGTACAAAGATACCGCAACCGTCAAAGTCATCGTGCAAGTGCGTGAGATGGCTATCAACGGTGGTGGCATTGAAGACCTGGAGCCGTTAGAAACGTGGACACACGTTTGCTTCCGTCTGCAGGGCGATCATCTTGTCCTCGATAAGCTCGGTTCGGAAACGACCCGTGAGTATCAGGAGAAGGGCTACATCAAGCAGAATGAGGAAATCTCATTCACCCCTGGTCGTACGATCTACTTCTGTGGAGTCGGACCGGCGGTATGGGATGGCAAATCAACCTTTGAAGACAAGCCTCTACAAACGATGATCAAGGTCATCGAGGAAACGATCTCGGGTCGTGCATCAACAGCTATCGACTACCTCAAACTCAAGAACAACGTGGCCAAGGGTGTCGGCGCAGCTACAGACGAAGCAGAGATCACGGAAGTGATCAACGTGGACGAGCTGGTAGCCGTAAGCTAACCAAACGACGTGTTGGGGGATGAAGAGACAGTGCTCTCGTAGTTATCCCCTACTCGTCTTACAAAAGTAACCGCCTATAGATAATCCCAGGAGGATTTTACGATGGACAGCGATATGATCAGTGTCATCCCCGCTTCTGCTCCCACCTACATGGGTGGGGCGGTTACGAAGGCGGCTGAGGTTGTGCAACAGCAGACCGATGCCATCCAACAAGTCGTTCCCGTAGGTCATGGTGTCGTGCTGAAGAAGTACGTCGTCAAGGTGCTCCACGTGAGTGAGTGGGAGACCAACATGTCTGCTCTGGTGGACGTGTACTGTGTCAGCACTCCTGACGTTCTGGACATCGATGGTGACTGGGCATTGCAACCCTTCACCCACAAGATCAAGTCCAACATCCACCTCGGCTACGATCACCCGGCCTGCGAGCTGCTGGTCAAGGGCTATGATCTGCAGGTGGAGTCCACTGGCCTGTCCTCGCGTGCGAAAGACAAGCCTCTGGTCGACAAGCGGTCAGGTGAAGAGACCCCGATCCACCCGTTCATGTACATCAACCAAGACACCATCGTCCGTGTGGAAGTGGATCCGTTGATCTACGGTGGTGTGGATCATGCCGTATCGGTTCGTCCGATGGCCAACAAGAGAATGCACAAATCCAACAAGAAGGGACCTGGCCTGGCCAAGCGTCTCTGGAACGCGTTGTTCCCAAAGGATTAGTGCAGACATACCGGCAGTAATGCTGGGCCCTATGGGGTGCCCAAAGCTCGGGATACTGAGCAGCGGGCATTCCCTACTAATGAGTACACCACATGATCACCCCGATTAGTCGGAGATGGTCTCTCTATCCGCAGTAGAGGGTGTATTCTTTAGTGGGGAATGTTGTGCACGGCATGACCTACTCTGTTCCTGCACGGTTAGCAGGCCGGTGGGATTAGCTACCCATCGCGTTAAAATAACAGCGCTGAAACCACTTGGTTAGAGTGGCGTAGCTGTGGGTACCCAAAGCTGCTGTTAGGCAGCCCTAAAGTCTGGGTGGGGCCCAGCACCAATCTTTGCCTCGTTAGCTCAGCTGGATAGAGCATGGGATTTCTAATCCCACGGTCACTGGTTCGAGTCCAGTACGGGGTACCAAAGCAATCTGGCTGCGGGAGAGGCACTACGCCTCCAGATCACCCAAAAAAGATGTCTATGGATGAAGGCGTGTAAGCTGTAGATGTTTAGCCGGATCAATGGGCAACAGGCAGGCGCGCTACTTGGTCTGTTGTCTTTAATATTCGTGGGGGCGTAGCTCAGTGGTTAGAGCGGCGAACTCATAATTCGTTGGTCGCTGGTTCAATTCCAGCCACCCCCAGTACACCATTAGACAGGCATCACTGCCTAGAGAGTAGAGAGGACGCTATGACTTTAGCAGTCCACATTCCATACGATGAACTATCGAAGCACATCAACTCAGAAATCATGCTCGAAGGATCCAAGGAGACTTGGGTACTCGAATCCATTGTAGGGAACTCTATTACAGTGACTGATCCATGGCATACGCAAGAACGCACCGTCTCATCAAGCTCCGCTATGACCAACAAAGTCATACGGGATGAAGACCTGGTGTGGGCAGCGTAACCGCTATTTTTATGTGTAGCAGGATTCCTGAGTCGCTCAGGAGCTACCCATAATGAAAACTAGAGGTGTATTACACAGTACAGTTAGTACTTGTTGTGGTGCACCTCTGTTTTTAGCTGGGAGGCACCGATGTACACAAAGGCTATGATGTAGGCGTAACGTGGGTTTCAGCAGACGAGTATGACACTTTAGTACAATGTACGGGGTGGCAGTAGACACTAAAGTGGGGCTAATGCTATGAATCTAGGTTACTGACATGTGGCTACAAGTGTGCTTAGAAATAGCTAGTAGGTAGGTGGAGGTGGTATGGGGGTAAGGTGGCACCGCCCATGTTTAGACACTTATTTGCCAATACTCACTCCGTGCTTTCGCACTCCGTTCGCTACTCGTAGCTGACTATATTCACTATCTCGCACCCCTTCGTGGTGCTCGCTGCCGTCATCCATTGAAGCCTTATTGTGCTCGCTACTCGTAGCTAATTGTAGCTCGTAGCTATAGCAGATTGAAGGTTTAGCCTCATAGCTACCAAGAGTTTCATAGGTCGCTCAACACAACCCGCTCTTCGCGTACCCGATGGAAGCTAGGAAAGGAACCCGAGATGATTAACGTCGTCAACAAGCACACGTATGCCGGTTCTAACGGACACTACATCGGTCGGCCAAGTGTCCTCGGTAATCCATACGACCTCATGAAGTATGGCCGTGAAGGCTGTGTGGCTCTGTACAAGCTCTGGTTGCAGGGCAAGATGAAAGAAGACACAACCCAGCTCCGTGAGCTACTGGTGATCCTAGGGAAGCATAAGGCTGGCACTGTGGACCTCGTGTGCTACTGTGCCCCACTGGAATGCCACGGTGACATCGTAAAGAAGGCAGTCGAATGGTTGATGGAACAGGGGATCTAGATGAGAGCGTGGTCATCAGTGATGAGCTGAGTCTTAAGTCCAATGGATGGCCATGCTCCATACGCAGTGTATCAAGCGGAGCAGAGCCTCACCGTGTTCATCGAGACGCTGCGGGTATTCACGGGGGTGTGGCGAAAGAAAAGAACCAAAAGAAAGCTATAGTTAAACTAAAGTGATTTTTGTTGACGAGATGAAAAGACAGTAAACAGACACGAGTCTAACTGATAGCTGACTGGACGTTGCACTGCGCTCGGCTCTGCCTCGCTGCACACCTTCCCGTCGTTCCGACTGCAGGTGTATTTATATAAGGTATATATAATACTATTAGAAAAATACACTATGATTTTTTAAAGTCAATACTTTAGTTATGCGATTTTTAGGCAAAGAGAAAACAATGCCGCCATCAATAATCCACACCTACAGAGCAATCTATCAGCCTGACTACTACAGACCAGACGACGAAACCTTCTTCAGTCTCTGCCACTACGTCTACAGCTGGGAAGGTAAAAACAAAGGAGACTTTACTGGCATAGGCAAATACACAATCCTTGAAGTCGAACTAATCGAAACCATACGCCTCTGGGCACTCCATACGCTCCACACAGGCTACAAAGCAAAGAGGCAACGATGGCAAACACGTACAACATACTCCCAACCAGTGGGTTCGCCATCGTTACCAACAACCGCTTCAACAGAGACAGATATCCATTCCACCAATCTCTAACCAACATCTACTACACCCTCATTGAAGCCAGAGGCATACCTGGCAAAGAGTTCCACCACACCTACTTCAACTACCAGCACCTCATCAGACTACACACAGCCTTCAAGCACATCAGCAGCAGACGTCGGATGGTTGGCAACCTCCTAACAGACACAGCAGGCACATGTGAGATAGGTTGGGGGCCACACGAAGCTGTCTACAACCCAGCACGCATCCTCGACTACGAGATCAAGTTACTCTCAGTAACACCTGACCTCCTATCAGAGATCATCATGTGCAGAGAGTTCCTAAGGTTAGCTCATGGACGCTGAAGACCTACTCAAGTCTGATGAGACCTGGATCAGTGATAACGATCGTGAGTTAAGAGCTACGGGTGGAGGAATAGAACCACCCTATGTAGCAGCCAGTATGGTTGAGTACGACGTAACAGAGTGTTGGCCATTTGAAACCAGCAAGCAGAAGAACGAGTTCTTCATCGATATCATCACCTCGCACAGACTCTACAAGGTGGCTAAGCATGGATGCTAACTTAGAAGCTGATGCACTCATCCTGTTCGAACTAGACACTAGAGACAACTCACAGGACACACCAGCAGCGCTGTTCGTTTGCTGCAATGAAATTAGTGATAGCCTCAGGGCAGTCGATAGCATAACTTACGGGCCACGTATTCACATACGACTCATAGTCGACACAGCCTTAACACACTTACTCTGGAGGATACGCCTTGCAACCCGAGCTGCTCGTACGAGCTCTAGCCCTAGTGATCAAAGACCAGACATGTGACACAGCTCTCAGTTATGGCATCGTAGAAGCTCTGTACGTCGCACTTGCTGAGATAACCTTCAGGGAGTGGTACAAAGATCCATACAACTCAGGTGGTTACGCTGAAACCTACCTCCACGGTGAACAGAAACACACACTCCTAGACATTGCCATCCTGTACCTGTACTTCAGGAGAAGCAAATGCGATTAGGTGTAAGTGACGAGTGGCTGACTGAGGCTATAGCAACAGACCACGTTAATTGGCTAGCTAAGAACTCAGCTGGTATACATCATCCTGCGTATCAACCAGCAGTTCTCCTATCTGATTACCTCAAGTACGAATACCCCATCCTGCGTGGCGATGCGTACACTGACATTGTCCTATGCTATATCTACTGGAGGGTTTCATGCACGACCCGGTTGACCAAACAGACACTGAGTGTGCCATAAACCTATTCCTCGCGGACACAAGCCTGGTAGCTAATGGGTCTAGGCGTGGCAGTATAGCTGATGTGGTTTACTACTCAGCCAAAATGCTAGAGCACATGATGCCTGACTTCGAAGAACCTGAGAACATCAGTGTGGACATACGCATCGTTCACCTCCTATGGGAAATACGTAAATGCACAAGATATATCTCTTCGAAGAGACGGCTGGCCAACGGTTAGTCCCTCCCTCATCTAACCCGTTCTACTGGGAAGCATCGAGAGTGCTTCAATTGATCTACAGTGGCAGCAACATAGAGGGTGAGTTTATCTATGTCATATACCACAGATCACTTAGAACTCTTCACGTGGCCTACAAGGCCTCTTATTCTAGAAGAAGGTCCAGACACACCAGAGCCATATTAGACATGGACTCTAGGGCATGCTAGGTACCTCTAATGACCTTTAGTGAGTTCTCAGTTCCCAATACTGTAGAGCGTATGACTAAAAAGCTTGATAATCCTATGCACGCGGACTCAACGTTCCGCTGGTTGGATTCAACCTATCTGCATGGTTACTGTTACACGCTATACCAGGTGCACGGACGTGTTCTTGGACGAAGGGAACGAAGAAGACATGGGCTTGAGTGAATCACAGAAGATTAGCTATGCTGTCCGCCTGATGACACGCGTGATGGTCCCTAAGGTTCTCTACGAAGAGAAGATCGAGGGCACTACTATCGTCATCACAGGCAAGTTCAAAGACATCGAGGTAACTGTTGCGGCTCCCAAAGATGACTTCGATGAACGTACGCCAGGTATGGTACTCACCGATCTTAAAGACGAGGTTGCCGAGAAGATCCTTAAGGCTTTCCTCAACGTTGGATGACATGCCCGCACCAGATAGAATAGTCAACCCACCTAGAAACCCTCACTACCTGTACCACATGTACATAGAGGGCTACTATGGTGAGGTAGAAGTCCAGGATAGGGTCTATAGAGCCTCTATGTACGCTAACAATGAGGCTGAGAGTATTGTGGGGAAGATCGATACCCCAAACGAGGAAGATCCCCTGATTGACAAAGATTGGGACTTCCTATTTGAGGATACCAACCTATGTGCAGAGCTGTGGAGGATACGTGGATCTGTCAAACACTCCTCCAAACGTACTGATAGCTGAGTACACAGAAGGTAGATTCACACACCCAATCATATGGCGGTATAGGTGGCCCATAGACGCTATCTACATGCCTGTCCACCTGATTGCAGGTGAGGGTGGAATATCTACAGACAACGTGAGCATAGGTGTCTGGGTGAACGGTATTGCCATGTACTTTGAGGACTTCAGGTTAGCTTATGAGCTATTCAAGATTGGTAGAAGATGATTAGGCTGCCCCACGGTTCGCATGCCATCTTAGTTGAGTTCGGCTCATGTACAAGACGACTAGGTACAGCTTTGAACTACTCAACTCATCACTGGGACCCAACAGCCACGTGGGATAGGTTTGAGTATGCAATCACAGTCTTCCGTCTAGCTAGCTTGGGGTATAGGAAATGATGCCTGATGCAGCGAGACTGATACTGTTGGACTTTAGAGGTAATGCGATAGATCTCGCAACTGCTGTAGAGCGTGGCATCACCAGCAACTACTCGATTCAACGACTCCCCTCTAGAGACAACTGGATCAGGTTCCTAGCAGCTGTTGAAGCACTCCGCTTAGTAGTCGTGAGGTTCCGTAAGTGAACGAGTATGATGCAACGGCTACGTTCTTTGCTGAGTTTAGATTCAAGCCTGTGGTAATAGCTAGGGCCCTCGACGGGGCTACGCATGGCCACTTCCTACTTAGTGTGCCGTCTAAGGAAGAGTGGGGTAGGTTTCATTCAGCTGCAGATATCCTACGCTTCTTCTATTCAAGGTTTAAACCATGATCCCAATGAGAGAACTACCTGGTGCTGGTCTCTACACCACATGGATGATCAACCTACACATCTGTGCCTTTGGGCAGATCACCAACGCTGAGCCTAAGGCTGTGTTCGTTGTTCCAGAACTAGAAGCTGCTGTTCGTCTAGCAAACTTTGTCTACAGACGATCCAGAAGACATAAGATGATGGATCCAGTCACCCTGATAAAGTACTACAACACAGGTGTCACGGATGTACATAGTGATCGTGGTAACCTATATGGCTCTGTGTACACAGGTGCTGCATGGTTAGATGAGATGATCGAGACGCGTGAGATCCAGGATGATCGAGTGCCAGACTGGAACATCTTAAGAGAAGACATTGATCTCTGTCATTTGCTATATTCGATTAGTCGATGAAGAACCCATATAGAGGTATGATCTTCTACATACACGTATGGATGCCGAGTGACAAACCTGTATTCATGCGTTTCATGTATCGATTGCATAAAGCATACCGAATGCAGAGGGTCAAATGGTCCAAGAGAACAATCCAGTCATAGCAGCACTACTAGGTAACCTATCTGTAGCAAAGAAGGATCTAGCAACTCTAGAACGTAACAACGCTCGTATGTTTACAGAGATCATTGATGCTCATGATAAACTTGACTCGTACGGTGTCCCTCGTGAGTTCATGGGTAGACCTATGACCCTGTGGGCTAGAGTACACATGCTTATTCACAGTAGGAAAATCACCAATGAAGACAAGCCTGACACCGAAGGACAAAGTGGTCCTAGCCCTAGCTAAGGCAGCCTACGACACCTTCATCAAGCACTTCCCTATCGCACATCGTCTCATGAGCCAACATAAGCTCAAGAGGTTCTTTGTGGCTATCATCGACGGTACCCTTGATGTACTCAGCAAGCATTAGTTTGCACGACGCTCTCTTCTGGATACCACACAATGAACTCACACGCTTCCCCGCAGTCCTACAGCTATGCAGGGCCTCTAGAGATCTATATCTATTGGCGAGTCTACACAGAGTGGTCATACATCTCTGTGTATAACCCTGCGTATGCGATTGAGAGTGCGTTCCAGTGGGACTGTGGTGTCATTATCGGGGAGGCACTCGCTGGTCATGATGTACATCTAGATGTGATGAGGCATCTCAGACACTCACGGTTACGTTACCTATACGCTATTAGACTACGAGGGACACATGAGCTTCTACACAAAGCACCAACTTGAGGGCAAGTTAGCAGATGAACAGGTAGCTAATAAGAAGCTACAAGACGAGCTGGTTAAGACCAGGAACACGTTGATTCTGGCTCAGATGGATCTGGTCAAGCGTGGCAACAAGTCCATCATTTACCTGGACATGGATGGTGTCCTAGCAGACTTTGATGCCAAGGGCCTAGAGCTCTTTGGGAGTACTTGGAAGGAAGAGATCAAGCTACCTGAATGGGGACGTTTCTCTGCCTATCCCAGTATCTACGAGATGCTTGCTCCTATGCCAGACGCTCTGGAGTTGTACGAGGGTTGCTGTCAGTTCACTGGGGATCGTAACCAGGTTCAGATCCTCACTGCTCTTCCTCGTCGTGCTCGTCTGCAATTCCCTGATGCTGTTCAGCACAAGGTCGAGTGGGCACGTAAGCATATCCACCCACAGATTAGAGTCCGCTTCGGACCCTTTGCTATGGACAAGCAGTACCATTGCTACTCACCTCAGGATGTCCTGATCGATGACATGCAGATCAACATCGACCAATGGAATAACATTGGTGGTATTGGTATCCTGCATACCTCAGCGCAGCAATCACTACAGCAGCTAAGGGCAGCTAGGTGTTAAATCCTAAGATACTCTACGCCCCAGTTAAGGCCCTCTCCATACGACCATTCGCAACTCTGGTGAAGGTCAAAGAAGGGATCGTAGTCTGTGGTGGAACGATAAGAAGACTGAGGGACGCATGGCTAACGAAAAGAACTCTAAGGTCGAAATGACCAGTATCAGGCTTATGCAGGGGTCTATCATCCTGTGTGCCTTTATGATCAGTATCTCGACGTTCATCTCTTGGGGAGTAGCTACCTGGTTGACTGTCACTGGCTTCAGTATACCGTTAGCTACTCTCGCCTGTCTCTCTTTCCACGATGGGTAGGAAGAAGAAGTACTGGTTCGCCTACCCAAGGTTCCCTAAGTGCGACATACCTGTTGGCAATCGTCGTTGGATATGGGATGTAGCTAGATTAGCCAGTCGTATCAACTTAGAGGGTATGTGGGGTATACAGTTCTACGGTAATGATGGTTGGACTATCTATCGTGCCATCCATGTGTTGAGAGTAGGCTATAGATATGCCACTAAAGACAGAGCTCAAGTACGATAACCTGATGGCTAACGACTGGGGTGATACATCTCCATCATCCTACTACCCCCACGTAGCATACGCTTGGTTCAACTTCCTTACAGAAGAGGACTTAGATCCAACGTACAAGCAATACGACATACGTGTGCGTTATACGTTAGCTCTGGCGGAGAGATTACACTATGTCTTCAAAGCATCTAAAGTACCACAGAGTCCCAAGAGAGAACTGTGACTTCATCCTGAGTATATGGCATGCGACACGGTGGTTTGACTATTGGCCAGTTGGGGATAATAACCCCAATACCTGTCTAGTCTCACGTATGTCTATCTTCATCACCATCAGCTTCGCAGAGAGACTCCATCACGCATATGCATATAGCAAAAGACATAAGCTGGCTGAACGCTGAGAACCATCCTCAATCTGTTCATACTATCGTTTGGATCTGTGGTAATAACATCAACGATATACAGAACGATAGGATCGATCAGCCTTACCAACTCTGGCTCTACCAATGCATTGAATACTTACACGAGGTTCATAAACTTGTCCACTCCGAAAGACATAGATTGGCTACATGCTAAGAAGGACCCAGACTACGGTCCATTCGTTGTTATAGAAATCTGCGGAAAGAACATCCGTATCCTCAATGGAGAGGTAGGTAGTCCGCTTGGGTTTGGTCCAGGTATGCACTTCGATTATCTATATCAGTGCATGTATCTATATCAGTGCATGGAGTACCTGAATGAGAGCTACAACCTCGCAATTAGAAACCGCAAAGTTCATCATGGGGACCTGGTGGAGTCGCATTAGAGTCATGCATCTGGAAGGCCTGTATATCCATGCAGATCGTTGTAGGTTATACGTCCTCGGTATAGAGAGTGGTCACGATAGTAGGCATTTGAAGTACGCACACACCTACACCATGACGAGGTTCATGCATGAAGCTTACAGGATTGCAGTTGCTAAGCGGCATGGTTCTCACTAAGTTAGCAGCAGCATTCGGATTTAACACTAGAAGTCAACTACTTGATGCACCTAGTGAGTTCTACAAAGACCCAGTAGGTGACGTGTACAAACCTGTATCGGTCATAGCTTCAGCTATTGAAGCAGGCTTCTATGAAGATAGTCGCTTCGATCAGGATGACTGGTTCGTATACCTATACAGGGCATCTAGGACTGCTAGGGATCTGTTACGGATCCGTAAACGTGTTAAAATGGATAAGTAGCAATCTAACGAGGGAATCATCATGCCCAACTATAACTCTCTAGAGAACATTACATTCCAACGCGTAAAGCAGAGAGCTGCTTTCAAAGTCGTTGGTTGGAATGGTGTTGGCAAGAAGCCGAAGTGGTTACAGACACTTCAAGATTCCACTCTTAACAAAGTACCTGTAGTCGGTTGGGTAAACCGTGAGCCAGCTGTACGTCTCCTCACAGGGATGTATGTACGTCCTTGGAAGAAGGGTGACCACGTTGTCTATATGATCAACGAGTCTGAGGAGATGTTTCAGGGTGGAGAGTTCATCAGCTTCTGGGCTGACACGCTTGAGGATCTATTGCACTTCACCAAGGATGTAGGTATCGAGCAGAGCAAGATCATCACTGATGGTGTTGTGTCTCAGAAGATCCTGTATGTCCCACAAGAAGACAAGAAGCACAGGCCTCACTCTCACTACCGTAGATCTGTGTGAGCTACATAACAGACGTTACAGAGAAGTCTGTAGCTCGTATCAGTGGCCTCATAGAGAATGGTTGGACTATTTCTTCAAACAGGATCTACAACGTATGCTCCTCTACTGGAGGATGAAGATTGTCCAGAGGAAGAAGCTCAATGTTCAACATATGGTGGATCTACAGAGAGGCACAGTCTCTACAGACTCTTTGCAGATTGATAGAGAACTCACCATACGAGGATGATCCATACATGATCAGGAAGCGTTATAACTTCATCTTTGACCACAGTACACAGGCTAGGTACTATATCCAAGCTCGTAAGGTACTGAAGCGTGGATGGTGATCAGGTCAAGGATCTCTACTGGCCAGCCTTAGAGATTAGGCTATGCCTAGACAACATGTTCCACTACGCTGTGAACGCAAACGTAGACTTCGTGCCAGAGGGTAGGGCTTTCCTATGGCTTATAGGGTATTGCATAGAGCCCTCTCAGTATTGGCTAGGGAAGAGAACCATACGTGACAGACGAACAAGCACACTATCTTGACCTGTATCTGCACTACTACAAAGGTATCTATGCGCGTGCTATCTATAGGGCTGTAGAAGCCTTACAGAAGCGTGCTCACGATAGTGTCATTAGTTACCGAACGAACATCGCTCGGACAATCAGCTACCCAACTATAAGGGAGGAAGCTCTAGTTGCCAGAGCTCTATGGGATGGACGACAAGCTGCCAGACACCGTAGTAAACGAGCTACTCAAAGCACGTAGGAATACAAAGCACGTGGACAAGTGGAGAACTGAAGGTGTAGCTAGGTGTATCCGCTCTTCGGTCCATGAGATACTAGATCACTGTAGCTTCAATCACTACCCGCTTACAACCAAGAGTGAGTTGAAGCATATCTACACCAACGTGTGCTTTCTATGGATCAACTTCTTTGCAATAAGAAAGAGGCGACGTCTTCTCACCTGAACATGCATCAGGGGCACACCTGATCGATCACCCAGTGTTCAAGCAAGCTTGCCGCATGAAGATAAGCTTCGCGTTTGAGAATGTACCGTTCATCAGGGGTGTGAGGTTATTGTATGATGGTTATAAGTACTCTCGTACGAGACATTCTAGAAACCCAGAAGGGTGAAGACATTGAGAGTATGTGTGATTGTCTAGGTGGCCAAGTCAGCGATGGGCATGTCGATGATCATGGTTTGGCTGATATAGCTTTCCTATACGCATGTATGGAATATGGTGTTAGATGGCGGCCTACTACAAAGAGCCTGCTGCTCTCTTAGCTCAGCACAATGACTCTGTGTCATTCCACAAGGTTGAAGCCTTATATAGATCGATATCTATCTTGGGTGGTATCACCACAACTATAGAGAACTTTGGTAAGGCTATGACTAAGCGAGGGTACGAGTACATCTATGACGACGTCCAACTCTGTAACGTACTATGGAGACGATCCAGACAGTCCACACATAGCTCCAGTAATGCTGCTGCAGCTGTACACCAAAGAGTACCCTGACATCACAGCTCTCTATGAGTTCACAAGGGTACTTAGAAGCAAGATACATCACGCCAGTTTGGAACCTGAGGATATGGTCATTGTCTATGACGACACACTACTTGGTCATCTGATATGGTCTTCAATGACGACTTCCAGATCACAGCGCTCTACATGCCTTCCTTCATCATAGAGTGCGCTGTAGAAGAGTTTGATGGCACTGTAGGTCAAGGTACTCAGGATGACCTGTGGTTATGCTATGGCTTCTTTAAGTTAGCCAGGAAGCTATCATGGGACCAGTAAAGCTCTTCAAGGGCTACACTGATGGTAACAATAGCAGCCCATCAATGTTCCAGGGTCTTGCCTATATTAACTCTGTTGCTCACAGCCCACCACGTGTTAAAGGCTTTGGGCAGGCAGGACAACTCATGCTAGAAGACATCGTGTTGGCTAGGGAGCTACTTAAGATTGCGAGATCCACTAACACTGTTTGAAGCCTACACAGCAGCCAGCATAGGTAACCCCTTAGTATTCGGTACTGGTCCAGCCCTGCTGTACAGCTGTGCAGACTGGCTATGGGCCATGGTAAGGGGAAGCAACCACAGTTGGCACAGTGTACTAGAGGACACCAACTTATGCAGAGCGCTGTACCGTATATCAAAAGGCACAGTATCCCACTAGGTGAGCGCTATGAAGCTTCCCCACGTCCTGATCAATTGCTATCCATTGGATACGATTACAACGCACAGGGGGAGCATACAGGCTTCTCAGTGATCTTAGTTATATGGAGTAAGGTGCACACCATAACGGTGAACGACAGCACCAGGATAGTCCAGCATATAGGCCATGCTATCGAGGTTGATGTTAATCAGCCTAACTGCACCACCTATTACCCTCCATATATCTATTGCGAAGCGATGTGGCTTCGGTGCACATGGAACATCGTTAGGAACAGAAGATCACTAAAAGGAAACACCAATGGAATTTCTCAAGAAGCTCATCAGCTCCATCACCGGTTTGAAGCTAGTTCCCCTGCCTCAGAGAGTTGAAGTCATCACTCTGACGGATGATGGGTTAGAGCTGGCTAAGCCTGAAGTGATCAAAGGCATGATGGGTGCTACGAACGTCAAGATCGATCAGGCGAATGCTGTAGTAGCCAAGCGCACCATCGACCTGGCTGTGCTGAGCACCATCCTTGACTACCACGGCGACAAGTAACTCAGTCCTAGAGTTGGGGGTCCATAGAGATCCCCTGCTCGCGGAGTGGCACATCGAAGTATCAGCAGACCACGTCACCGTAATACACAACAAGCGTGAATACAGACGTGATGTATACGACTCAGTAGTCGTTAAACATTTCATTAAGACATTGAACAGTGTAGAACGTAACCATAGAACTTATGTATCGGTAGATAACCCAATGCAGTGGTGGCATATGTACATCGACGTCATCGTAGCTAGAGCTGCATTGGTAAGGAGTCACAAGCGCCGTGCACTTTGAAGAGAAATTCTCCAATGGGCATGGCGTCGTCACTGTAGGCTTCTACAGGGATATCTATCGTGCCAATCTTGACTCTGGTGTATCTGATAGTCACGTTGAGAGATGGTCCTGTGATCCTAGAGACACCTTTGACCCATTAGAGTCAATCAACGAGTGTACTCACAAGCATCAGTATCCAGACTCCAGTGGTAAGTACGATCTGTCGTACCTAGCAACCGTATGGATGTATGCCCATGGAGTGAGGATGATGTGGAATACCGTGAGATTCCGTCGTGCTTCACGACAAAGATAGGTCCTACTACAGTAACTCTAAGCCCTCAATGGTGTTCCTTTTGGAGTAGTGACGGGGGTAGTTGGGACTGGAAGACACCTATAGCACTAGAAGCTCTTGAGAAGGGTTTACGTAACTATGATGATAGTAAATACCCAAGAGAGTATCTGGCTTCAATCTGGTTGTACTCGTGTGTTATGAGGGCGCAATGGAACGTTGTCAGATCCCATCGGAGTTTGAAGTCCAGCTTACTCCTGACATCAGGATAAAGTTGAAGGCTGGTAGGATCGAGTGCCATGTGTCTGGTGGTTCCATATCAGGGTGGGAGCCTAAGGTATTCACCCGCTGGGTTGCTGGACCTAGTATCAATGTAGCTATCGAGCTTACAGAAGAGTCTAGACCTAAACACTACCCACCAACCCAGTTTGCAACCATATGGATGTACTCCATAGAACTCCATGTTCAATACCATGTCGTGAGGAGATTACGTGGAACTAAGTCCACTGGATATCCTCTATGACCTAGAAGAGTGGCTCTATAGAGCCACCAGACCGAGCAACCCGTGGCCTGTAGGTATGGTCTTCAAAGCTAGGCACCATTGCGGTCTCAAATACCTACGTGACTGTTACATGTTGACGAGGAGATTACGTGCTGAAAGACAAGCTAGGCTATCAGGCTCTTAGGGAAGGTATCATTCCAGTGATAGCCCTAGACAACCTCAAAGAGGCTATCGGCATACTCAAGAGACTCGACTGGGACGTCAGCATGGCTTTCTCTCCATTAGAGTTCATATACACCACATATCTACACGAGTGCTGGACCAATGTACGTATCAAGAGACAGATCAACAGAGACAAGCTACCCGTCTCTAATAGGTAGCTTTAGACGCCACTCGCCTCGGCTACCTATAGCTAGGTTAGAGATGGATACAAAGATCCTGATAAGTAGATTTGAAGCAGACAAGAGGATTGGGGATGACGAGCTCATTATCTACACAAGAGCACTTGACTACTGCTTCGACGTCTACAAGTTCGTCTTGGATAAGAGATGCTCGTCAGTTCAGCAAGAAGACGTTGGACGACATCCGCTCGTGGCAACTTATCTTCGTAGTGCCCTACATCAACAGAGTGCTGGAAGGCTATCACCGCATTGAGACAGAAATTGAGACAGAACTAGCTTGTGAGTTTGCCGAGTGCGTAGTCTTTATGTATGACAGCTACAAGCTTGGTAGACCTAAGAATCAGGATCACCTGATATCTCCAGAGTAAGACCTTCTCTGAGGGTCCCTGGAGGACTTCCGATACAGAAGGAATACACGTTGCAACACGAATGCTTCACATCTGCTCGTGCTTATGAGTTCACACATTCCTTTGTGATGGACTCTGTAGGCGGGGCTCTAGAGGACGCTAATAAGCGTTATGAGAAGTTAGCTGATCTCAGTGACGCTTATGATAGCGGTGAGATGTCGCACGAGCAAATAGAAGTAGCATTGGTCAGTCTCTTAAATGGAGCAGCAGTATGAGTTTCAAACCCGACGATCTTCGACAGCTATTAAGCTGCGTCTCCCAAACAGCCAACACTCCAGACTACGCTCCTCTTATGCAGAAGCTGGCTGACCTACCTAACCCTGAACTGATGAAGCGACTCATCAATATACTCAGCAAAGAACTGAGGCCTGTCGTACAGGGTACTGAGAAGATTGAGTTCCATCAGTTCCTCGACACCTTTGCGCTGACAGTTACGATGATGTGTGTGATTGTACACAACGAGCTGGCAGCATCTGTCTTTCATAACGCTGCAGAAGAACTAGTCGGATGATCGATCCATTCAGCAATACACTCCTGACTAGTGGTGCAGCTCTTGTCGTGCTGAATGCAATTCTTAGTTCAGCTAAGGATACGCTTAGCAATCTAGCTGGTATAGGCCGTAACAGATTCATCACCACTATCGATATCACGAACCAGGATAACGTCTTCTACTGGATGCAAAGCTGGATGGACCAGAACATCCGTACAGACAAGAACAAGGCTGTGACTATCACGGCTATCTCTGGTCCTTCTGATGCAGCTGACCCCATCATCAAACTATCTCCAGCACCTGGCTTCCACTTCTTCACCTACAAGGGAAGATTCTTCTGGATGGTCAGGTCACGTGAGAAGAGTGCTACGTCAGGACTGAAACACAATGCATGGATCGAAACTATCAGTCTATCAACGATTGGTGGAACACGTCAGATGGTCTATGACTTGGTGTTGGACATGTATCGTTCTCATAGAGTCAGCGAGAAGACTAGCATCCAGGTAATGGCCTACAATGGCTACCACTGGTCCGACGCGTGCGCTAAATCATTCAGACCACCTGAGACATTAGTCCTTAAAGAAGGACAGATGCAGAGCATTCTGGATGATCTGGATACATTCAAGAGACGTAGAGACTGGTACCTACGGATGGGTATACCCTGGAAGCGTGGCTACCTACTACATGGTGAACCTGGTAATGGTAAGAGTTCTCTTATCCTCGTCATGGCTACTCACCTGTTAGCTGATGTTCACATCGTGAACCTAGCTGACCAGGAACTCACAGACGCTAAGCTAATGGACATCGTGGCTACAACTAACGAGAACTCTATCGTGGTATTCGAAGAGATCGATACCATCTTTGAGGGACGTGTAGTTACCAACAAGGAACACCAGCAGATCAGCTTTGGTGGTCTACTCAACGCTATCGATGGACTAGGTGCACCTGAGGGTAGGATCTTTGTGATGACTACAAATCATCCTGAGAAGCTAGACCCTGCATTAATACGTCCAGGTAGAGCTGATATCAAGATGGAACTCAGCAACGCTAACTCATATCAGGTGATGGAGATGTACAAACGTTTCTATCCAGATAAGAAGGGTGGCATGTTGAGGTCTGATGATACTGGCCTAAGCATGGCTCATGTGCAAGAGATTGCCATCGAGCATGTTGATGACCCTCTAGGCTTCCTAAAAGAGATACAGCAGAGGATGAATGTCACAAGAGACTCTGATACTGGGCGGGACGGGACATAGACCAGGCGGTCTAATCCCTCCTGGGACCATTGATCCTTATTCGGATCTCGTGTTTGACAGGCTGGTAGCTCTTGCTACTAAGTCTTTAGAAAGTCTTGCCCCATCCAAAGTCATCAGTGGTATGGCTTTGGGTTGGGATATGGCTCTAGCTCAAGCAGCTAAGAACCTAAGTATATCTTTAGTAGCTGCCATACCTTTCGAGGGCCACGGTAGCAATTGGGGTCCCTACTGGCTGCGTAGACACGTTGAGTTATGTGAGTACGCTGAGGTAGCTTATACCTCGTCCGGTGGATACTCTGGTGAGAAGCTTCAGATCCGAAACATCTGGATCGTTGATCATTCCAACATCATCCTAGCTCTATGGTCTGGTAGACCTGGCGGTACCACTAACTGTATCGACTACGCTAAGTCTAAAGAGAAGACAGTGTACAACGTATGGGGTAGTTGGGCAGAGCACTCTGGCCTCTTTTGAAGAACTGGATCACACCCTACATGATGGTTAGCGTGTGTCTTGATAAGTCTAGATTCTTGTACACCTGGATGTACTACCTAGACCGAAATGTACAAGAGAGAGTGGGTGAAGAAGGTTTCGGTGCAAGCAAAATCAACGCCTTACTCCAACACTGCTACGTTGCGAGAACTATCTACCGTACAGCTAAAAAGTACTCTTCTCATAGCACCTGAGTATGGCACAGATCACGAGTGGATAGGTGGTAGAGCTACCCATAGGTTGCATGATATATACCACTGGGCTCACCTAGCTGGCTCAAACGCAGACTTTCTGTGGGGTAAGTGGGACAGCTTAAAGGATAACTATAGCCTTATCTACACTCAGACGTACGCAGCGTGGGTTGTGTACCAAACAGGTAAACATCGATGCCTAAAGACAACAGCTTCATCTTCTACAGTGATATAGGACCTATCGCCGTCTGTATAGCACGTGTTGCAACCAACCAGGGACTACAACAGTTCCTATGCCAAGAGTTCATCCTACTAGACAGAGCAATAGGAGATGTCAACAAAGACGAACGCTACATCCGTAGAGCCTATGATGAGTGCCTTGTTGCTAGAGAACTCTATGAAACAGCTACGAGGAATCGGTGTTAACACACTACGAGCCACAGTACTACTTTGGTACCTTCCCTGAGTTCATCACTGAACAGATATGTCCCTATGGTGTGCACACAGCCAGCTTCTGGTTGCATAACAACCTAGCGGCTTATACATCCGTTAAGCGGTCACTTCAGGATAGATTACTGATACAGGATCAGATCGTAGCTTGCTATATGCTCTTCAAAGTAGCCACGAGGAAACGTTGTGGATGAAAACATGTTTATGTACTATACCGACCAAGAGCCTTTGGTGGAGGTAGTCATAAGATCAATCGACTATTGTGATGGGATATCCCGCTTCTTAGCGCGTGGTGACGATAGAATCCAGAGTGACATTAGCTTCGTTATGTACCCCAGAAGAAGTAAACGCGTTCGGTCGTATTCACGATGAGTGTCTGATGCTAAGGCTTGTACGTGAGTTCTTGTTAGGTAAGAAGAATGCTCTATTACAGATACCCTAGTCCAGCGTCAGCACTAGGTTACATAGACTGCCTGGACATCTTCAATATTATGTACGAGAGTCATAAACCAAGGAGTAAACATGAGAGTAATCCTAGCGGCCTTAATGGCCCTGCTAACATCAACAGTACAGCCAGCTGTAGCGGCTCCAGATAGGGGCTACAGGCAAACTGGTATTGGTAGTACTTATGGATGGGGAGATGGCTTCCACGGTAAGCGTACAGCCTCTGGTGAACGCTTCAACCAATGGGCATTCACAGCTGCTTCAAGGTCCCTTCCATTTGGAACATGGGTCAGAGTGACAAACACTCGTACCAAGAAGTCAGTCCTTGTGCGTATCACGGATAGAGGTCCCTTCACAAGAGGACGTATCATCGATATCTCTACAGCAGCTGCTCGTAAGATTGGTATGGATGGTATCGCTCCAGTGGAGGTGGTCATTGTTCAGCGGGGAGGATGAAGACGAAGACTACTGTGTGTGGTCTCCCTGGTTGAACAATACCGATCTAGGTTACGTACGCATGGAAGGCTTGCCTATCTTAGCTGAGTGGATAGAAGGACATATAGCAACTCTATCGTTCACCGCAAAGAGTGCTCTCGGTCTCAGTGATAGAGTATGCGCAGCTGCTTTCATCATTCAAGATATCCATGTGCTGAGGCAAGCCTTAGACTACAGGAGGAATGCTAAGGCTCTGAAGACTGAGCAGCTCAAACCGCTTTTAGCATTCTAGGCGGATTAAACATGTAGGAATTAATGACGCAGAACATCTTACCACCTGGCTGGCTTAAAGCTTTGCCTGAGGGTACACAACAGAGGATCGAAGATAACCTACAAGGTATCAGAGACTCTGGTAAGCATATAGCTCCGTCAGAGGAGAACATCTTACGTGCCTATCATCTTACAGACTTCGAAGATGTAAAAGTACTTCTACAAGGCCAAGATCCCTACCATACGCCTGGTGTAGCAAACGGCCTAGCCTTTGCTGTGAATGCGGATCAGAGTCTGCCTCCGTCTCTTGCGAATATCTACAGAGAGGTGTACCACGATCTCGATGACAAACTTAAAGATCGTACCCTTATCACGTGGGCTAAGCAGGGTGTACTCCTATTGAACAGCAGTCTAACTGTAGAGATCCATAAACCTGCATCTCATGTAGGTATGTGGGACTTCCTAGTTGATGCGACTATCAAAGCCTTGGGTGACTCTGGCAGACCAGTAGTCTATCTACTCTTTGGTAAGCACGCTCAAAACAAACTCCCGTACACACCACAAGGGCAATACGCTGTTAAAGCAGCCCACCCTAGTCCCTATTCGGCAAATAGTGGCTTCTTTGGGTCTAAGCCCTTCTCAAAGGCAAACGCATTCTTAGCTAGCAAAGACATCGCTTCGATAGACTGGACTCATGAATAACGCTGACCTATGCAAGGCCCTAAAAGTAGCTGATAGCATCCTCCTTAGTTATGAGGGTGAGTTGATAGAGGGGACCTTAGAGGTCATTGCGTTAGTCGAAGCCTATGAAGAAGATGAAGTAACCATCAATCATCTGGTGAAGAAGGTAGACCAGCTGGAGAGAACTCTTCAGTTGTACCGTCGTAAGACGCAGCGATACCTTGATGACAAAGCCCAAGCCGAAGGTGATGCTCTAGAAGCATCCCGTGAACAGTTCGCATAAAGAGGAGCAACACAATGACCGAAGCACAACGCTTCAGCGATGCCCTGACCAATGGCATCCAATCCCAGGAGTATCTACGGCGACGACTGCTGAAAGCTCTACCGGCTGCAGCGGCCAAGGATCTCATCCACGGTGAGGCAGAGACTGCCACTGTCGAGCACGTTGGTGCATCCAATGTTCGTAGTGCGGTCTTCGGACTGATCACCGCATACGTGGAGAAGGGTGGTGTCAAACATGCATCCCGTCCCACCAACGGCCAGGCCTATACCGATCAGAAAGGGAAGAGCTACACCAAGCTCACCCCCTGGACTGAGATCGATGCCAATCACCGCAGCCGTGTTGCTTCGTGGCACAAGGCACAGGAGTTCATCCGTGGAGCCAAGCAGCACCTGCGCTCCAGGCTGAATGTCACAGAGGGTAGTGCAGACTGGCACCTGTACAATGCTCTGACATCCCTCAGTCTGGCCCACAAGCCCAAGGCTGACGTGATCAACAGTGGTAACCTGTTCATGTACCACATGGCCCGTTACTACGCCAGAAGTGCTGGTGGTGACTACCGTCTCGCCCTCGTGCGTGAGCTCGGTGTCCAGATCGCAGTGCTCAGCGCTGCCCTTCAGGACTCAGGCTACGCCTGGGATGCTGTCGAAGAAGCTGTCGAGCGCGCACCGGTAACCGTGGCCTAAGAGCCAATGGGGAGGGTAACTCCTCCCCTCTTAGGAGATTCAATGTTCCAGTATATCAAACAAAAGATCAGTGACTGGCTATGGTCTAAGTTCTCTCCCCCTGCTGTCAGATCTAGAGTGAAAGACCCAGATGAGTAAAGTCATAGCATTCGATATGGATGGAGTTCTAGCAGATCTTCATACTGAGTGGCTTCACCGTTACAATCGTGACCACGAAGACACAGTCACAACAAACCACGTAACCAGTTGGGACATCCACAAGTTTGTTAAGTGTGGACATGATATCTATGAGTACCTAAAGGATCGTACTTTGTACGATGGCGTACAGCCTATGCCTGGTGCTATAGAATACGTTCAGTCTGTAGTAGACAAGGGTCATATTCCGCTTGTGGTGACAGCGACTTACCATAATCCAAATATGATCGCTGCTAAGATTGATTGGCTAAAGAAGCATCTACCGATGGTTCCACCAAACCACTTTGTCTTCATGGAGGACAAGAGGTACATCAGAGCCGACATCATGATAGATGACAGTCCTAAGAACCTTGAGTTCTTCCAGGGTGTTAAGCTACTGATGACAGCTCCTCATAACCACGCAGAAGACAGGTTCATTAGGGTCAACTCTATTCAGGAAGTAGACCAGTATCTAATAGGAGGGCAGTAATGTCAGAGCAACACGCAGCCGCACTCGCGGCTTTTATCAGGGGTAAGAAATGAGAGCCTTCAGACACATGGCTTCGGCCTTCCTCCTATTCGTAGGTGGTGGCTTGGTCTTCATCTCTATGATGCCACCAATGCAGGTACCAACTCTGGTAGCTGGTGGTATCATGATGCTCTCCTCAGCTGGAGTAAAGCCAAGACCTCTATGGTTCGAAGCTGAACAACGACTGGAGAAACGTGCTGATGAGGCGCGTAAACACGGATATCACGGTCCGTACTAACACAAGCTTGGGGCGCGGGCATGGGACCCGGCGAGGTTAAAGCCTACAAGGAAGCCTCGTGCTGCGGAGATCGTTACTCCGGCGCTCCACCATTCAATCTAAAAGGGGGCTCTGTGCCCACCATCTTCTACAGGAGAGTATTCTTTATACTCTTGGGCCGAGACTTCAGGATGGCTAAGCACTCCTTTGATAGAGGGCCATTTGGTATAGAGATCATCTCTCCAAGCGGTGCTATAAGAGAAGATATGGGTTACCAGGACTTCGCAGCCATACAATCAGCTCATAGAGGCTGGAGGAAGGTACGGGACCGCCGTGCTACTAAGATGGAGCTGGATAGGGAGAAGTTCACTTCTCCTGATCTGGTTTAAGATCAAACGCTGGTTTCGCCGCCTCATTGAACATCCACCTGTAGTCTTACGCCAACCAACATGGGACCTACCTTTGAAGAGATTAAGCTGGCTATCTCACGTTCTTAGTATGGGCACGGTACAGTTCGTAACCTCTGGCCAGTCTCACCATGGTAATGGAATCAAATGCTGGAAGATCGGCACTATAACTGAAGAACCAGAGAGTCAACGGTATGGGGCTGAGTTCTTCCCATACCACTTCGTGCTCATCCTAGATATGAGACACACGTACAAGAAGAAGCAGGGTGAAAGATCACTACGCCGTATTGGGTGTAGCAAGGTACTCGGACAAGAAGACCGTTAAGACGGCCTACAGAGCCCTGGCTAAACGCTACCACCCAGATAGAGGTCCAGGCCATGAACTCCAGTTCAAGGAGGTTCAGCAGGCTTATGACGTACTCTCTGGGTCCGGTAAGGACACGTATGATGCAGCTCTAAAAGCAAGCTCCTCGTCAGGTAGCTTTGACGCACGTGACACATACGATCGTGTGAAGAAGCAACAACCTAACAATCAGCAGTCTGGCTATGGTCCTGCATGGGGCTACGACAATCCCACAGAGGATTGGAGGGTTAGGTTTGCTAGGCAGCAGAACGAAGCTCGTCGTGAGCAACGTGAGCGTATGGATCAGGTCCGTCGTGAACATGCGGAAGAACGTATTAAGTATCGAGAAGATACTAATGAAGCTATGCGACAGGCCAGAGAAGCAATGAACGAGCGTGCTTGGCGTGTTACAGCTGGCTTAGACGACCTTGAAGGGTCTTATAATAGGACTAGACGGTATATATTCCAGGCGGATGCCCTCGTGGTCATCACTGGGATCAGTATACTGTTAGCGGTAGTGATCACTTTGTTCTAAGGACAAACATAAATGTTTCCAATGATGATTGAACTCATCGTCGTAGTCCTGTTTCTATGGCTCCTTATCTATGCGGTTGGTGGCACCAGGGTAATTGGTACTCTGATGGGCATCTTCCATAGGAAGGCACACAGAAACATTGATGTATTGGATCAGAAGATACGTAGTATCGATAAGGAGAAACTATGAGTGCCAATACCGCGGTCGATAAGATCGTCGGCATGTTCTCACTACGCAAGGCAGCAGCTGTGGTTGCAGTGATCTTCGCGTTGACTCTACTCAACTGGGCATCGACTGACGTTCCCCAGGGTCATGTTGGCCTGCTGGTCAGCAATATGACAGGTAAGATCGACCGCACTCTGGATCCAGGCTGGCGTCTCGCTATGCCTGTTGGTCAGAGACTCGTCATCTTCCCCACCCTTCAACAGCAGTACGTAATGGTAGCTGCGTCGGGTGAAGGGCAGAACAAGGGCGACGACTCAGTCCAGGTGAATAGTGCTGAGGGGCAGGCCTTCAACGTTGACGCATCTGTGGATTACAGGCTCGCCAACAAGGAAGCTGCAGGCCCACTATACCAGAAGTATGGTATGGACTTCGAGCGTATTGTGGAGACACGGTACCGTTCTAAGTTCAGCTCAGTCATCATCAACGCCTTTGCATCACTGCCCCTAGCTCAGGCCATCACAGGCCCAGGTAGGGTGGGTGTCGAGCATGTAGCTGCCAAAGAGCTACAGGAAGATCTAGCCTCTGATGGCATCGCTGTCACCAGAGTCATGATCCGTGCAGTGCACGTGCCTGATGCAATCGCCAACAGTATTGCAGCAAAGACCAAAGCAGAGAATGACCTGGTACAATCCAGGACCAATGCTCAGCAGAAGGTCGTTGAAGCAAGAGCTGGAGCAGATGCAGAAATAGCCTCCGCAGAAGGCTCTGCTAAAGCTACGATGATCAGGGCTAACGCAGAGGCAGCAGCGAATCACAAGATCGCCAACTCTCTGACGGGTCCTATCCTCAGGAAGCTAGCCATCGAGAAGTTGAACCCGAACGTACAACTGGTACTACCAGATAAGGCGTTCTACAACTTCACCAATGTGCCAGCTCCAGTAGCTGCTGCACAGTAGCAAATCGGGGAGTTGTCTAATGGCAGCTCCTCTTCTAAAAGGAATACAGCAATGTTCACTAAGAACTGGTTTAGCAACTTTGAGTCCTACCATACATCTTTGGTAGTTGACGGTATCTCCTATTGTACGCCTGAGCACTTCTTCCAGGCGATGAAGACACTAGATAGAGCCGAGAGACTCAAGATTGCTAATGCTCCCACTCCTGGCATTGCTAAGCGTCTAGGACGTAAGGCTACTATCAGGGCTGATTGGGAGAAGGTGAAGATTGCTGTCATGTACGAAGCACTCAACCATCGAATCACTGATCCTGAATGGGTAGCTCAGCTACTCGCTACAGGTGATGAGGACATCGTTGAGTGGAACAACTGGCACGACTGTATCTGGGGTAAGTGTACCTGTTCTGTGCATAACGGTGAAGGTACCAATCTCCTTGGACAGTTACTGATCAACCTACGATCGGAGCTTAATGCCACATCAACCTAAGAAGAGAGAACCTTGGGGAGTCTACATGGGTAGATTCCGATCTAGGATAGTGAAGAAACGCTCCACCATATACCAGTTCTCTGACTTCGAACTCAGAACACAGGACATATACCAGCTTCGTCTCTTCGCTATACAAGAGCGTAGACCATTCTGGGATGAATACTTCCGTATGTTAGCTATACGCTACGCGTACACAGCATTCCAGTATGTGAAGTATATAAGAAGACGTCGTGATGCCAAAGTTCCCAGATTACATACGGTCAGCCATTAACAGGATTCACATGAGTGTGGATAGCTTTGTCGTCTTCTGGCCTGTTGTCGATGTAAGGTTAAAGCAAATGCTTAACCTACATGAGTTCTACTCCTACAAGAGGGCTGTACGACGTGAGAGACCCTATCCATGCCATATTCCGGTCCATTCAGATGGACCTGGTGGCCACCAGGTATGATCGAACCTTCATAGATGACGAGACGTTGAGGAACATCCGAATTGTCCATCGTATCGCGGTTCATAAACGCTATTTCAAGGAATACGAAGGTCTCCCCCGAAGAGTCGTCAGACCTTCCTAGGTGGGAGATCAAAGCAGTAGACATTAGTCGAAACGTCATTGAACAAAAGAGAACCATCACCTGTTCTGATGGGTGGGAACCTTTTGGTAACATGGGTCCCTATCTACTTCTGAGGAAGCTACTGTGAGAATTCCATCGCAACAAGAGGCTACACTGTTAGCCGCCACCATCCTCTCAGGCTATGTAGCCTCAGGACATGGTAACGTCAACGAAGAGCTACTTGCACAGTCCGTAAAGAAGGCTGTACTTGTGGGACACAAGGTCTCTGATGAACTGTTCAAGCAGGCTTACCCAATACTTGGATCCGAATGATGGACATGCCTATGGAAGGCCACTACAGCGACGCGTACCCCCTTACTCAGGATGAGGTACGTCAGATACTCGACATCAACAGGAAGCATCGCGCTTAAGGAGAGAACATGAACCCGACAACACTCGCCCCCACAGTAGCAGCCCTAGTAGCGGCAATGGTCCCGCCAGTCGTTCCTACCCGTACCTATGAGGTCAATCCCTCCGTTGGCCTACCTAAGGGCTTCAAGGCCAAGCGTAAGGCCTCCAACAAGGCCGCCAGAGTGGCACGGCGTAAGAGCCGCTAATGCCCCCACCGGAGTACCTCAGGGAAATGTTGGATGATGGACCACCTGAGTTCACCACCAAACAAGTAGTGCTGTTTAGTATCGTTGCTATTGTTTTCAGCCCAATCATCATGATTGGTTTAGTAGCAGTAGCTTTATACGATAGACTACATCGTTAACCCTACGAGCAGGGCCGTGGACTGGGATGGCGCCTATCGCGAGTTCGACTCTCGCACCTGCTCTTCTGAAAGTAACCACCACAATGGACGAATCCAGAATTAACTCTGTCCTTGCGAGCTTCGCAAAAACATCCACTCGGGATTTGGGGTTTAAAGACATCAAGGACGATGACTTTAAATATATGTCTATTGAATCACTCCTCACTACGGCTTACCTGTTACGTCGCATACGCTACGCAAACAGGGCATATAATCACACCAGTAGAAGAAGGAGAAATCAGTGATGAAGATGATGCTCGCCGTCGAGGCAACCACTATCGAAGGCATTCGTGCAGCTCTCATTGAGGCTGCGGACGATCTCGAAACCGGTCACCCCGTCACGATTACCAACCGAACTCACTTCTGTTCTGACATGGAAATTCATACTGCCGAAGACTTCCCGACCAAACATCGGACCATCTTCGACAACAACTAATACCCGCCGTCATAGGAGACCGATGTGGCACAGATCATTCCCTTCAATCCATCACAGGTGAAGAAGGTAAAGAGTATCCCGCTTCCCAAGAACAGGGATACGTTCTATAGATTGCCTCCAGCCCCTGAGGCTGTCGAGGTATCCGATTCTAGAGCTGAGCGTAGGCGCCAGCTAAAGGCAGACGGGGTTCCCACTGGTAAAGCACGTAAGCGCTTCATCAGCGGTATCCTTCCCCGCATGTCGCCTGAGATGAAGCAAGTGTTGTACGAACGGGCTACTAGAGCCGCGCACAATCCTCAAAGCCTCATTCCTGAAACCATCGCACCGTAGTGAAACTTCGGCACCAGGCTGAGAGCTGTTCCTCAGCTTTGGTGTCTTGTTAAAGTCAAATAGAAAATAGGAGCTTGTATGAATATGTTGTCGAGACTCTCAATAGCCCTACCCATAGGTTTTATGGTTGGGCTCTTGGTAGCCACCTATGTACCTCAGGCAACTGCAGGAACCACATCTCAACAGCCAGCGTGGGCTGTCAGCGACATAGCAGCGACTGCTTCAGTTCCTGCGGGCTGGGAACCCTTCGCCACGTCAATGCATACCCAGAGTAAGGATGGCATCCGTGTCTCTAAGGCATGGAGCACTCTGTTGATTCGGAAGCACTCGAACCAATAAGGCTGGAAGTTCACTTTGCTCACCCGAATGAGAAGTGATTTGGAGGCTCATATGTCTGACCGCATTATGTCACGAGCACGATACGCACGTATGGCTGCTGATTACGACATCGGGTTCGTCAAATCCATTGACGGCACGTATGACATCGTCGCTGACTGGTGGGGTGTCAGAACTACTGCTGGCATCGAGCAGGAGCGGTTCGTCACACAACTCAACCAGCGGTATGCTTTTAGGCTATCAATTGCCTATGAGGATGTCGCAGTCGAGGTCCCTCACTTCTACCAACCTGAGAATGCTCACAAGGAAGTTGAACAGAGGGCTGGACAAAAGGCCTACGTCCGCGTAGGATAAACAAAGTTTGCTTCTCTAGCTCAAACGGTAGAGCGCGGGTTTGAAAAGCCCGAGGTACTCGGATCGATACCGAGGGGAAGCACCAAAAGCTTGTCGGGGTAGCTCAAATGCAGAGCGGCTGGTACTTGTACCAGTAGGTGATGGGTCGTTGCCCGTCCCCCGGCACCATGTCTGGATAGCTTAAGTGGTAAAGCAGCGGCACTCGTGGCCGTAGTACGGTGGGTCCATTCCCATCTCCAGGCACCACATGGGGGATAGGTTAAGTGTAAACCACGGTGGCGAGAGTCATCGTATCTGGGGTTCGATTCCTCAGTCCCTCACCACAAATTCTATGTTGCTAAGATGAAGGAATGCCATGAGCATCAAAGCTGAAAAGATGAGAGATGCCATCCGGGTGCGTATGCAACAGTACGCCGAGGATCATCCACCCACAACTGAACGTGGGAAGAGACGCAGAGCCAAGCTGATGGCCGCTGGCTTGTTCGCCACCCACGGAGCTGGAGACTTCCTCCACCCGAAGCGCCACATCCTTCATAAGAAGGCATAATGGCTAAGCGTCTTCTGAAGATGATCGTCACGGTCATCATCGATGATAGCCTTCCGGACGACGACAGCGGCATCGCTAACTACAAAGAGAATGTAGAGGATGCTGCTCGCGAAACGGCAGCCGACTATGGTTCTTTGAACATGATCTTCCCGGAGATGGTGGCTGGTGGTCTACCTAACCCTAATGGGGGAGGCGACTACCCTACCGTCGAATGGGTGGAAGAACCCTTGGTGGAATAA